GTGCAGGAATACGAGATTGAATTTTATGACAAAGCCGATGGCTCCGAACCGGCGAAAGAGTTTATTCTGGCTCTGGATGCGAAAATGCGGGCTAAGGTCGTGCGCACGGTCGGGCTTCTCCGGGAGGAAGGGCCTTCACTGCGGGAGCCGTACTCCAAGCATCTGGAGGATGGTATTTTTGAGATCCGCACCAAGTTCGGCTCCGACATTACCCGTGTGCTGTACTTTTTTGTGATCGGCAGAAGGATCATCCTTACGAACGGCTTTGTCAAAAAGACGCAGAAGACACCTGCTTCCGAGATCGCACTTGCAAAGCAGTACCGTGCCGATTATCTCAGCCGAAAGGAGTGCTCCAAATGACCAATTTCAATGATTTTCTCAACGAACAGATGAAAGACCCTGAGTTCAAGGCAGAGTGGGATGCCCTTGACCCCGAATTTGCTGTGATCGAGGCGATCCTTGCCGCCCGGAAGGAAAGCGGACTGACCCAGCAGCAGCTTTCCGAGCGCACCGGCATTGCCCAGACAGACATCAGCAAGCTGGAGCGCGGCAACGGAAATCCTTCGCTTCGCACCCTGCAGCGGCTGGCTGCCGGTATGGGGATGCGGGTCAAGATCGAATTTGTTCCGGCAAAGTGAACCTCCAAGCAGATGGCCTGCGGGCTGTCTGCTTTTTTGATGGGGAGAGCTTGTTCACTTTTCCTGTTTACTTTGAAGCGATTTTATAGTAAAATAAGATGAATAAATCGAAATATACGAATAAACAACATATATACGCTATAATTTTATTGAATTTATCCAACAAAAACCTGTTTTGACACCAATTTGACACCAATTACACTCTCAAGTCCGATTTTGAGTCTTAATCAACAGAGCCCTGATGTGACAATCCAGCGACTCTCTAGTCGAAGCATTAAAATTGAAAACCGTATTTGAACCGATGTGCCAAGCGACGCATCATCACAAGGCGTAGGGCGACCTGCGCCTTTTTTATTTGTCATGGCGTTCGCTATGTGATATAATGGAGTTAAAGAAAACCGAATGGAGGCCGCAACCATGGAGGAATTTCAAACCATCCCTACTAAGGAACTTCAAGAGCTCGTCGATCGTCTACTCAAAAAAGCGAAGGCGGCACACGAGAAGTATAACAAGGCCACAGAAGAATACAATCAGCTCATGGATAGGTATTATGACTGTGGAGATATCATCGAAGAGTTCAAGAAGCGCAAAGGCTATGACAGCAAAACGAATGAATTCCCGGTATCTATGTGGCTTGATAAACATCGTAGTGACCCCGATACAACACAAGAAGAGAAGGATGCTATCGAGGACATCCGAATCATAAGAAGAATTAAATTGCGTGACGCTGATCAAACTCGTGCTGTGGCCCGTGCAACTTGGGAGGCTTATCTGGACGCTGCAGAACTTGCAGATTACTTCCCCAACTACAATATCAGTTCAAAGGCATGGTAATATTATGAAACAAGATATCTATCTCCCTCTTAAAATGCTCAGAGCTCTCACTACTCAATATCCTATCGTGTGGAAAGAGATGGAAGAGTTCCATGATATGAATGGTACTGCAAGCTCTGTATCATGGCCTGAGTGGTGTTATGCTCCAATCGAAGCCGCACTGACTGTTGTATCGGATGGGCATGACCTTAGCCGTCTGTCGATGAATGAAGTGAGCGCTGTTGTGACATGTGCGCAGCTCGTTTCTGTTTTGGCACCGTGGAGACTCAGTAAAGAAGTCTATGTTATCAACGAAGATATAAAAGACCTTCTCTTTGAACAAAAGGATGACATCGATATCCCTGTTGATATTTTGATGCATCTCCCGTATCAGTGTTTTTATGTTGAGTTGCCCAATACTTATTTCGACAATGAAAAGATTCACGGTTTCTTCGTGTCTCTTGATTATAATGTTAAGCTGCATGAGCGTGATTTGAAGTTGACGTTCCTTTCCGAGAATGGGGATTCGTTCACTTATCCCATCGACCTTGATGCCGGAACCATTGAAAACAGTATCAAAAAGTTAAATGAACAGCTCGCTGAACACGCCAAAGGAAATAAAAAGCTGGAAAAGTATGCAGAGGCAGACCCCGCAAAAGATGAAGAGACGATCACGTTTATTAAACAAGTCATGCAGGTCGTCCTTTATATTTTGGCACAGAACGCAGAGATTGCCCCAGATGAAGAACAGGCAACTGTAACAAAGCGCGGCAAAGTAATCAAAGATAAATATTCTGAGATTCGTAAATGGGATGTTGGCGAAAGAATCGGCGCAGCCATCCGTCAACAGAAAACGAAGGCATCTGATAGCGACTCTGAACCCACTACTCACAACTCACCGCGCCCTCACATGCGTCGTGGTCACTGGCATCATTTCTGGACAGGTCCCAAGAACGAGCCTGAGAATAGACTGTTGGTTTTAAGGTGGTTGTCGCCAATGGTGATTGCCGCTGATTTGGAAATAGAGGATGCTCCAGTTGTATTTCATAAGGTGGAACAATGAACAATCCAAAAATACTTGACCTTGCACTCGCGTTTATATTTCATAGACACCCGGCGGCTAATAAGGCTCAAGCGATTCGTAATCTATCGGATGATGAATTGGCAGCACTCTTAAATGAACTGATCGCACAGCAGGATAATTGCCCGCACACAGTTGGCGGCTGGAAAGAGTGGCTGTCTGAATCGATAAAATAATCAAAGCTAAAAAATGGGGTACTGGTCCAATTAAGGATCAATACCCCATTCGTTTTATATCAGCTCAATATCACTCGGCTCTACATAGCCCGATACATTGACTGAGATTGGATACTTGCCAATGCGGCTTTCAAGATTTGTTACTCGATAGCGCCCGTTCACAAGTTTACCATCAAAAATATACCATTCACCAGAGCGGCGCATACCGCAATGTGTTTGGCTGTTTGAAAATAATATTCCGTCTAATTTAATTTTGTCTCCTGCGTGTAGTTGCACCATCAAAACGAACCCCAAGTAGCAGACCCACAGATGCCATCCGCAGCCAGTCCGTGTCTTTTCTGATACTCGATCAGCTTCGCCTTGGTATTTACTCCAAAGATGCCGTCGGCCTTAACACCAAGATGCCGTTGTAGTACAGTTACAGCATAGGAAGCGCCGTTCATAGCGTCTTTCGCCCCCTGTCTGATCGTCGGCATGAGATTAGCTGCGCTGATATATTTCGTACCAGTTTTGCTGATCCAGCGGCTGCGTGTAGTGCGCACATCAACATGAACAAAGCCACTCGTAAGCACAGCGCGACTGTAATATCCAATGCCACCACTCTTAGCAAAGTAGGGCAGGGAAGACACATACAGCGCAATCTGAATCGGGTCAACACCCTTGATCCAGATATCAGCGGCAGTGCCTTTACAATGCTGGCTCTTAGGGCTTCCACCAATGGAAATATTATAAGCAGGAGTTCGATAACCGGAGTTGATGTGGACAGGAGCGCCAAAGTGAGCGCGAATCTGTTCCAGCACTTCAATCAGCTGGCTATCGATCAGAACTGTATCACTCTTATCGGAGCAGGCGAACTCATAGACGGAAAAATGAGCTGACACCTTTTTATTCCAGTCCTTCTTCATAGAGTATGTAATAATACCCATTTCATCACACCTTCAATTCTTTTTGAACTCGTCCTTGATTTTATCGTTCTGGATGTCCATCTCTTTGACGGCGGCCTCAATCATTGTCTCAATGGTCGGAGTGATCTTCACACCCAGACGTTCCAGAGCCTCCATAACGTATTTCTTCTTGTCGGCCTTTTCGATAGCGCCGGTTGCACCCAGCTTCTCTGCGGCACGAACAGCGATCTGCACCAGCTTGTACACGCCGATCTTTTTCAGATAGGGGATACCGTAGGCCATAAAGGCAGTACCAGCGCCAGCAATAACCAGGCGGACGATAACAGAAACCAGCTCATTGATAATATCCATCATAATAAACCTCCAAAATAAAAAAAGCCCGGGACACGCAGTCTCGGGTTAGTTCATAGTATTCTTTGTGTTCTGACCATCGATCAAATAGTTTTCCAGTGCAGCCTTGGCCTCCTTCATTGGCTCGATTGCATTGCCGTCGATACCGTGGCTAAGGAGTGCAAGCAGAGCCTTCATGGTGACATTGTTGCCCTGCTCACTGTGGCCGATACGCTGTTCTGCTTCGAGGATCTTGCGGTCATGTACTTCCAGCGTGATGCTGTTTTCTTTCTGGTGCTCTTCTAAGGAGACCAGCTTAGATTGAAACAGGTCGAGCCTGTCTTTATCTGCACTCAGCTTTCTGTTGACTTTCTCAAGCTCTGCATCGTGGGCGCTCAGTCGCTCGTTCTGCTTGTTGTCAGGGGCTTTCGCATGATTGATTGCCTTGATGATAACAGCGATAGCGGCTGAAATAGCAGTAATACCACCACAGATACTCAGAACCATGGTCTACAGCTGCTGTATGGTAAAAGAATAGACGTGAGGTGCGGCATTCAAATTTCCTATCATGTTTTCTCACCACCATTCATACCACTGTCTGTGTTTTTGGCCTTCAGTGTTTCATTGATCTCGGTCAGCTGTGTAACAATTGCGTTTAGTGCCGTCACGATTTCTTTGCCTGTCTCGTCTAATAACAGCGGCTTTAATATTTCCTGCGCCATAATTCCTCCTTTCAATTGACAAAATTCTATCAACGTGATATAGTGAGAGCTGTACAAACCCTCCATCGGGCAAGTACGGACTCATTTCCTATGAGTTGTTGCGTGAGTTAGAGTCTCTGTGATGTAGCCATCGTCACAGGGGCTCTTTCTCTTTATGTGCGTTTTCCGCCATCACATACAGTACGCCAATGATAATGCGGGCTCTCTTCATGGAATAGAATGTGACGCAGCCAATCATCAACAAAAATACAGAGCAGCGCAAGGAAAAACCATAGCACTGTAAATGGCAGGCAGATTTGGCCCAGCAGATTAAACGGCAGGGAAGAGTAGTCCCAGATATGCAGGCCAAGCATCAAATTCAGCGGGATGCCTACCACAAGTTCCATGGCGGTCACAAAAAGTGCTCCAATACCAGCTTGCTTCCAGAGCGGCATTTCCTAGGGAATATAGTTGTTCAGTCCGCCAATTACAATAAAACAGATGCCACCAACAATGGCCATCGTCCAATGAGAGTGCCCGCGCCACAGAATTTCGATGCAATAATAAAGGCACCCTCCAATCAAAAAGAGGATGCCGCATTTAATTAGTTCACGAAATTTGTTGCTCATTCGGACACATCCTTATCTGCGTGAAAATCCAGATATTCTGCCAGTACAGCATCATAACTGATTTCAATAGCGTCTACTTCTGCGGTTGTCGTACATGCCTTGATGTCAACCTCCAATTCCTGCTGATGAGATACGAAGGGCTTCACATACACACCAATCGCCAGTGCCAAAGCGGCTAGATCATCATAAGTCCACTCTACACATTCATCACCGGTAGAATTCCATGTCAGTTTAAAAGGCTGCCCGGCGGCTGTAGAGATCTGATATAGGGAAAGGTTGCTTGTAAGAAGAGCTTGCTTCTCGCTGGTGACACTGTAATACTTGCCATCAGACCATTGGATCGGATGCAGAGACAGGAAGGTAGAGAGAGCAATTTTTGACTGGGATATTTTACTTGTTTTAAGAGATTCAAGCTTCATATCCTCTGAAGGAACCGGTTCGTGCTGTTGTACTTCATAACAGTCGTCTAAATCAGCAATCATCCAGTAGTAATCACCAGACACCGCAGTCTCGTTATGTTTTGTCACGGCGGCAACAACAACACTATACACGTCACATTCTGCTTGTGTTTCCACTGGCTTCTTTACATGATAGCCAATTATAATATCTTCAATAGAGGGAAGAATAGGTGGTTCTTCTGCTGGCTTGCTAGGGGTTTCGCTTGGTGTTCCTGTCTCCTCATTCTTTTCGATTTCTTTCATTTCATCCATATACGTCACCTCTTATTTCCATCGTCCAATTGCAATATATTCCATCGTATTATTTTCACTTCGCAGAGTAACACCAGTGGTTGATTTACCACCAATTGCATAGTTTTCCCAGCTGCTACTTTTCCATTCACTCATACCAATGCGATAATCTGTGTTGGCAAAAGCTGCGCCAAAACTAGAAAATGAGTTATTGCCACATGAACCCCAGCATATCTGGGTTCCGTCACCAAAACGAACATAATTGGAGCCATAGGTAACGACACCTTGTTGAATATCAGAGGTGTAAGCCACAGTCCTCCATCCCGACTACGTTGAACACATATCACGCCGGTTACGATAATACAACCGCTCAATACCGTTATTGTTGCCGCTCCAACCAGCAAGGATCTGACCGTCACCAGTGCCGCCAATACTCAAAACGTTGCCGTAAGTTGTTGGATAGCCGTTGTTATATACTTGATATACAGAAAGTCCTTTTACGTCAAGAGGTGAATTTATTGCTGTTTGATTTCCTTGATTTGAAATATATGACGCTGCGTTTGCATTGCCAATCGTCTGTTCTCCGATATTTGCAGTTGTAATAATAGTGCCGCCTCGTGGTTCCAAAATGGTACTTGTTGCGACATTATTTCCACTTGCATAATCTGAATCAGAAGTATATTCAAAATACAAATATTCTTGCCCACTGAGTGCTCCAATTGTCTAAACACCATTTTGAGTTCCCTGTCCAACAACTGATTTATAACAACCATCAGACGGAGCGGCTTGATACACAGCGGTGGTATTACGAGCATCTATCCATGAAGAAGGCGTATTCCTTACAATTCTTCCGCTCATCGTTCCACCAGTTAACGGTAGTGCGGCTACATTATCCACATTTCCCAATCCCACATCATTCTTATCCAATGCTCTGAATGTGGCAGGACCATCTGCTGCTGTAGGTGCAGCTAAAACAGTTCGCTTGGTGCGATTTAAAGTTGGGTTATACACATGTGTATCATAATTTTCGAGCTCGTTTACCTTGTGATTATGTCCAACAGCAGCATATAACGTATCCGTCTTCGCTTTGATCCAGTTCTATAAAGCAGCCAGCGGTCTGCGGGTGTACTTCGTGGTCGCACTACCATCATCACTCGTAACTGTAGCGCCAACCATAACAGTGTCAGCATCTTCAACAGCGTCAGCACTCGTCTCCAATGTATCTACCAATTCGCCCAAGTCATGCGTATGATCGGCAGGGGAGACACCCTCTGCAGTCAACTCTTCACTCGTCATTTTATCTGCTGTTGCCACATGACCTGTATTATCAACACTGATGCGATATAGTCCAGCCTGTTTTGCTTCGTATACCGGGTGAGTATAATTGTTAGCTCCAGCTTCAATACCATCCAGCTTTGCTTTATCAGCAGAGCTCATCAAACCATTATTTTCAGTAGTAGCTACATCAGGGTCGCTTAAACTAGCAAGCTTATTTTTTTCTTCTGTTGTATAGTCGTTGCTGGACAGGCCGAATCCTTCGATTTTATCTACCTTTGTTCCAAGCATAGTCTCGATCGTTTTCCAGAGGTGAACCGCACCCGCTCTGTCTAGCCAACTTTTCTTTTCATCATCCACCACAACCTGCGGTGTAGGCAGGGGATTGCCGCTGTCATCAACCATGCCACCGGTGATCGCATCGATCTCGTCATTCGTCAGTGCAGCCAGCAATTCATCCGGGTGCGGGGTATCAATCGTGATATCGCCCGTCTCGCCAGTTGTCACTGTGGTTACACCACCGCCAGCGATTTTGATTTTGTCCTGCGCCGTACCGTTCAGAATTAGATTGATATTAACTTCGCCATTGACCGCATTTTTGTCTGCTTCCAGTGTGAATTTTGATGGGTTCAAAAGAATCCAGTCATCGCCACTATAAACATACAAGCTGTCTGGACGCAGGTAGTAAATCTTATTAGACAAAGGAGCCAGCGGAAGCGAGCTTACGATCTCCAAGTCTTTGCTGATTTGAATTCGTCTTGTGCCGATATCTCGATAAGTGCTTCCAGTATCAGTACATACGATCAGTTGGCCGTCAATCACAGGAGCTTGATCCAGCTGAGACTGTGCGACCTCGCGTAATGATAAATTTGCCATACTCAACTCCTTTGCTTAATAAGATTCACCACACAGCGTCATTGCCATGTGGTGAAACAAATCAATTAGCCATCAAGGGATTTCCATGTAATAGCGCCTTCCAGCACCTGTACACGACCATCCATGGTGGTATTCAGACCATTTGCATAAGTCTTTGCACTAGCCAGAGCGTTATCAGCCTTAGTGGTTGCATCATCGGCGGCGGTAGAAATTGCCTCAGCCTTCGCAGCAGCCAGCTCATCCTGTGTGGGCTTTGCATTCCAAGCCTTGCGCTCGTCAGCAGTGATGTGCTTCACAGCGTCCTTGATATGCTCGTCCAGCTTGTCATTAACGACCTTAACCTTCGCGTCTGCTTCAGCCTTGGTGTAAGCGTCAGGCACTGCAACATACAGACCATCTTCCTCAACGGTGATGCTATTATTGCCCTTGGTAGACACACGCACATTGACAGAGATCTTATTGTCATCAGAGACAGTGACCTCAGCAGTAGGAGTGACCACACCAACATAGATATCGATCAGAGCGCCAACAGGGATCTTCACGACCTCACCAGTGGTAATAGTCAGTTCGATCTCGTGGGTCTTTGTGTTGTATGTACCGGTCTTCACAACCAAATCCTTACCCAGATTGATCACCAGCTCATCGCCGCCAAACACAGGCAGCTTGATGGTGCGGGTTTCAGCATCGTATGTTGGATTATGGGTTAGGCCGCTCATCACGGTGGGAACAGGTGCACCGTTCTTTGCCACGCTCAGAGTGCCGGTAGCGGGGGAGTATGTAACATCCGTAACGAACATGCCTTCCTTACCCTCGGTTGCGGCGATCTTTGCATTCACATAGTCGGCCACAGCCTTGGTGGTGGGCAGATTGTCGTCGCTTGCATCCGCATTGGGAATCTCAGTCACAATGGGGCGATTCAGCTGTACGAACTCAGTGCCATTCCAGATGTGGAAGGTATAGTCAGTCATACGGATATACAGCAGACCCTGAATCTGGCCGCTTGCAGGCAGAGCACTCACCAGCTTGCAGCTCTTGGTGTACTCATCTGTACCCTTGAAAATTTGACGTGTGTCTGTAATAAAGTATAGAGTATTTGCGTCCTTGGTTTCCAACTTGTCATAACTAGCTTTTGAACCATAACCAAAACTTACATTTGCCATTTTTTTGCCTCTCTTTCTTAAAACTCTTGCCAAACAAAATTTGTCGGCTCAACGTAAAAAGGTTCAATAGAAAAAAGCCCCGTGGCTTCGCTTTGTTGAACGATCCACGGAGCATATTTACCATTTTCGTCTTTCACCATAACGGTTTGACCTGCATAAGTGTCTTCCGTCTCATTTAATTGCTCGTTTGCTTCAGTAACGCTGGCGAAACAACGATTGCGAGGACGAATCTTTTGAACGGATAGGTCATCGCGCACATACATGAACTCCGAGGAATCCTTTGTGATGATCATATCCCTGCCGTCCAACATTCCCAGTGCAATCGCAGCTTCTACATCTTCGGCGTTACCATATCCAAGCTTGGAATATTTAGCCTGTGCCATCTTTGCCTCCTTATAAAAGAAGCGGATGGCTTAGAACGGAACCACCCGCAAACTACCGTCTTCAGTTTCGACGCTCTCCTGAGTAATCTTGACCGCACTACCGATGGGCTTACCGTTGGCCAGCAGCTGCAGGGTATGGTCTTCGTTGTAGCTCAGGTCATCAGCCTTACCATCCAGGATAGCGTTGTTACGATCACTCAGTGCCTTGATTTGTGCATTCAGTGCGATAATGCGCTGGTCAAGTGCGCCCAGGGCCTCATCAGGAACAATGTCGCTCCAATTCTGGATCGGAACAACAGTAATCACGCCAGGGCCAACCTTCCGCACATGCTGAACAGTCGTGCCATCGGTATCCATTGTCACATCAACAAATGTCAGCTGGATCTGAATATCGCCCGGCTCATTGGTCAGGTTGGTGTCGATAGGCAGCTTATACTCCAGCTTGTTCTTATAAAGCTCTTCTGATTTCTCCAGAATCTCTGTCTTATATCGCTTGCTGATGGGCAGAACGTACTCAAGCATCACGGTGAATTCACTCATGTCAACACCCTTATATGTAGTGTCAGCCAGAAAATGGAGAGTATCCACCTGCTTACTGCGTTCCATAATGCGTTCCCGCTTGCTTACGGTCAGTGTATTATCCTCATTGATCAAAAAGGTATACATATCACACCTCCTTCCTGATGATATACAGATACTCGTCCTTTGAGATTTTGTGTCCAGCAAACAGATTGTCCAGGAGCTTGTCCTGAATCATTCCGCCATTGTACAGCCGATGCATACTCTCAACGAACTCGCTATACTTCTTCTCGTCACTCATAGCAGCCCTCCTTGAATCAAACTCAAAGTGTAAGCATCAATAATAGCCTCAGGTGTTTTACCACCCAAGGCTTTCAGCTGCTCATATTCATACAGGTCAATTTCCTGCAGTTCCACGGTGTCATACTCTGGGCATGGGATGAGATAATACCCATCCACATGCCAGATATGATTGCCGTCACTGCTGATAATTCCCTGTGCATCATCCTCCACGCAGTTCACCATAATGTCGTGCTTGGGCTGATACTTTACAAAGCGCAGGTGGTCAAGAGCATCGATCACCCGGCCATTTTTCAATACCTTATAGTACACTCTCAACACCTCCTTAAACGCTGAACATCAGGCGGATACCCTGTTCGTTATTTGCAGGGGTAAATCCGTAATATTCACCAGTCACAGTCACAGACCAGAAATAGCTGCCATATTGAGCATTCGGGCTTCGTGTCCAATATGCAGCGGGATTGCCATTTTCGTCATTGCAGATGCGGCTGGTATTATCAGTCATAAAGCTGATTGCCGTACCTTCGTAAATATAAGGCTCAACATTCTGAGAGGGGAACAATTCGGCCACAGAGGGCAGATAGAAATAACTATCCGCAGTTACAACTTCGCTGCTCTTATCGCCAATGGTACTGCCAACCTTGACCTGTTTGATGATCTGTTGCCAACCAATCGGAAGAGCATTCAAAATACGACCGTCAAGGAATGTACGGATATTCGCATCTGCCCAGCCGCCAGTGTTGGTGGAACCAGTATTCAGAGCCATCTTCTGACCAAGCAGTCCAGCCTGAATAAAGCTAATAGAACAACGCTTGTTGGAATTGTCGCTCAGGTAATACCGTTTAAAGCCACAAGCCTCGAAAGTGAAGTCTTCATGTGTCCATGCGGCCAACTTCCGGCAGGCAGCGTCACCCAGATCGGTATACCAGAGCTTACCCCAGTAGATTGTACCCTTTGCGTAACGCTCGTAAGCACCGTCGTCTGCCTTTGCACAACCAAATACCAGAGTGGCATTCGTCTGTGTGGTGCGAGTACGATTCAGCTGAATATAGCCGATCTCTGCGGCAGTGGTATTCGCTGCATAAACATGGATACCATTTTCGCCCTTGGTATGGCGCAGAACGATCATATCACGAGAACCAAGATGTGCGCCGGATGTGGATTCAGTGCCCCATGCAACCTTAGAGCCATTGTTGACCCAAAAGCGGAAACCATTCATGCCGTTGGTCTGGAAGCACTGAGCAATCACAGAGTTTGCGGCAGAATCTTCATCGATTCGATAGTCCAGTGCCATAACCCAGCTACGATCCTCAGACAACAGAGATACGCCGGTATCGACATAATTCTTGCCAGTAAAAATCTTCGGTTCGTTAAACAGAACTTTCTCTTCCACGTCGCTAAATGTGAAGTCGTTGCCCATCTTGATGGTGATAGCGTCTTTGTCAGAAACAACACTCTGCTCCAGATTCACCTTGGTCATGGCATAAATCTCAACAGGGCGCAGGTCACTCAGCTGCTTGTCTCTGAAATAGCCGCTAACGTATTCACATATATCGTAAACAGCATTGATATCCTTGTCGCCATTGACATAGCCGCCCTTATCCCAGCCGCTGAACAGATAATACTTATAAGCAGTCTCTTCGCTGGTATAGGTCGGAGTGTCGCCATCATACAGAACCATAGAGCCATACGGAGCAGTTGTCTGCTGTAGAACAGCGCCGCGATTCATATAGCGCACCCGATACTGGCGCACTGATTCATCATACACAGCAGTAACGGTCTGATTATCAAAGACAGGAGTAAACTCGGTATCCCAGCCGCTGAATGTAAACACCGTGCTGATGGTACTCGGGAAGGTAGGTGTCGGGATCGGATTGTCAGAGCGGGTCACAGGATCAACTGCACGCTCGCCCTTGTCGATATACTGGATATCCAGAACAGCGCCATCCTTATTCACGAACTTCCAAGCATACTGGTTGATCATGGTGTTGTAAGTGATCTCCAAGTCAGGCCAGCGCTCGGTGTACAGCAGCTTCTCACGTTCACGGATGATAGGCACATGCACTTTGCCTTCCACAACGGAATTATCAGTGTTGTAGCCATTTTCATCCAGACCGCTCATTGCGTACAGGCGATTCAGCAGGGAAGTATCAGCCAGTTCCCAATCAATACCGGTAATACGCACACGGTTCAGGTTGGTGCACTTGCCCAGCATATCTTTCAGATCGATAGTTGCACACTTCTCAACGGTCAGCGTAGTGATATTGGTGTAATCCTCAATTGTCAGGTCAGTCAGATAATTCAGGTTCTTTGCGGTCAAGCTGGAAATTGCAGGCAGGTGGGCGATTTTAATCTTGCCGCCGCTTGCAAAAGAGACACCGGTAATACCAGAGCCGTCAGCATAGAACTCTGTCAGGCTTGTGCATCCGGTCAGACCAATAGACTTTTTCAGGTTCGGCACGTTCTGCAGGTTCAAATGTTCCAGCAGAGTGTTATTACCAACAGCGAAGTCGGTCATGTTCGTATTCTTATAGCCGCTCACACCGGAACCAACTTTCAGCTCTGTCAGCTTAACACCATGGCTAAAGTCAACATAGCCTGGATAGAAGCCAGAGATATCACCAATGCTCTGAATAATAGAAGCGTTATAGATATAAACTTCAGTATCGTTCATTGCGGTGATGGGGCATTCAATCGTGTAGGTCTGTCCGCGCTTGCCACGCACCTTCACAGGGTTGGAGCCGTACAGAACAGAGACGTAGGTATCAGCGTAGGGTGTGATATGGAAGGTGCCATCCGGCTTCACGCCAGTCCAGTTGGTAGGAGTATAACCACGAATGGTCATATCATCACTGGTTGCGGCAGAACCGGAATACTTGGATGCCATGTACTTTTCCTGATAGCGCTGGAACTGCCGACGCTGATGCCGCTTGTTGCCATGCATCATGGGCAGATAGCTGGTGGTGTTGATGGTGGGATCTTCGTAGGTGCGGAAATATTTGCGCCGCATATCCATGATCCAAAGCTTTTCGGGCTTCACATCCTGATATTCCTCGAACTTTTTCAAAATACGAGTTGCACTCCATGCCAGCGCATTCTCACGGTTGCGGAACATCGCCGCTATCTCATCGGGGAACAGGTCACGCAGCTTGCACCACAGTTTGGAGTCAGCAGCGTTAAACACATTCTTTGTGCCGATAGTATCAGTGTCCTCGTAGCCATAAGTCAGAGTCAGACCACCCTCGTTATCATTGCCCATAGCGGTATCGTTATCGTAGTCAAAGCAGAAGTCCCAGTGAATCAGATCGCTGGTGTGCGGGAACACGTTCTTTGCGCGGTTATCAACCATGGTGTGCCGCTCAGTAAACAGATAATGGAAAATAGTAGAATCCAGATCGAAGTGATCCTTGAAATGTGCCTTGAATTCCTCATCATCCGCATTCACCACCCAGTTCTGAGCTGTGATCCACGCCTGTTTGCCAGCCTCGATCTCTTCCTCAGTGCAGGCAGGATTGCTGTAACGGAACTCAAAGGAGTGGTCGCCGTCCCAAGTTTCCTGCGAGAAATCGCCGCTCAGGAAGCGGGTCTGCTCATCGGCGTTGTTGTCGATCTCAACGATAAATTCCTTGTGATTCTCGGGGTCCATACCCATCGTATCATTGTTCTTTTTGGAGTTGCCAATGTCGCCGCAGGCATAGAAGTGCCATTGACCATCGTTAAATACGGTCGCATTGGTGGTATCAGTCTCCTGAATAAACACGACACAGGGATAGAACGCCATGGTATCACGCACTTTGGGATTATCCTTTTTGGCCTGACGCACATAGGGGTTAAATTCATTGAAATCATCCGCCAGCAGGGAGTTGTTTGCATTCTCAGAAGAAGCAACATTGACTTTGATGTTAAAATACTTCTCAGGAACGCTATTTTCGGTCAGTGCATAGGTGTCGCCAGTGGTGTCGTCACCAAAGGTAAAGCCGCCCTTGCAGTTGATATCAATGTTTCGGGCAGAATCGCCGTAGTGGTCAGAGCTGGTGCCTTGGCCCTTGTGGGAGCCGGTAGCAGTCCAGTTGTCTTCCTTGGCGCGGCCATTCTTATAGATCTGCTGGATCGTTGTGTTGGCAACCTCGTTCTTCTTGCCGGTGGTGAAAGTGGGTGCAGAGATCTTGATGATACGCAGGTCAGGACACTTCTCAGCCAGCAAGTCAGGGGTCAGTTCGCCGCTTGCGTCGGTAATATCGTTGCGCATGTAGCGAGAGACCATCTCTTCGGCGTTCTTCGCATCGGCAATAAAGTTGTCCAGAATCTCATCATCCGTCAGGTTCATACCGTAGCTCTTCATGCGGTACACAATAACGTCACAATCGTCAGAGCCAATGGTAATGCCAACGGGAGCAGCCTGAGTAAAGCTGTCGCTGGTATCATACAGTTCAACACGGCAGGGAATACCATCACACCACAGAACCATCTCACGGAACTGCTTGTCGGGCAAAATATTAAACTCGAACTCGAGGAAATCGTCCTCACAGATGGGCAAATCAATACTGTTCTGATGGCTGGTCAGCGTAACTTTCTGAGCTTGAATACTCAGACCAACGCCGCCATTCAAGCAAGTCACGGCAGTAGCATCATAGTTGCGAACGTTCGTTGTCTTAAACACCAGCTTAAAATTCTTGCCGCTCTTCTTTGCATCGTCTGCGAAAAGCTTATAGCTGATGGTGGCGGTCGTGCCAGCCTTGACACAGAAATAAGTGTCGCCATCTTCGTCGATCTGGTAGCCACCGTTCACCCAGTCAAAGTTGTCGCTGACAGTCATCTTATTGCTGCCGGAGCTCCACAGGCGGTTCACATCTGCGTTGCTGCGGCCAGCGGGGTTAAAGTCCAGCATCAGGCCGGTCTTAACGGGCTCAATGGTAATGCCCAGGTCTTCGATCTTTGCGGTGATGCTCTTGATGGTAGCGCCACAAGTAATGGTCAGAGTGTGGGTGCCAATATCAGAAGATTTAAAGCTCCAAGTCTGAGCAGTACGACCAACAGTCAGTGTAGAAGTCTTAATGCCGTCAACTTCAAGCGTAATGCTTGCAGTAGAAGAGGCCGGGTTATAGACAGTGTAAACAATGCCGGTGGTACTATACTGTTTTGCGGTGAACTCCTTTGTGGCGCAGCTGATGATCGGTGTGTTATTGCCTTCCTCTGCCCACATGATATCTTTATAAATGGTGTTACTGGTCACAGCTTTGCCATTGATATTTGCAGTCATGGTCACTTCCAGCAGGTGAGCGCCGTGTTTCTGTGCCGGAATCGCATAGGTCATCTGTCTGCCGGTAACCGCAGTTGTAACACTACCAAGCTTTTTGCCATCCAGAGTAAAGGAAACGTCCTTATTGATATTTCCGTATGGAGTAAAGCGGAAAGTAACCTCACCACTATAAACCAGAGAATCATCGAAGATACTCTCCAGATAAAACTCGACAATATTGATATTCCAAGTCTTTGAACCCATGCTGCCAACGGAGTCAGTGACCTGCAATTTGATCTTGTTGTCGCCATTGTGCAGATACTGAGTGATATCAAAGCTGTTCTTGCCCTGGTAAACAGTCGAAGTTGCGACCTTTGTGTTGCCAACGTACCATACGCCGGTAGCATCACCCGTATCTTCGCCAGAGTTATCCACAGAAGTAAAGTTGAACTCGACAGTTGCGATGTCGCCCTTAACAACAGCGATAGAAGACTCGCCAATACGCTCAATGGTGATCGTAGAGGTGCTGCCACCGCCACCACCGCCACCTTCAATGATAACAGTGGTCTTGATCGTGCCGTTCTCCAACAGGTTCAGCTTGGAATCTTCATAAGTGATATCGTACTCGCGGCCAGAGTTCTCATCGGGCTTAAAGTCCTTCAGTGTCTCCTGAATCTTAGCGATATCCGCATTTGCCAGATCAACAGAAGTCTGAATGCCGCCCACCGTATTCTTCAGGCCGCTCACGTCGCTGGAGAGCACGTCAACGGTCGTCTTGTCTGCTTTCTTGTCAAGCAGCGCGTCAGTAGCTTCCTTATTATAATAGGAAGACTTCAAGGTCTCCGGCAGGTCGCCAACACTGTCCTTCAGCTCTTGCACGGCGGCATCATTTGCGGTCTTATATTCAGTCAGCTCAGTCTGAACAGGGGTTACGGCAGTGGTGATTTTATTATCCACAATGCCGTTGTACATACTCACCCACTCAGCAGAGGGATCGGTATTCAACTTGATCTTTGTGATCTCGTCAGCGCCGTTCAGGAATGTCAGGGTACGGGTGTCGTTATCATACTGCACATTAAAGTTCGCCAGACCATCAACAGCAGCAATCTCGCCGCGCAGCATCGTAACAAAGCCGTCAACCTCGTCCTTCTTATAGAACTGCGCCAGCTTTTCGTCCACGCTTGCAACTGCATTCTTTGCGTCCTGTGCGCTCTTCTCGGCGGCGGATGCAGCAACCTGTGCTTCGCCAACCTTCTGACTCATTGTTGCCAGGAACTGGGTATACCAGTCATTTCCGGTCGGGTCAACCATCTGCTTGCCAGTCAGCGATTTCAGCACATTCAGTCGACCATTCGGGCGGGTGCGCCACAGATAGCTCTTGGTGGTGCTTGTATTCGGAACATTCACAGCACCGGATGCCATGATCTCAAACTGCAGTTCGCCCTCTTTTGCGGTAGCGTCATTTGCCACCAGCCAGTAGAAGCGGATTTTGGTGTTGCTGTAGCTCACGTTGATAGGGGAGGCGTAATTCTCCTCTCTGTCCGCATTCAGGTAGTGGATCTGAATCGTCATCTGAAGCAGGTCGATACCATCGTAGTAACGCGGCATTTCAAACGGAATAACCTGAGAGTTGGATTCCTGTGTGATATTAATCTGATTGGCATCCAGCTGAATGTCTTTGTTTTTGTCGATGTAAGACCACTGGTCATCAGAGTAATCAGCAAACCAAATATAATTGCCACTACGCTCAAATGTCTCTTCTCCGTTGTCATCATACACGGCAATTTGCTCTTCGTCATTTAATTCCAGAGTTGCGACATCTATATCATCAACAGAAACATTTGCGGGGCTTGCGGCTTTTTTCGCAGCCAACCGCTTAGATTCTCCAAAAGATAGTGCCATTTGCTCACTCCTCTCTTATTGTTCATCTGCCGTAGTGGCAGTTAATTCGGGGAAATATTTATCAAACAAATTGTCCTGATAGAACGTATATTTGTTGTTTACGATATAAGTGTAATAGGGGTAATAGCGGCTCAAAGAAAGCGACATCGTGCCTTCGCCCAGATTCATAGAGATGCTCTTGATGATCCAATCCACAGGGGTCTTGCCGCCCAGATATTTGGCAGCATACTGGATCTTTTCATTCACATTGAGCCACGGAACCAGTCGTGTGGTCACACTCAGGCCATCTGTCAGGCGGGCACGCTTCTATAGTTCGTATTGACAAACTTCCATGGCTGCGTCATCTGTGGTGTAATTCTCGTAATCTCCGCCCGATAAAATCTCAGTTCTACGACCGATCTTTTCAATGGATAACCGTGCATTGTACAGGTCATCAATATTGTTCGGGTCATTCACACAGATAAAAGCCATATTGTCGCAGTTATCTTCTGCCTTTTGAGCTTCGATCTCTTTGGTGGCTGGGATTTCGTCCACCAGTTTTGCCATAGCGTGACTCTGCTGTTGGCCCAAAAAGTAGATGCGGCCAGTATTCGGATTCCACTGGAGAACATAATAGCCACCAGCTTTGATGCAACCGGGGTCTTGAAGAACATCGTCACCGTCTGCATCTGTCAATGAGCGGTAGAGATAACTAGACTTTACAACGGGAGTGACTTCCTGTGTGTCATCCTTTTTCGTAACAGTCCTAAAGGTTATAACCACAGTCATCGCACCGCTTTTTACTGTACCATTTTTATTCAATTCGGCTGCAGCTACTGTCTGTGGCGCAACAAAAGAAATCTGACAAGAATTCTTCAGAGAAATATTGTTTGCCTCCGTAGTTTTATTTCCGTTTATTTTCGCAATATCAGATGTATCAACAGTCAAACTAAGTGTTTTTGAAGCTCCAGAGTATTGGGCCTTTCCGGCAACACCATCTGCCTCAATCGTTGCGCCAAACACTTCAACGCAGTTTCGGACAGCGGCATAATCTACCGTGGCCGATTCACCATCGTTGGTCACAAGCTTCTCGAATACTTCTGGATCAAGCACAGGCGGGTCGTCAAATCCACTGGGGATCTCACGACATACAAACACATCATCGTCAAAGTACATCTCAAACGGATAATACAGGTCACGCAATTCTGATAGAATATCCCAAACAGTCGAGCCAGTATCGTAATCCAAGTCGTGTGGAACAGTGCGGCTCCAATAGTCGATAGAATACTTCTTGAACTCTGTTTCGTCCCTCAGCACCGCCCAGATTGCATCACCGATACGTGTGCCTTTCTCAATGCGATGTGTGCCACCAACCAGCTGTCCACCCAGATCTCCATTGATACGAGAAACCAAGTCAACACAGCTGGCCTGCACAGTATTTTCTGTTGCGCTATATGTAAAGCCATTGGATGTAAATGTATAGCATCCTTCGTTGTACCAATAGATTTTTACACCATCAACATAAGAACTGTCAGCTGAATTGGAATAACTAAGGAACAGGTCGTTATACAGCTCATTCAGCGCGGTCTTTGTGTCAATCACTTCTGCCTGAATGTCGTGCATGGAATGTCCTGCAAACACACTGGTTTTTCCGTAGGTCTCCCTTAGTTCGTCTTCGCTCTAACCGGCAATGGCAGAAACATCCACCTTACCAAGCGTAACTCCATTCAGAACCATACCTTCAACAGCAGCAATCATCCCATGGACATGCATTTTGTTACCATACACGAAACTATCGATGCCTGATTTATCTACCTCAAGGATATTGGCAGGGGAGAGACCGCCGCTCATTGACTTCGCTTTTGTTGCCACAGCATCCAGATAAGCCCAGATGTCGTCCTCCACAAGTGGCACAAGCCCGTCTTGGGCTTGCAGCATCGGTGTAAATGCAATATATGGGCCATCTTGACAAATTGGGTCATCACTTCCCAAAACTGTAGAGTAATCACCAAGTTTGGTGTACCATTCCTCTGCTTCAGCTGGATCATCTGGTGGCGTGCCGTCATTGATCTGATCAAAGAACGTATGATACTTTGAGATATTGGCTCGTGTCTACACCAGCACATCTCGATTCAGGTTGTCGATATTACCGTATTTTGCATAGCCTCTGTTTGTGATGTCCTGAATCAAATCATCATAATTCTTTTCAACGAGCTGATAATCCGCATTTGCCTGAATCATCTCGTCGATGCTCTTGGAGCCGCTGATTTTTGACATTCCTCTTCCTGACAGACCAATGAATACACGCACATTTTTACTGATCCAATCCTCTTCCGTCAGGCTGGAAATGCCGCTCTTCTTACCCAGATACAGGGTCACATTAAAGGTTCGCCGCACGTCAGACTCGGAGTCAATGGAGACAGAACCGTCGATCACAAGTCCTTCTAAGCTGTCGATCGTAAGAAAATCCTTGTTCAGCATATCAATGCGACAGTAGATATTAGACGAATGATTGTTCAATAGCGCCAGGTCTGCGTCAGTCGGAAGATATGTCATACGCTGCCTCCCGGCTGATAATCACTCAGCCCATTGTTATACATGTCGCTCTCACTCTCTGCGTCACCGAGCTCCACAAAATCAAATTCCAGTACGCCCTTGTCGTAGTGGTCAGAGCAGGAGATAGACACATTGCCATTGACACCCATCAGCCATCTACGGCCATCAAACATCTTCAACAGCTTTGCGCTGCCATTGGTCAGCCACTCGCTCAGTTCATCACGGAATGCATTGCCGCCATTGATATCAAAGTCTTTCATTGTGTTATCAAAACGGATGCCAACACCAGAGAAGTGGCCGCTGTAGTAGTTGGCTTCACTGCCAGCAAACAGATACGGATACTTACTTCCCATCGTCTCAACAACTGTAGCAGAACGCACCTTCTCAACACTATCCACCTTCGGCTCAAGGAAGATATGATAGGTCTTATTGCCGTCAGTGATCACTGCACCGTCAAAGTCGCTCACAACGCTGGCCTTTGCGTAACCAAGCTCAATGCCATTTGCAACGGGAGCTACGGCGTACTCGTAATCCGTTTTACGGCCAATGGCATACAGGTCAGTATAATCGATCATCACATAGCCATCGTCAGCGCTGTACATGTAAAAATCATTGAAGTCTTTTGTCTCCAAATCCTGATTCTTTGTTGCCGATACCTCAACACGATAATATTTCATGTTGTTCAGGAAGGTCTCAGAGAACCACTCCTTATACTCGCTGGAACTTCTGAATTCGTCGGTCGATGCAAAATCACTCGATGCCTTGATGAACTTCCTGTCAGCGGTATATGCAATCAAACAGAACGCCTTATCCTCAGATTTGAACTGGAAAGAAAGAACTCGATCCTTGTCGATATAGTCCGAAGTCACCGCTTTATAGTTGCCCATCGGCTGACCAGTCGTTTTATTGATGTGCAGGTTCGACCAGCCCATCTTCATAATAACGTGGTTCATATCGATCTCTTCCTGATAAAGCGAAGTCCAGATGCCTGCGCCTTTCTTACGTCGCTTGATTCGCAGGGCATTTGCACCGCTGCTCCTTGTCAGGAAATACTGTGCGTGCATACTGATATTTGCCATACGGTAGTTGTTCTGCACGGTGAATTCTACATCATCCACATACTCTGGATAATCAGTTCGGAATGCCTGTAAACCGGTATCCAGCTGATAGCCGCCAACAGATTCTGCCGTCGCTCTCAGATAATACAGGGTATGGTTGTCGAGTCCATCGATCTGGAACCCCTTCAATGAGTCGCGGTAATAGTAGCTCACAGATTTTTTCAGCAGCTCGCGATTCGCATCATAAAGCCAGAACTCATAACGATTTACGGATTCACCCTCTGATACCTTGTACTTGTAAGAGAACTCAAAGGAATAAGAAGGGTAGGGGATAGTAGTCACACCAGAAGAGCTCAGGTCATTCAGTTTGACTGTCGGTTCCTCGTGGCAATAGAATAACAGCTTGTCCGAGTATTCAGAAAACAGATTTGTACCCTTCAGTCGGCAGCGAATAATCATATAGTACGGATCTTTGCGGTTCTCAAACGTGCCTGCCGGAATCGTAAAATATCGCGCCAGACCAGTACCACCGGCTGGGAATGTGCCAAACTTATACACGCCTTTTGAAAGCGTATCACCCTGCAAAATGCTGCCCGTCGGAGTATCGAAGACGATAAGAGCAATGATATCAATGTCTGCGTATGCGGCAAACTGAAATGTATGATCCTTTGTGGCATCAAATGCGCCGATTTTAGATAGAATTGGTTTCAAGTTATCACCTCCGAATTGTCCTTCGATATATAGCAAAGCTCACCGTTGGTATTCACGGCCAGATTCAGTGCGACCAGAAAATTATCAACAGTGATTTCTGAAATCGTTTTATTGATATCTGATACGTTCGTTTTCAAGGTCGAGATGTTCGTATTCGCAGCCGAAATCTTGCGTGTTAAATCCTGATGATGGTTGGATTCAGCTGTTTTTGCGTCATCAAGGTCTGTCCTCAACGAAGTAATATCAGAAGCATTTTTCTCAATGTTACTTTTGTTGTCATATACTTGTTTCTTTGTGGCGGTATAGTCTTTGTTTGTAAAACCACCAAAATTATCATTGAAGCCATTCATCGAGCGCCACAGACTAGCTACATCGTCGGCTTCTTTTGTCTCAAGAGCGCCAACACGTTCAACCGCTGCGTTTGCGGTCGTATCATCCGTGTACTTTGTCGCAACAGCCCAGTCGCTGAATGTCCATTTTTCGGTTTCACCTCTCGCAGTAATACAGATATACAATGCACCACCAACACCGCCATAAATCCATAGATCATTCACATCGTATGGAGCAGTCGGTGTATCAGTAAAAACACGAACTTTTTCTGTCGCAAGATCTCGTGCGGATGTTGCCATCGACAGTGCATTGATAACACCTGCGTCCACAATCTCCATCCAGAAATACTGTTGCTTATCCTGGTCATATACCCAGCGATAGCAAATACCAGTCCTTTTATCGTAGTAGATGTCGTTGACGTGTGCTTGTTTCTCTTCATCTGTCTTCCAATCTGAAGCAGGGTAGTTGTATGTATGCGGATGACCGTTTCTATACCAAGTATTGATGGTATTTTTCAGCTGATCCTGAACAGTATCCTCTGTCTGCTGGGATTTGTCTTTCATAGACTCAAACTCGGCGTTCAAGCTATCGACACCGGTCACCAGAGATTTCACTGTTAGAATCTCAACGCTGGTATTACTCTCCGATACGATCAGGTTACGGAAGTTGCCCTGCAGTGCAGTCACAACAACCTTCTGGCCAACAATGTAGTCGTGGTTTGTTACAATGCCGTACTCGCCACCGAATACAGCGATTTTATAGTGCTGGCCTTCTTTTTCTGTAATCACTCCATAGGCGGACACGTCAAATTTTGCGTTCTTTACGGCGTGTTCGGCGGCAGAAGTCACCACTTCGGCCAGCACATCGGTTACTGATTTATCTGCCATCCTATTCCTCCTAATCAAAAATAAAAGCCGACCTGCTAGGCTATCCTAGTGGTATCGGCTGTAAAAACTATTACTTACCGCTTGCTTTGCATTTGAGCAACCTTAGTCGGTAACTTCTGTTTGATTTCATTTGCCAGAGCATCAGAGCTGCCAACAGGATTCGTGATAATAATATCGCCAATCGAAGTTGTAACATCTCCGCCGCCGCCCTGAACAATCGGCTGAGAACCGTACTTTGCCATCTGCTTCTGGAACCATGCGTCAGGGTTGCCACCCATCTCGAACAGGCGAGAGGTGATATCAGCAGGGACAACACCGTCGCCGGTTTCAAGATAGGTATAGCGCCCAGATTGCGGCTGACGAACCAGCATCTCAGGACCCTGCTCGTCAACGTTAGCCATGTGGGGGAACTTAGCAGACTTCAGACCATTTGCATGGCCAAACAGACTGCCAAAGAAACCGCCAATTGCAGCACCGCCAATTGCACCCAGAGGCCCAAGGAATGAACCAACGGCAGCACCGATACCAGCACCAGCAGCGGCTGTCACGCCCTTGCTTGGACCGGTATTCTGCTGTGTGCTCTGTTGTGCTTTTTGACTTGCTTCACTGATTGCGGCAGAAGTATCAGCAGCCTTCTTACCAACGGCTTCAAATGCATCGCCTGTGGTCGCCAAATCGTTTTTAATCGATGTAACGGCAGCTTCACATCCGGCCTTGATGGCATTGTAAGACTGATCCATCATCCAGGTCAGATTGGTGTTAACGTCCTTTGCACCTGGCTCAACATTTGCCCATGCGTTATCCGTCTCAGTGGGCAGAGAACCGCCATTGCCAAACGTATTTGCGGCATCAGAGGTGATCTCGTCATAAGCACCGCCAATGGTCTGCTCTGTCATGTCTGCCAGATGAGTCACGCCAGCCTCGTTCATGCTCCAACTATTGTCAAAGCACGCCCGCATATCGTACATCAGCTTCTGGGTGTCTTGGCTGGTGTCAGCCCATGCTTGCTCCATTGTCTTTTGAACATTGGTACTCAGGGTCTTTACACCACCGCCAACCTTAGTCCAGCTGTGACCGAATGCCTTTGAGATCTCGTTCATGGCCTTATTTGTGCTGTCAACAGAAGACTTATAAGACGCATTCAGCTTTTTGGCAATCTCTTCAGACATATCGCCAGAAGTGGAAGCAAGGCTGTTCCATCCGCTAGTATAAATCTTTTGCAGCGAATCGAACATCGTGTTGGTGACATCTTCAACCTGCTCGGCGCTAAGGCCGGTGTTTTCGTTCAGCGCATCAAAGGTATTGTTTACCAGCTCATTCATCTTCTCAGACATCTTTTTGCTGGTTTCTTCAATATCCTTTGTGTCCAGACCGAGCTCGCCAGCTACAGATTTCCAGCTAGACTCAAAGTTGCTCGTCATAGACGAAATTTGGCTCTGGGCCGCCTTCTTTGTGTTGCTGGTGGATTCTGTCACTGTCTTAGAAGAGTTAATCTTACCGACCGTAGACATACGATATACAGTCTTAGTGGCCATATAAATCATGCTTTGAACGGCAGCAATGATCGGATTATCACTCTTCTTGAAAATATCAGAGAGTCCAGACATGAACTCGTTTGTATCACCAAGGATCTCATCATACTCGCTCTCGAAAATTGAGCCAACGCCAGCGGCTGCGGCAGCTGCGGCACCACTCAATTGAGCATTCGGACCTTGGGCACTCATACCAGCACCGGCAGCGGCACTACCAGTCACTTCGGCCAAGCCCTTTGCCAGCCAGCCCTCTGGGTTAGCACCAATCGCCATCAGGTTGTCGGTTTCCTTTGCAGGAATAACACCGTCACCCTTTTCAAGATAGGTCATGCGTCCCTGATCTGGGTTACGAACAATCAGCTCTTCGCCCTTTTCATCAACGTTTGCAATCTGGCCCTTCTTAACGCCACGAGTACCTTTTGCATATTTCTTTGCTTGGAATGCGGGAGTAGGTTCATCAATCTGTGTACTGGAAACATTACTTGCAATTGAAGCAATCGTAGCAATCAGAGCAACAGCGCCTGCAACAGCTGCGGCGGCAGCAATCCAACCAGCAATAGGAATGGAAGAAAGAGCGGCAGCAATCGCTTGCATCATAGCGGCCATGGCACTGCCAACGCTCGTCACCAGAGTACCAAGTCCGGCGAAGATAGAAGGGAAGAAGCTTACAACGCCAGACGAGATGGCACTACCGATAGACTGTGCGCCAGCCGCAATTGGGCCAAACATACTTCCGATTGTCTCAACAATGCCACCAAGACCAAGTCCTGTCTGACTGTTCAGCAGACCAAATCCTTCTGTGAAGAACGAACCAATGTCACTAAACATCAACCCGGTTTTCTCAGAGATAGATGTCTATGCACCTGAGAAGAACTTACCGATACTGCCAAGATTGTCTTTCGCAGCACCAACCAGTCTCTCAAAGAATCCACCAGATACACGCTGAATATCGCCGGTATTCACTTTTATTGTGTTGCCAAGGATATCCAATGTCGCAGTGGTGCCCGATTTTAGTGCGGCAGAACCAGCCCTGTTCTTACCAGTGATCTAGTTCCAACCGTCAGAAACCACCTTGGCTGCGCCATCGAACATCTTCTTGAAACCGCCACCAAGATCAAAGTCACCGTTTTCGCCAGTGAACATGTTCTTGATTTGGTTAATAAAGCCAAAGACTCCACCACCATCACCAGTTCCACCATTAAGAATGTTCAAAATATTCGCTAGTGTCTCCAAAGTAGAGATCAAATTGGAAATATCAGTGATAACATTCTTGACATTTGTCGCGCCCTGAATGGCCTGCATATTGTTAAGGACACTACCCTTGAAACCGTCATAGTGACCTTCCATCTGCTCAAATGTCATGGCTTCGAACTCGGCGGTGTATTTCAGCTTTTTCTGATAATCATCCCAGCTGGTGCCAATAAGATTATTGGTTTCCTGAACTTTATCCTTGAGCTTTTCCAGCTTATCGATTTCGTCCTGCTTCTTATACTCGCGTTGCTTGTCAGACAGGTTTTGACCAGCTTCACGAACGGCATTTTCATCTGCTTTCCATACGAAGCCCTGACCTCTGCCGCCATATACATGGACAGTCTTATTGGCCTTTGCACGCTCGTATTCATCCTGAAGTTTTGCCAGCTCGATTGCTCGCTCCTGTGCATCATTTTCTTCATTGAGCGCGTCAATACGCTTGTCAATAACATCAACCCAGGCTTCACCCTGAATCTTAAGGTCGTTGGACTGTTTGTCGTTCAAGTCATCAAAAACACCGATAAAAGAATTCAAAACAGTATTCAATTGGGACATCAGAGTTTTCAGCTTGTCAGCCGATTTGCCCATGCCCTCCATCGAATCTGCGCCCTTGTCAAGAGAGTCCGCCAACGCACGCAGAATCTCTGCCTGATCTTTGGTTTCTTCTTTTAGTTCGAGCTCTGCAGCCTTTGCCAGAATGTCGGCCTTGGTTTTTGCCAGCATCGCTTCCTTATTAAAGACGAGCTGGTTACCCTCCAATTTGAGGAACTGCAGATACTCTGGAGACATTGTAAGCAGTTTCTGAATACTGTCGATGCTCAAACCGCCGTAAGTGTTATACTCGTTTGTAACATCACTCAGATCAGTCCAGGCGCTCTGCATCTCATCGATCTTGGAACTAAACTCTTCAACCGTAGAACCCAGTCCGTCGAAATAGTCCTGAACGGAGATAACGTCGTTCTCAATGTTCTCTTTCGCAATCTCGTAACTTCTTGCAATCGCCTCGGAAGCCGCGCCACCTTCAGTACGGGCAGCTTCTGCCTGTTGTCTTAATGATTCTACAACCGCATCTTTCAGCACATCACCACTCAAGTCGATCTTGCCAGTGTCTTTATTGTAGGCTTTATTGATCAGATCCGGGTCGTATTGGCTGTACTTTTTAATGGATTGCAGCGCAGCACTTTGAGCTTCAGTGTCTTCATAATCAAGTGCACCAGTGCGGCTTTTCTCTGTTTTTTGTTTGACAGTTTTGCCATTATCCCAGGCATCCTTGAAACCGTCGGTGATTTCTTTTGCCCCTGAAAGAGCAGAAGAATAACCTTCAATCGCCGCAACCAGATCCCAGTAGGACATGGTCTGATCCTTGATGTTACGGTTTGTCCACTTAAGAATCTTGTTATACTGGGTTGCGCTCGCATTATCACCTTTGATTTTAGCATCTTTTAATTCTGCTTCCATCAATTCATTGAATTTTGCAGTCTGAATTTCAAGCTTTCCCGTTGTATCGTTCTTCTGAAGCACCGAAGAATATTTATCCTCAAGGCCGGTCAGGCTCTGAACAGTTTGCATTGTTAGATAACCTTGTTCGTTAAACTCTTTCAGTGCAGATGTAACAGTAGACCATGCATCAAGGAAAGTTTGAGCAGCTTTAGAAGAATTTTTTGTGGAATCACTAAATCCATTCAGTTGATTTTTTAGACCACTAGCACTGTTCATGGCGTTATTCATATTAGTGCTGATCAAAGACAATCTGGTATTTAAAGCCGTCATAACAGACGAGATTTTTGCTTCTATCTCTTCTGTATTGTCTCCATTTTCAGCGGATCGGGCAGCAGCAAGGGCACCAGCCAGTTCTCCAGTTCCAATTGTGGCATTTTTTAATGCAGGAGCAAGAGCTTCAAGTTTGTTCTTTTCGTCTTCAGTTGCTTCTGTGAATGTCTCTGCTTTTTCTGCGGCATCTCCCTTTGCAATCGCATTTAGCTCTGATATCGCTTGAGAAATGGCTTCCATTTGAGCTTCTGCATATTGAGTGGCCAAAAGATCGGCATAAGCGTTCTGGTTGACCTGAAGTTTGCCATTGACAAGCTCAAGGGTATTGAGGTACGCATCATCCATCTGAAGTAAACTCTGTAAAGAATCAATGCTCAAATACCCATATTTGTTGTATTCTTCAACCGCAGTAGAGCAATTCTTATAAGCGGATTGAATGTTGTCAATAACGCCCATTGTCTCTTCAAGCTGAGACGCATAGTTGTTAGCTGCCTCAGCATTACTTACCTGAAGAAAACCAAATTGCTCAAATACACCAATCAAATCTCCAAAAGAAATATGTGCTTTATCAGCTGTCTCGTGTAGAATTTTTAGTGCGTTCGATTCCGCTTCTGTTTGATGTTCGGTATCAGCGTCGATATTTAAGACGGCATCGCCAGTCATGCCGCTAAATTCATTAACAGCGCCGATATAAGAATTGCCTTTAGAATCATTCGTACCACGACGAGACATAGAAGCTTTGACTGCACTAACTTTTTCTGCAAAGATATCAACATTGGTCGTATCAACACTAGTATCGTCTTGTGCATCTGCAAGAGCCTTAGTGGCTGCGGTCATTGCGTTCGTGCCGGCAACATATTCGTCTTTGTACTGAGCGAAACTGTCAGCGTCGGTTTTATAATTGCCCATCTGCTCAGACACGGCAGAGGAGAGCTCTTCGACCTTGGTTTTCTGGGATTCAAAAGCTTCATTCAGAGCATCGAGTTCTTTCTTTTTATTTGCATACTCTTTAGAATCTTTCCCGCTAGAGGCTTCAATTTGGTCAAGTTCAACCTGAAGATCACGACGTTTTTGAGTAGTATCTTCGAGTGCTGCTGTATACTCCTGGAGAGATTCGGTCTTGGTGACTTTATCTGGTGTCGGAGAGAATATCGTAATAGGATTACCATTAGAATCATAAGACACTTGTGGTTGCGTACTAGATTTAACGATACTATTTTCTGATTTATCATTCACAACAGCGCTAGTATCTGTGTTCGCTTTATCATCAGCGTCTTTTGAAATCTGCTTCTTCAGTTCCAGCTGTGCTTCAAGCATATCGTTGATGGCTTGTAACCGCTCTCGCTCGGCAGGGTCAACAATGTCTTCAATTTTATCAACGCCGGCTTCTTTTACAGATTTGTTTAAGTCATCAATCTTGGACTGAATATCATCAACATCCTGCTTTGCTTGTTCAGCAGCATCGTGAGAAGAATTCATCGTGTCGATTAGTTCTTCAGAGCGAGTTTTAAGATTGGAAACCCACTCGATAATCTTAGTAGCTACAAGCGAAATACCAAAAGCGATGAGAGATGCCATCAGCTGCTTGCCAAGAGCCATAGCGATATTTAATGCTTTTTGTTTAGCAGTTAGAGCAGTCCTAACAACACCTTCAGCTTCCTCAATACCGGCCAGTTGTTTGAATTTCTGAGTCAGAACGTATGTGGTTCCGTTCATTTCAGTGATACCCGCATTGTATAGGCGGTTCTGCTCGTCCGCATTTGCGACTGTGTTGATGTATGTTTCAATGGCATCAACAGCCTTATCGGTCTCTGGCAGCGCATAGTTGTCGCCGTTCTTCATGCCTCCGGCAGCCATGAGATTTGAAACATCATTAGGAAGGATTTTTTCGCCGTCCCAATTCTTCAAAGCGGATTCAAAGGTGCGAGAGTTGATACGGGTGAAGTTTGCAACCTCATTAGAAAGATCCTTAATGGTTTTGCGTACATCATTATTTTTTTTATCAAATTTTGTTGCACTGATAATAGCATCCTGCTGTGTTTTATCAAGATTCGCAATTTGAGAAACATAATTTTGGATGTTTGTTCCATTAGAATCTTTTTCGAAGTTTGTACCGTCAATCTTCTTAGAAATTCCAGAGCCAAAATCGCCAAATGTTATAAATTTCTGAAGAGGAGCCCATGTGCCATTTAACTTACTCGTTGCAGAAATTGCTCCTTCAAGTGTTCCATCAAAATTTTTAGCCAAATCAACCATTGACTTATTGATTGTCAAATTGTATAATAATCTAAATGGTCGGTAAAGATTATTTGTCAATGGGGTATAAAATTATGAAGCTTGGCGATATGAGATCAGATGTTGATATATCAAATAGGACAGCTCAAAATTTTTTAGGGAAATATACAGAAAGAGCTCTTACACGAGAAGGGAAAAGGCTTTACAAGAAACATCCAGAATATGAGTATTTAAAAGAAGACCCATTTCTTAATGATCCATGGAAAGACGGATATGAATTTGATGAAACCGAATTCTACAATTCTGTTGTTTATGCTTATATGGCAGAACAATTTTTAAGACAAAAGCCAGAATTCAACAAAAAATATCAAGAAATAATTAAAGAAAGAAAAAATAATTGGAACAAATCAAGCAATAAACTTATAAAAAATAATATAGATAAAATTTACAGCTCTTTTAATGGTGAATTTTTCTCTTGGTACTCTGACTACCTTCGTGAGCAAGCAGATCCTGGTATCCTTGAGCGAGAACGCAAGCAGTGGGAACAAGAGCAAAAGAATCTCCAGATCGCCCACGATATGCGTAAGATGCAGGCCAAAATCCAAACTCAGCAAGACCTCGCCAGCGGCAAACGTGTCGTCTGCCCCTACTGCAAGTCTACGAACACTGAAAAGATTAGCACTATGAGCCGCGCCGTGTCTGTATCTCTTGTTGGCGCTGCTTCGTCTAAATTAGGTAAACAGTGGCACTGCAATAATTGTAAGAGTGACTTTTGATTATGAAAAGAAAACCGATGGGATCGTACAATCCTATTTATGCGATTTTGTACGCCTATTTCTCAGAAGACGAAAATGCTGATGATCCTGCAATTTACAAAATAATACTGTCAGATTATGAATTTAGTGATCCACCAGAGCCTGGATGCTATGAAAAACCAATTTTTGTCTTGCGCGATGATGAAGGCATGAAAGAATTGTTTGACGCAGCTATGAAAGCAGCTGCAACACATGCAAATTCTTTTCAGTTTGAGAAAAATGGTCGTGTTCTAAAATATACGGTACTTGAAACAAGACAGGTGGACCACGCTCTTGCGGCTCAATATCAAATTCCAAAAGATATAGATTGGACAGATGAACTCCACACAGTTACTGTATATTACAAATCAAACAAATGCTTCAAAAAGAAACACCATTGCACAGCATACAAAGCGAAAATAAGACCAGAAGAACAATATAAAAGTTTTGCAGAATCAAAAACAATTACGGTTGTCCGATGTGATAAATGCAATAAATACTTTGTTACAAAAGAAATGTTACAATCTCTTGGCGGTGCATGGATATATTATCTTAAAACCAATTTTGACTCATCGATGTCAAGAAATGATATAGAACATACAGTTTATGCTGACTACTATTCGCATAGAGAAGAGATTTTTGATGACTTTGCTCAACATACAAGCATAAATAATGATGGATATACAACTACGAAGCCGGCGACGCAAAGACAAAGACTGCTCCGATATTTTATTGACTCTGGTAAATATACAGAAGGAGAAATTATTCAATATTTCCATGAACAATATCTTGACACAGGATGGCATGGAGAAGAAGCAACTCAAAAGGTTAGAAGCGATTTGAATTATTTGTTAGATTACTGTACAGAACTTAAAACAATCGATGCAAAATTAAAACGTCCATAGTCCATAACTGTGCTGCCAGCGGGAAGATCGGCAAGCAGTGGCATTGTAACAATTGCAATTCAAATTTCTAAGTCAACGTGACAAAAATAAATCCCACCCGAACGAATCGAATGGGGAAGTGATATAAAATAACAAAGCCCGTACAAGCATAATGCTCATACGGGCTTTTCTTTAGGCAACCTATCCGAGGAAGCCTCTCCTGTCTATTAGTAGCCATACCCAATCTATCCGAGAAAGGGTCTTCCATTACCAATATTATATGCTCAATCTTCTTTTTTGTCAAGACTTTCCTTTAATGTTTTCATATAAGAAATCAAATCGCTAGTATCGGATAGACCAAGAATGTTTTTGATTTCTTTTATCTCGTCTTGTGCTTCATTTCTTTCTTTAACGACTCTTTCAGCATAATTCGTCTTGTCAATGAGTTTTTTCTTGATATCAACATAATGATGCATTAGATCCAGTTCTCTGGCAACAGCCGCATCAATAAGTTCGAGTTCTTTAGGCGTTAAATCACAAATGTAATCACCAACCCTAGCCTTGCTGATTCTCGTTACTTGAGTGGCATCTGCACGCCCATCTAAAATAATAGCTCCACTTTCGTTATATCTTGGCGCAATTTCTACCATGGAAATTCTGATCGAAGCATTGTGTGTGATGGGAACTACTATTGTGTTTCCATTTCGTTTATTAGTCAAATTACACTGAAGAATCACAGCAGGACGACGCTTTTGAATTTCATAGCCAACACCCATGCCAAATTGGCACCAATAAACTTGCCCGCGATACACAGCCATGTCTTTTACAGACTCAGCAAGATCATCGAGTTCAAGCTTCTCTTTAATCCAGCTTATATAAGCAGTTGCCTTTTCAAGAGGAATCATCTTCTTTTGCTCTTCTTGCCCCTGATCTGATTGAGATGGTTGATTTACTTGATGTTCTTCCATGATTTAACACTCCTTTTGTAAAAGTGTATCATGGTTCAAAGATAGTGTCAACTACATAGATGATTTACATGATCCAACAGTCAGTCGGGAGTGTAAGTTCCTTACGATTGCGTAACCTAATCTCACATTCTTCGTCTGTTACTTTATCATAAGATTTAGTATCGTCATTTCACAAATAAAGCTCATTTTCATGGTACTCTTCGGATTCAACATAGGCCCCGCGGAGACAACCATTTGACCAACCATGATCGCAAGGGTTATAATAAGTTTTTGTATACGTCATAAATAGATTCTTCTTTCTTTCTTTCAGGCTGGATGAATCATATCTTTTGGATTTTTGTGTGGATGCTTTGAGATTGGTTTGAAATAAAATGTACCATCAGGCTTGATCCACGATTCATCGTTCAACCAAACACGATCACGAGGCTTGCACTCTGGAAATTTAATCTTCAACAAAAATTCGATCCCTAATAATGTGATTTCAACTTTCACAATAATTCTCCTTTATAAATAGCAAAAGCCCGGCCTCCCAGTAGTAGGGAAGTCGGGCTTGTTCATTATGATAGCTGCACAGTAGTTATTTCAGAAGTTCAGCGATCTCTTCAGCAGTCATACCGCTGGCCAGTGCATTGGCAACAATATCTTCTGCCTTTTTACGGTTCAGCTCTGCCGCAATCTTTTCATCGGCATCAGCCTTTTTCTTTTCGAGCTTTGCAATCTCTTTATTGATTTTCTTCAGTTCTACTTCCTTAGCCTTGCGGTCAGCATTCAGCGCGGCAATATTCGTGCCGAGTGCTGCAATTTCTTCAGCGAGAGATTCTGCAGCAGTATTTTTCTCAGCAATCTGTGCTGCGTAATCAACGCCATCGAGAACCTTTGTTTTATTCTTGCTTCCTTTGGGTCTTGCCATAGTAAAAATACCTCCGTATATTTTTGATACGCGATTGTACTTTTATTATAGCTTACGCCGTAAGTAGTGTCAATATAAACTATGTCGAAAGAAGCCGATCTTCAAAACGATCTGCTAAATTGTTTATATCTGCATTATGATCAGTAGCTGGACCATATTTTACTTCTCCTTGTGATGGATAACGAAGGCTGAAAACTGTATGGTTATTATAATTGCTTATAGTGTAATCGCATCGAGATAAAATATCTGTGCCAATTATAACGTCATACTCGGTACACGGATTCTTTATAGATGTGATCTTCCAGTTGTTAAAAGATAAATCGGAAGAAATAAATATATTACCTCTGACTATCGGACGGATACTTTTATTATCAGCAGAAAGTAGACGAGAAACCGCTCCTTCAATCATTGGTAACTGCAAATCTTTTGTAACCCAATCTGAAATAGCGCAGTTTGTTGCACCTGTATCAACGAGAGCATTGCATGAAACAACACAATTATTATATTCAATCAGTACTGGAATAATAATTGAATGTTCCAATTTGTCGTATTCAATTGTGTATGTTGTCGCCATTTATAAATTTACCTTTCACATTTTATTATTTCGAATGGAACAAAACCAAAATGCCCGTTTTTTGGAAGCTCATCAATCTCAGTAAAAATCTTAAATCCATAAGCTTCCCCATAAAGATACCGGTTACATCGCCAAGAAAGATCATGTTCTTTGATATACCGATCAATGAAATCACGCATAAAGGCGTTGGCTTTTTCCATATCTGGATAACGAAGGTTGCTGTGTTCCTTCATAAATGTTTTATAAAGATCTTCTGATATAATCCCGTTTTCACAGTATTCAATGCAAACTCTTTCGCAGAGCTTTCGCATCTCTTCATCCATATTTGCCTCCTGATACTATCATATAATAATACTTCTGTCAACGCCACGGCGTATACCATGGTTTTACTTTCTCCACTTTTGACGGCAGGGGAGAGACCACCTGTAATTTTTTCTACGGCGTTATAGCAATGCCATACACAGTAGTGATTTGGAGCACCCCATAGTGAATCTGCGGCGCTGTTACGCACGTAGTTCCACTCCGACATTATGCTCTCTGAAGCGTCTTTGATAGCGCCTATTATAATAATGTAGGCACATACAGAGCTTGCCTGCGGATTCCTTTCGGTTCCCGGACGAGAATTACCCAAACTCGCCACAGCTTACGCTGCCATGTTCGTCGGTTTTACTAAATACTCCCTCGCGCTACAGCACTTAATATAATAAGTACAGCAGGCTTGTTCCGTGTCACCACCCGGAGTATTGCTGGGCACAATCGTGAAACCCGTCATTTTGGGTTTACCCAGCTGAGTTATAAAGGTTGCTATACCAGCACCCATTGGAATAGCGCCAGTAAATTTAATCATTGCATCTGCGGCTTTTGTAAGTCCAGTTGCGAGAGATACGACAGTCTTGACCAGGCCGGAGTCAAGTACATCGGTAGAAAGAGCTTGGAAAGATGCGTTAAGCTGAGCAAGACGACCCTGAATAGAATCAAGGTACTTCTCATTCTCAGCCCATGCGACGTTCGCGCTGTTTGCAGCAGATTCCATAGCAGATTCAGCAACGCTAAAATTGTTTAGAATAGCACTAACTGCATTTGCGTTTCTCTTTCCGCCAATCATCTCAGTGACATTCGCCTGTGTTACATCGGACAGGCCACTCCATACTTGAGACAGCTCTTTCATGATTTGATATGTGCTCTTGAAATTTTTGCTATCCAGCATGATGTCAACGCCAGTCAAAGATTTCAGTTCACTACGAAGTTCAGACACAGAATTGGCCATGCCATCAACTTCAATGCCTGCATTCTCTGCGTCACTTTTAGCAGCACGGAGATACATAGATAAACTTTTTAAAGTTGTCAAACTGTTACTTTTATGACCATGTCTCTATGGCGGGTAGTCATTTCTGGCTACCTCTCACGTTTCATTTTGTTATATCGTGAGTTCGGACTGGATCTTCACCCTGGAAAGAATAACAGGGGATAGCTGAACCCTATATGTTGCCATATAAGGTGTTACAGTCTCTACGCATTTTTAATCAGTAAAGTCATGCCCAAGCAGTTAGGATGCTAAGCATAATTTTGGTTGTAGTTCGTCTTTCGATAATTCACTGTAAGATAAAACGATATTATCATTTAGAGTTATTTTATCGTTGTTAAGATGATAATTGAATGAATTATAATTCTGAAGCCGTCCGTTTTCGTTTATAAATTTCCGTATTAGAGTTTCACATAATTTCGGATTTTTATTTATATCTGATTCCCATAGATATAAAATAGGAATATTATATGTTTCCGTTATATATGTATGTTTCGCTTTATCTCTTCGAATAGCCTCTCGTTGCTGCTAATATTTTATAGTTGGATATCGTATTGGACTACAATGCCAATAATCGCCCATGACTTCAATAAATAAATTGTAGTCTACCAAATAATTATCAACGGCGTAATACTCTACATTGTATTCGTTTATATATTTAATGCCCATGTTATCAAGCATTATATTTAATGTGAGTTGGGGTTTACTTTGAGTTTGAGATATTATACCACTTTCAATTATCCTTGCGGCGCGTGTTCGGGATTCTTCTTTCCATTCTGGTTGTTGGCTCCAAACTTTTGCATACCATTCTCTTCTACATTTGGATGAACAGAAATGGTTGTTTTGATTTTTTATTTTATATGCATTTTCAAAATATTTCTCATCACACCAATCACAAGAAATCAAATCTCCTTCAAATTTTGGATTGTTGAAACCGACTCTTGTCTTTTGCCATTCGTTTTGACACTTATCAGAGCAAAATCGTTGAGCTGATTTTTTTGATAAATACATATCTTTTCCACAAATTTCGCATGGACGATGCTCGTAAGCAATCTTATGACGCCATGCAATAGAACATTCATTTGAGCAGAAATGATGCTTTGTATTATTATAATGATATGTATTCATATATTTTAATTGTCCGCACCATTCGCAGTTATACCATACACCTGTTTTACTTCCTTTTGCTGGAATAACAATCACCTCCATAAAAATAAAAACCGCACAACTCCTAACTGTGCGGTTCGATATAACTTTACTGATTAAATCTTTGCTCGGTCTTGTCCACTTCTGGATTTTGACCGATATAGCTAATTTTTCTAGCTACCTATTACTAGGCAGCGTCGGCATATACTTTACCGACCGTATCTGCATCTTGGATAACTGCGTTTGCAGCAGTACCAAGCGCAATAGTTTCTTCCAGCGTATTATTAGCGGCCGACATAGCAGCAGAACTGCGAGTCAAGATTTCACCAAGGTCTTTTGCGGTAACAGGTTGCGTATTTGCTACAGCGTCAATTTTATTAACAACGTCCTCTGCCTGATCAGCAAGTAGACCAAAGCCTTGCAATGTCGAAATCAGATACGAAGACGAGGTGTTAACGTCATCGATTCCGTCTCCCACGTTTTTGAGCAGGGTAGAGTAGGTAGCCATATTCTCGGCATCTTCATCAGAATAACCGAGGCGCTTCCAATCTGCGGTTGAATTGACGTAATCACTAATCGAAACACCAAGCTTTTGTGCTTGCTCAGACGCGCGGCCCATATACTCTTCAAGAGATTTGCCGGCGTATTCGCTGACTTTGCGTAGTTCTGTAACAGCTGTATCGATTTCAACTACATTCTGATATACGATCTGCAGAGCGTCTTGCATCTTGTGCAAAGCGGCCATGGTGATCATAGTGCTCAGATGCTGGCCAAAAAGCTTTTCAAACTTATCAAATAGACTTTCAGATTCCAGACCAAGCGCTTTAGCTTGAGCACGAAGTTCTGCCATCTGTTGCTTTAGTTTACCAATATTTTGATAAGCATTTGGATCAGCCAGAGCAGCTTGTAATTCTCTAACAGAATCACCCATTGCGCTGCTGACTTTTGGAAATTTCTCAAGATAGTCCATTAGCTGAGACTTGAGGTTGGCCACTTCGGTTTTGCCCTTTGCTGCCTTATTCATACGTTCGACATCAATACGTAACTCTTGAACGTCAATACCAGCTTCATTAGCAGCGATTCCTAACTTGTTATAAGCATCGATAAGAGATTTAACACCATCAATCTTATTGTCTTTAGCCTAATCAATAGCAACTTGATCCTTGTCGCCAGAAGTATCTTTTCGAAGTCTGTTCAAAAGATCGTTTGCAGAACCACGAATGTTCGTGACGTTCGCATAGGCAGGCATATCTGTTTTATTGTCTTTTTCAATAGAGCCTTTATATGCGTCGACTGTCTTAATAAACTTCTGCAGAGAAATAATGTCTTTATCCTGAACTTTGGTAGCTTCTTCTTCAATTTTTGCGCGCTTTTGTTGAGCCTCATTAACAGCGTTAATATCTTTTCGGTACTGGCCCATGATTGAAGAATAACGCTGATCAGAAGATAAACCAGTGGCGGTAGCCTGATTCTGCAAATCAAGAAGATTATTATCCGTAATATTATTTTTACCAGACTTTGAAACCCAATCTTTTGTCCCTGGCTCTGCTTTTATAAAATCGTCATACGCCTTGATCTTACGGCTAACTGCTGTTTTCAATTTTGTAAAGAAAGCGGCATCATCTGAATCTTTTTTAGCAGTAGCTTTTTGAGCTTCTTTTGCCGCTTTTTCTGCGTCGGTGATAGATAAAGAATCTTTCCAACGCTGAATTTCATCCCATGCGTCCTTTGAAATATCGTTATTGATGCTAAGGATTTGACGTGCTGTATCGATAGCTTGTTTGTTTTCATCAGCTCTCTTTTGGTATCGAGAAATCAGTTCTTGTGCGTTAACACTATTTGGATCAATTCTATCAATATAATCCATATTTTGGAGCCAGTCTTTATAATTCGCAAGATACGACTCCTTCGCAGTATTAACATCATAAGTGCGCTGGTTATTTGTAAAAGTCACAGCAGATTCTTTGGAAATTTTACTCGATTCTGCAACTTTATTTGAATAATCGCTATTAGCATGTAAGTCAATACCAGAATCTAATGCCTTTATTTCAAGTGTAGTAATATCATCCGTTAATTTAACTATCGCTTCATCAACATCCTGAAGCTGTTGAACGTCTTCTGGCTTAAACAACTTTGAACGGCGCTGCTCCAATTTATCAAGCTCAGAATATTTCCCAATAATCTCGTCAAATGTTGCAGCAATTTCTTTATTGGATTTTTGCTCATTAGCAAGACTTTGATCAATCTTGTAGCTTTTCTTTTCAGAGTTTATCTCGTCCCACGCGTTTTGGACAAGCCCGGTATAATCACCACTATAAGAATTTATACGAGCTCCAGCTGTCTTCTTAAGATTTTTGGCATCAGATATCTTATCAATGATATCCTGCTTTGTAGCAGAATCTTCTGTAGTCAAAAGCTCTGCTTGTCGTTTTATGATTTCTTTTTCAGCATCAAGATAAATCTTTTTACTTTCTTCAATTGATTTGGCGACACGATTAACCATATCGATAGAAGATTTTTCGACAGCTTTTTGTGCTGCTTCTGCTTGCTTTGCGGCTTCATCACGGCGCTTTTGAAATGCTGCCTGGGCTGCATCATGCTGTTTCTGTTGCTCTGCATTTGCTTTACGAGTCATCCCGGATTGATATGCGGCCATTGCAAAATTATTATCTTTTACTTGATCGTCATATCCAGGAATATCAGATAAAGAACCAGTATAATTCGATTTAAAATCATTGATAGACGATTGATTTTTATCTCTTAAATACTCTGCCTGTTTTGCTTCAGCACTATTATCGCCATACTTCTTGCGTGCTTTTTCAGCATCTGCCCACAACTTTGGCTCTTTTGCGAGATTTTCAAGAAACTCCTTTTCAGAAGTGATACGTTCTTTCTCTACGGATTTATTTGTAGCAACGATTGCTTTTTGCTGATCTTTAGCAGCAATTTGTGTATTTTTATGTCTAATATCGTCGCGATTCTTACGAAAATTCGACATATTCTCAGCAAAAACCTTACGACGCTCAGGCATCGCCTGTAAATACTGGCTTCCAACTTTAGATTCAAACTGGCTGATTATATCTAATGTATTTTGTAGCTCTTTTTGAGAAGATTTTACATATTCCGAATCATCACCATATTTGCGACGCGCGGCAGCAAGTTCTTTATAAATCTTTGAACGCTGGCGAAGTGCTGCGATATATTTTTCTTCTTCTGCGACTTTGTCTTTGTCTGAGTTTTCTGCAACACGACTATTTCGAATATGCTCTGAATCTTCAGTAGCAGAATGATAGATAGAACTACTTTGCCATGCAGAACGTCCGCCACGTCCTTTATAAAGTTTCGTGAGCTTACCTTTCGTTGTACGTTCTCGTCTTGAAAGCTTCGATAAATAGTATGAGTCTTCAGCAGCAGCTTCCGATTGCCCCTTACGTGTATGAGTTGTGAGAGAGTTTTGAACACGTGCTTTACCTTTCATAATGGAAGCAAGGCTCGTCAGAAGTTCTTTGCTTTTACGCTCAAAATCTCGATCGGTCAAACCATTCTTTGTTTTAGCCGTAGACTGTTTTGATTGCGCCTTTCTGGCAGCTTCCTTAGTCGCTTCTTTTACCGCATCAACAATCTCAGCGTTTTTTAGAATCAGATTACCCTTAACATCAATACCGCCTTCTGGTAACTTGATGTTGTCTTTTGTGACAGTTACTTTGCCATTCATCACTATTGGATCAGGTCGCTCAACATCTTTGTCTTCAAGTTTGATGTGACCTTTCAACTCAATAAGTTCTTGTTTTTCAATGTCGTTTTGCGATTTCTTCTTTTTGCCTTTCGTCTCGGTATCAGTAGTCGTTGTGACAATTTTACCTTTAACTTCAACCGGGGTCTTTGGAGGAGTTATATCTGCGGCCTCAAGAGTAACATGGCCTTTGATATCTACTGGTGTTTCGGGTGTGACAACATCATCAGCACTCAAAATAACCTTACCATCAATTGCAGCCGGTTCACCAGTGACCGCGATATTGGAGGTATCGATTTTAATAGAATTAGATTTATCGATATAATTGTTTGTCAGTTCAGAAATGCGAGTAAAATCAGCAATTTGATTCTCTAGTGAATGACTTAAATTATCGACTTCCTGCGCTACATACTGAAATGCTGGACCGAGTTCAGCTATTTCCGATACATAGCTCTCAGTTTTATTAACGACACTTTGTAATGCTTTTTTTGCAGATGTAATTGAATCGACATTTTTTTGCAATTCTTCTGTATTGCCAAATTGAACACCATCAGAATCAACTACGACAACACCAGGAATTTGAACTGGATCTTTGACATCAACAGATACATCGGCATTAGTTATAACAACCTTGCCACGAATAGAAACAGAAGATGAGCCGTCTTCGGTCCCGGCTGTACCATCTGTAGGATCTTCTTGCCCTTTGGAATCACCGGGAGTATTTTTTTGACCATTCGGTAAGACATCAATTAGAGCCTTTAGCTGTTTTACCTTCTCTTCAATATTGTCAACATGTTTATCAACTTCAACAGTAAGATTGTTTGAAAAATTTTTAGACTTACTCTCTAAACCATCCATTGCGGCACTAACTTCACCAATAGATTGAATGATTTTCTTTGTATTCTCATCGAGAACAGATGAATCAATAGGGATGCCAGCACCAATAGACTCTTGCTCGGATTTTTTTAGCCCATCTATTTCCTTTTTAGAACGATCGATTGATTGTCCGATTAAATCATTAAGATGGGTGAATGTCGAAGCATAATCTAATAAGTCTTGATAATCTTCCACTGACTTGGAAAAAACAGAATAATCTCCACCTTGACCTCTGAGATTAGAGATATCTTCAAGGCCACCTTTTGCATTATCAATAAAATTTTTCAAGATAGAACCTTTGATGTTAAGATTTTTTAATGCACCAGGAGCATCATATAACTCTTCCAATTGAATGATTGCATTTTTTATAGAATCATATGTCTTTTCAAAATCTTTGTATGTGTTATTATAAACAGATTCATCCGCTTCGTCCCATGCTTTAGACATTAAAGAAAGAGAGTTACTAAGATTGATCAGCGCCTTACTCATTTGATCAATTGAAGTTATATCACTATCTGCTGAAATCTTGCCCATTTCTTTTAATTTCGGCATTTCGGAATAAATATCATTCAACTGTCGATTTAGTGTTTGCGCTTTTTTAATATCCTTTTTTGAGATTTCATTGAAAATACTATCAACCGTTACATCTCGATTTCCACCACCAAAAAGTCCATACGTGGCTTTATTAGCAAGTGCAAGATTAGTTTGCATCTCCTTTAGATAATTAGAAAGAGTGCGATTTACACCACGAAGCTGCTCTTTTAGTTGCTTTGAAAGGTCATTGCCGAATTCTTTAACGTCTAGTTTGACCTTAATTTGTTGAGCGCCATTTTGTGCGGCAGTAATCTCGTCGTTAATCTGTTGCGTTAAGTTTTTCTCAAGATTTGGTTCGATATCAACACTATAAGGTCCACCTAATCCTTTTTCAATTTCGTCCTGTAAGTTAGATACATCAGGCGTAATAGGGACAGCAGGTAATTTTTTTATATTGCTGACTTGCGCCCGTACATCTTCTTCAAGTTTCGCCTTATTGATTTGCGGGTCAACCTTAACTTTGATGCTCAATTCTGGTTCTCTCGCCATGTTTTATTCCTCCTTCTGGAGCAACCAATCTCCGAATCTAAAAAAAGCAGGCTTTAATAAGTCTGCTCATCTTTTTGATTATTTTGTATTGTCGTGATTGATCCGCTGCTCGACCATATTTACGATATCTTTATTGTGTTTATTGATATCTTTCTGAGTGTTCGTCATAAACGGACGCGGTTTCATCCACCTATAGCGCTTGTGTGTCCATGGATTTTGTATGTTGTCACTTTCAAGCAAGCGGGGGAGTCCATCTGGATTATGATATTCTTTATGGTTTGCAAGGCGAGGACCTTCAACTTGAGTTTCATTATACACGGTCAAAACGCGATCATGTACAACATCTCTGATATTTGAATCATCCAATAATCCGCCATTGGTTTCACGACGTTCATATTCAACAGGGGAATAGGTTGCATAAACATCTTGCTCTACATGAGATTTCATCTTATCTTCCACATAATCTTTAACCTCATTTTTCAGAGCTTTATTTGCCCGTTTCATAATTTCTCGCTGAAGCCCCTCAACGGTATTGAATGATTTCTTCCCCATAGTTTACTCCTTGCTTTCAGCGACTGCAGAAATAAGCTCTGTCGTATCAATTGAAGGAGCACCATCGAGCATACCTTCAGGAGTTTTGACGCTATAGTTATCTTTCTCTACCGGTTTCTTCAGATTTTCTTCAGCGATTTTTTCAATCATTTTGTTCATGTCGAACTGATCACCAATGCCGCTCACTACGTCAGCTACCAACTGCATCAACTGCTCAAACGGCTGATTCTTTGCAGCGGCTTCAAATGCGGCCATATACTGCTGGCGGGCAATCTCGATTTTTTCGCGGCAAGCCTTGTTCAGTGTAGTCAGAATATACTTGCGTGGAGCCTCATTCATCAACTTGGTCGTTTCATCAGAGAAAGCCAGTTCACTCATCTGGTCCTGGTCCATCTCACTGGTTTCCAGACCAGTAAACATGATCAGTGTTGTAATTCTGAAAGCGTAGTCATACAACGCCGGCTCGTAACGTCCATCGCGCTCAGACAGGCTTACCACGCTGTCAACAAACAAAATTCGTTCAGCCAAAGTCAGATTATTCTTTGCATCCATAAGTATTAGTCCTCCTGATTTAATTTATTGTTTTCAAGTTCCATCTTTACAGCTGTCGCAATGCACATCGCGTCAGCTTCATCAGACGAAACATCTTCTCCATAATAGGTTTTCACATAGTCGATGGCCTGCTGCTTTAATTCTGCACGCTTTACTCGACCCTGCTTAAATCCTAATATCTTTCGCCACTCGGATGGCTTAATGATCTCATAGGGGATATTGTTTAGCTCGCATACCCCCATAATCGCTCCTTGCAGCTGTGCCAGCTGGATCAATGTTTTTGGCGAGCTTTGCAGTGCAACATCTTCGATCACTACAAAGTCTGGATGATTGTTCTTGATGCGGCTCTGGATCATCTGGCGCATCATTGTTGAGCGTTCCAAGACATCCTTGGTTTTACTCAGGTCGATCAGCGAGTGGTAAACAGTGTCGCCATCAATGGTACAGACACCCGTCTTGCCGAGAGCCTGGTCAAAAGCAATGATTTTTATAATAAACACTTCCTTTTTCTTTCTGGATGTGGTAAAATTCAAATTCGAAGAACACCTGCGTATCCCTTTTGGGAATTATTAAAACGGCGAGAATTAGTAGGGGCTTCCCGAAGTCCAGTAGAAAGGCTGCTGGCAGAAAGGAGGCCCATATGATGATTGACTTCGACACCATGTCTAAGTTCGTTCAATTCGTAGCTGCTTTGGTGACTATCGCCAAGTTTGTTATGGAAGTAAGCCAGTCCCGGGCATAAGCGGGGCCAATTATCCGATTATTCACTGAAGCTCCTATGCAAATTAGAGAGCGGAAAGTCGCCACGTGGGTGTTCTTCTTATTTGTGAGTTTCCTCATATCAACGCGCAATTGCAATAATTGTGCGCTCATAAAAGGGGCAGAGCCCCGAAAGACTCTGCCTCAAATTCAAGAGGCGCTCAAATAAACAAAATGATACCCATGAGCAATATGACTATCATGTACTACGGCATAATAAATACTGTTTTCTGGGATACCAGTTTCTTTTGATGCCTCTTTTACTGTTTTATAAATGATATCTGTTTCAAGACATTTAACTGGGCGGCCATAAATTTGAGTTCGCTGATTAAAAACACGCGAATCGACAATTCCATATTCTTTGTATTCATCCAGCTTTGCAAAATGATGGCCATGTGTAGAATAATTCTTGTGTCGAACAACTTGAGTAATACAATTTGCCTTAATCCCATAATGAGCTGCACAGTTTTCGATAGAATCAAAAATTTGTTTTGTGTCCAAATCAATTACTGGACACGGTGGACACTTTTGTTTCCCTGTGAATTTTCCGTGTTTAGCGGCAGACATTTTCTTGCGAGATTCAAGAGATGGAACTCTCCCATAATTAGGACTGTTTTCTCCTGATAATCCACAACCAAGACTTCCACCTGGACTAATATTTAGAAGTAGTTTTGGAAATTTTTCTTTAAATTCAGATATAAGGGAAATCTCCATATTTACAGCTTCTTCCTTTGATAGCCCATTGGCAATAACGATATGATCATAAGAGTCCTAACCATGTTTAAGAATTGAATTATAAAAATGGCTATATTTCAACCCTTTATAACCACGACCATTTAACCATCGTTTGTTAGGATTATCTCCGTATTTAGTTATACCAATATATGTTGCGCCGCTAATTTTGCTTACATGTTTATAAACACAATATGTATTCTCAATGCTGTTCGATTTAATACCACCTTATAAAATAAAAATGACATGGCCGTATTTCAGGCCACGCCTTAATTCAACGATGACTTAGCCCTCATTCGGGAAAATTAACGAGAACATGTCGCCATTCTCATCAGCCAGAACGTCGAAGGTCATGGTCAGAGAAACGGGATCGCCGGTGTTCTGCCAGGACAGCTCGAAGCCGGCCTGAGGAGCAGCCTTATACCAGATGGGATGTGCCTCGATAATGTCGTCGTTCTCGGTCTTGTAGGGAATAGAACCCTCGACGCGATAAGCCTTGGGGAAGTGACGGCTATCCAGGTGCACAACCTGAGCGGCTGCCTGCTTTGCGTAGTAATAAACAATGTAAGCAGTCTCCTGGGTTGCTTCAGCCACGGTAACCTCAGTGCCGCCATCAGTAACAGTAGCGGTGATCTCGGTTCCCAGATCGTCATCAGCCTTAAAGACCTGAACAGCGGTGGTGCCAGCAGCAGTAGAAATGGTCAGCTTGCCAGCCTCGGTGCAGGTGACCTTCTCGCGCTTCAGGAAGTTTGCGGTGGTGCCCAGGTCGTTGCCAGACAGCATCTGGAAGACCTTGACGGGATAAACCTGTGCCTCGATGGTCAGAGTGCCGGTACGAGAGCCGTCAAACTGCACGCGGTTAGGTGCGCCCTGGCCACCGGTTGCGAACACGCGGTCACCCTCAAAAGAGGTAGAAGTGACGTTAGCCCAGTCAACATTCAGGAACAGCTTCTTGGTGGAGTAGTCGACCAGCATCAGATCGGCGACCTCGCGGTTGGCGAAATTTGCATTCTTGTTAGCCATAATTGTTATCCTCCTATAGTTTCGTTTTCTTTGTCAATTCGCTCTATCCATTTCGAGGGGTCATATTTACCGCCCCAAACGGAGTAATTCATTTCAGCGATATTTAGTTGTTTTGCGCGTAATAGTTGGGAGAACGTATCTCGTATCTGTCCAACTGTCAGCTCAAAGATGTTTGAATAATTCAAACTTGGATGAAAAGTGCATAAGAGAGAAATCATGTTCGGCAGCTCGAAATTCGGGTCTGCCTTTTTTGTTTGTTTGAACTTTTTCTTCTTCTTTTGGAACTTCTCATAAAACAAGCGATCTTTTTCAGTCTTGAATTTTGGAGCTTCTTCCGGGATGTCGCTTTCGTCGATATCAACCATCTGCAGGCAAAGCTTTGTTACGGTCGAATAGTTGTTTCTGTCGATATAGCCACCGATAGAAAATCCTTTTTTACCGCTATTTTCTTTGTCGATAAAAATTGCTCGATGCTGCTCGTCCCACTCCAATTTCCCAGAAACAAAAAGACCCAGAGCCGAAATTAGTTCAGCCCTGGATTCATCTGTCGATGTAAGAATATCGAACATTGCAATATTTGCTTTTTGCTCACTTGTCATTTGCTCCCAGATATCTGGCATCTTCATCATAGTTGCCGCATCATGGTAGTATTTTTCTGGGGTATATAAAAATAAGGTCAGTGCGTATTGATACTGGGTATAGCCAATCTTCAAAATATCTTTCAGAAAAGGGGAGTGGATTCGCCCAACGTCTTTTAGCTGCACACCATATGGACTCAGATGATCAAGGTACGAAATTTTTCTCATCAGCGAGCCCTCCTAAAAGAGCCGACCTGATAAACAAGCATTCGTCCGTAATAGCATTGCGCTGGCTTATAGATGCTGCTTCCAGCCTATTCAAGCGGTCCAATTCCAAATTCTTTGTTTCCATTCAGAAGCTTATCAATATCACTGGCCAAAATATCAATGCGTGTCCCAGCCTGTCCTTTCCGATGATATGTCTGCATAAGGTTTTTACTGCAATATGCAAATACGTAAATGGTCATCATCGTAATAGAATCACCGCTGGTTTGTTCTGGCACGACCTCAACACACAAAAACGTTTTTGAGTTTTCCTGCGTATCTGGAACATACTCATACTTAAACACGCATCCACCTTCACCCGACCCATTCTTACCAAGCAGAAGAGTTTCGGGATCGTCGATATCATCTGTATTGCCCAATAAGACATCAAGGACATTTTCGTCATTGATCAACTTGGAAACGACCCGATTTTTGAATACCCCGATCTCATCGAGATTCATATCAGATCACCTCCAATTCGATCTTTTCGGTAAGGCCGGCTGCTTTAACCGTCAGTACCACGACTTGTCCAATCAACTTAGAATCATCCACACAAGTGATCTTGCACTTTGCACCGGTCGTAGTCGTATTACCGCCTTTGAAACATACTCCCGCAGGAGTACAATCGCCGGTAAGCGTCCATTCTGCGCCGTCGTACACTTCGCCATCGATTTTTGCAGTAAATAGCTTACCAAATCCGCCTGTTGGGATAGATGGTTCACCCGTAAACTCTATCGAAAGCACTCTGTCGTCTACGATGTTATCGTCAGGATAGGTGATTTCCACGTTATCGGAAGCATCTTCAGGCACATAATTGCAGATCATTTTCTCTACATTGTCTGTTTCTGCGTTGTAAAGATCCTGTTCAACGTTAAACGAGAGAAACCCGATCTGGTCATTATCATAGTCAATTCGGCCAGTCATCTGGTCAATCGACGTGATTCGATAGGTCTTTGGTTCTCCATTGACGATCTCCAACATCAGCCGTTTTCCAATGTTCAGACGGGCAGAATACTCGTCGAACGGGGTTTGAATGCGGAATTCACGGGTTGAATAACTCATTACCTTATTCTCACTCAGGTTGGAGTAATACGGCTTTTCCACAGTTGCCCATAGAGATACAATCTTTTTTGTCTGGTCATCCTGCCACACGATTTGTTTCTGGCAGATCTGAATGCGGCCGCGCACGGTGATCTCATCGTCTGCATCACGTTCTGTAATTAGCCAGTGGCTCTTACCCCAGTACATAATGCTGCCGATCTCAAAATCCTCACCAGGTCTTGTGCGGAATATTTTCTGGTTTGTAACAGTAGACGATATAATATTTACCCAGCGGGGTACGTCATCTATCGTTACTTCTTTATAAGAAGGATTGACTGGCGCTAAAAAGCGCGTATCATGGAGTGCCTTATTGACCACCCTGTCGCGCTGCGTCTCTCCATCCTGTTTCAGCATGGCTCTATATTGAGATCTTGTCATATCCCACCGCCTTACTGTGTCCATTCAGAAACACTGTTTGACTTAAAGGAATACAAGTTCATCTCAGCAGTCAATTTACGCTGCGACTGCGCTAAAAGGTCTTTCATCTGCTCCAGTAGCTTAGCAGGGGAGAAGAAAGAAAAGTCCTTGGTGCTCATAGCGTTCTTCAAAGCGTCAGAGTTGTAAACATACGGCTCCAACCAATGCACAATCATGCTCAACGCCAGAATACTCTGTTCCTTGCGGGTCAGAGTAACATTGAACTGCTGCAGCTCATCATCATAGTCAGTCAGGTCTTGCACGCAAATGTCAGCAAAATCATCAATGGCGGCCTGAAGCAAGTCGCTCTCTGCATCTGCAAACATCTCGTCAGTATATCCTTCCTTGTCATAATCTCGAATGCGCCCACGACAGCGGGCATAGATACTTTCAAAAGTGGTTGCCATGACCCGCCTCCTTTACATCAAATTGTGTCTTCCAACTCAACAGACAGGGAGTCCTCCAGTGCCTTAATCGCACTGCGGCTGTCCAACTCACCGGTTTCGATCTTTTTCTTAGCCTCAGATGCAATCGCATCCTTAGTGCCGCCCGGTAGTGTCGGGACGATCTTCTTGATCTCATCGGCGGGCATTGTAAACACGTCATTGAAGTTGTCGGTGGTCAGACTATTTTTGTAATAGCGCTCAACGCCAAGCTTCTTGATAATGGCGGGATCATCGATCAAAATCCAATTTTCCTCAAAGAACCGGCGCTGATTACCGCGCATAGAAACCAGCTCGCGATACTCCATTTCCTGAACATCGCCAAAAGCCTCCCACTCAACGGTATAGCCGGGATTCAAAGTGGACTTATAGATCAGATTACCAGCTGTGCCATTGCGGCACTCCACCATGGTCTCGTTTGTAATTTCGACTACGGGCTCAGTCACCACGGGAGCAGCGGCTTTCGCAGCGGTAGTCTTAGTTGTACGTCTTGCCATTCGTTCCTCCTATTTAATAAAAGAAGCGGCAGGGTTGTTGCCCCACCGCTATTCAACTCAAATTATCGATCAGGCCATCTTATATGCGCCGAAGTCACGATCAAACACAATGGCAATGCCGGTGCGCTTCATCATCAGGAACTCCTGGCTCATATCAGCGTTGTTCATCGGTGTGCCCATCAGCATAGTGACATCACCCTCGGTAACGCGCTTAATGGGCTTGGTGTCGCCAGCAAACACGTACAGGGTCTTGTCATCCAGGATGAAATCGGTGGTGCCGGTAGCGTGACGCTGCTTCACAGCAATCAGCTCAGTACCATTGAAGCGGCCAAAGTGACCCATTGCGTACATATCTTCCTTGGCGGAATCAGACACAACGGCAGTCTTGATCTGACGCAGAGCCTTACGGGTGCCAACAATCACAGCGGTCTCGCCAGTAGAAGCCTCAACGTGCTCGATCAGGTCCAGTAGCTTGTCCTCGTCAAAAGAGCCGGTCTCAATGTAGGGAGCATTCAGCTTGCTGAACATGCCAACGAATGCAGCATATGCAGAATCCAGCTCATCCTTGGTGAAGGACTTGGAAACGATATCAACAAACTTGTTAAAGTCGATACGGCCAGCCAGAACACGGTTCAGCTCCTCGTAGATCTTAATAGCGTGCAGCTGAGTATTGACGGTGATGTCAGTACCAGCTTCCAGACGCTGGCGGCGCACGCCCTGAGTACCCTCGGCGATATCGGCAACAGCAAACAGGCACTCGCGCTCGATGTGGAACTTGGGAGTGTCGCCCAGAGCCAGGTTGCGATCCTCGACCATATTCATAAAGAACTCGTCGCCCTTCAGACCTTCCTCAGAAATAACATTGACCAGCTCCTCAACAATAGCGAACACCTTGGAGCAACTGCCATCACGCAGAGCCTTAATGTCCAGCTTGGTGGAACCGCCATTTGCCTCAACCAGAGCCTTGCGCAGAGCCTCCTGGGTGTCGTTCACAGAATAATCACCAGCAACGTGGCCCTTGTAGCCATCGAGAGCCAGCTTGACCAGATTAGAATCAATAGCCATGGTATAAACCTCCTATAATAAAAATGGCCGCCCGCTTTAAACGGACGGCTTTATGTTGATTTCTTAAAACTTCGGAATCACTTCAGGGTGATCATGTAGTAGGTATAGCGACCATCTCCAAAACCAACAGTCTCAACGAAGTCAATGCAGCCAAAGGTCTTGTCATCAGCAGCTTCCTGAATCTGGATCTTGGTGTCATCGGCAGCAAAACCGACATACTTGCCCTTTGCGGGGATGCCGTTAAATGCCTCGGCAGTAGCAGAGAAGCCACCCTTAGAAACATTCAGAGCGTAAACGCGCACTGGCTTGCCAGCCTCATTGACCCACTCGGGCAGATAGTGTGCCACGGTCTGATCATAGAACAGCTCAACGCCAGCGGTCAGATACAGGTCAGCAACGGTGGAAGTTGCGGTAGGAGCGGTAGCCTTGTAGACCTCACGACCCAGCTTCTCGCCCAGAACAACCAGCTGAGCGTTATCGATCTCAGCAGCATCGGACTCCTTGTAGAAAATAGCACTCTCCAGCTGAGCACCATCCAGGGTGCCACCCAGCTTATCAATGCGCACAACAGCATGCTTATTATTAGCCATAATTATGTACCTCCTAATTTTTGGTAAATTACTTATTGCCGAGATAGTGTTCGATCAGACCACCATACGCGACATCTGAACCGTTCTGGGTGCCACCCACGCCAAAGCGGACAGTTCCTTTGTTGTTTTTATTGGGAACATAAGAGAACTCAGCACTCTTGCGGCCAACCAGCGCATAGCACTTGGTCTCCAGATCGGAGTAGCTGATCTCCTTGTTCTCCTTTAGTGCGATATACTCAGCATCTGCTCCAAGCTTGTCATCAAAGGTGGCAAACAGAGCGTTGCGCTTTGCTTCCATCTCAGCGGCTTTTGCGTCAGCTTCGGCCTTTTCGTATGCCTCCAGCTTCGGCTTCATCTCGGCAATGGTCTCAGATGCTTCAGTAAACTCTTTTGTCAGGTCGGAGATTTTAGCATTCATCTCAGCGACTGTATTAGTGATCTCAGTAAAGGCTGCACTCATGCCAGGCAGAACTTCGCCTTCGTCCCAGTCTTCAAAAGTTACCTTCTTACGCTTGGCGTTCTCCACATCCAGAACAACATTGTCGCCGTTCATAGAGTAGGGAATACCCATCAGGTTGTAAGTGGTGCAATCGATCACGATCACCTCATCACCCTGGACATCGTTCATCCAGTAGCGGGGAACCATATTCTCAGGGTCCCAAGAAGACGGGATCTTGTATGCGCCCAGAGCGCCGCTGATTTCATTCAGCAGCTGCTCAGTGGTCAGAGTAAATTCGCTGGATGCTGCGGATTCGCCCTCTTCGGCTGGCGCAGTATTCTCTGCGGGAACCTCAGTTGTTGCATTTTCTGCACCTTCTTCAGGTGCGGCGTTTTCGGCAGGAGCAGCCTCAGATTCGGTCTTTGTCGCAGTATTCTCTGCGGCGGGAGTCTCAATCTCAGGATTCTCCACAGCGCCTTCTGCCACGGCATTTTCAGTCATAGCAGGATTCTTTTCATTTTCATTCATTGGCGTTGTATCTCCTTTCTCCTCATCGGATGGATTATCATTTTGCGCAGTATAGTTCTGCTGAATTGCTTGATACTCATAGAGCCGGTCGCGGATCTGAGCAGTAATATCTTCAACAGAAAAATTGGCAGTAACGCAGCTGCCTGTCATAGCGGGCTTGATACTCGGATCAGTCGTAGACAGAATGCAGCAACCGTCAAATTTAAAAGACCCCACAGGAACGTTGCCGTTCTTATCTGCGGGGCCACAAGCCATATCGGTCAGCTCAACACTGTGATTCTTCGTACCATCACGGGTAAAAATATCTACAGGATCGCTAAACTTTGTCCAAATCAAACCATCAACACGCAAATACTCCCGTTCAATACCGGTGCCGTCATCCTTAACAATCCAGCGAGGATTACAAGATTCAGGAATAACACCATAAGCTTGACCAGCATAGACGTACTTCACGTCCTTGTCGGTTATCCGTAGTTCATGTTCATGTCCTTTAAAGTCCTTGTCTTCCTCGTCAAGTTCGTCTACAACGTAGCCCAGGATCGGCGTATTACGGATTGTCGGTACTGCTTTGTTGATTGCGTCTTTTGTGAAACTTGTCTTATTGAGGTTTGCTCCAGTGTGCATTACATCAATGCTGACATCAATGAAGCGAAAATCAGAAGATTCGTATTCGCCCTTCTTAATAAAAGAAACCGGATATCGTTGATTCATTCTGTTTTCACCTCCTCGTCAGCAAAATAAAAGCCCTGGCGAATCGCAACCTGCAACTCAGCCAGAGCATTTTCAAACACAGAATCGTATACAAAAACATACTTGTTTGTTGGGTCTATTCGCAGCATCAGAGCGCCACGGTCGGTCAGGAACTTTGCCATCCCGGCGGAGTGTGCTCCGTGTACGATAACTTCATAAATCTCCTGACTCATCTTATGCCTCCTGTCTATCGGCGCTTACATTGCCAGCATCAGACAGGCCCTCGCCCTTACTTGCGTTTGTTGGGCGGCCACCTTCATCCCCGGCGGAACCAGACTGAGTATTGGAGCTCTTGAGCGGTGTTTCACCAGCACTAAGTCCCAGGATTTCATTTTCAAGATAAGTCATATTCTCATAATCGCTGCCCGCATAACCAGTAGTTGCAAGAGCGGCGGTTCGAGTCGGCATACCATAGGTGGCATCCTTGAGATATCTTTCATGCATCTCAGTCACGTTATAATGAGTGACTGGTAGGAAGTTTAGGCGGAACTTATAAGAACTGGAAACGCTCTTCAGCTTGCGATTGATCCAGCGCTCCAACTGTCGCATCACCGCAAACACGATCTCCTGGTCATTCACAGTACACAGCTGCAGGGTAGTAGCAGAAGGATCTTCGCCACCGCCGAACAGAATCTTATTCACGCCAGCGTCTGTAAAGAATGTAGCCTCAGCATTTGCGACCTCTTTAGAGTCACTGTTCACGCCACTCTTTTCAAAGTTCCAGCTGCTGATCTTCATGGGAGTAAGAATTGCGCCAATATTCGGCGGCAGTACATTACTCATCATGTCATAGAACTCTTTTGCTGTATCATAGTCAATCAGGAAAGAGCCGTCAGCATCGTTCACTGGGATCTCCATTGCCAGCGCCTTATAGTTATTGGTCTCACTCGCGTTTTTACTGATGGCACGGTAGTCTTCAATATCGGCAAGCGCACTAAACAAACTTACAAACGGTGGAATGGGAATATAATCATGCTCGTTTACTTTAATGCAGATGGACTTAGAACTGTCCAGCTCCTGCCACTTGTAGTTCTGCGAGTCAGCCTTATATTGGTTATACATCGTCTCAAACTCCGGCGGATAGTTAGGCAGCTTGTCTTTGTTGGAATCAAAGTAAGAAAAATCAAAAGCAAAATTATAAACGCCGTCTTCAATGCTGCTTATTTTACAATAGTCGGCATCAAGATTTTGGAAAGCAAAACTGTCATTTGTATCCCACGCATAGCCATAGTAAACGTCATCGCGAAATGCAATTGTCAGTATTTTCGTAGCTTCGTGTGGGATATTCATCAGCTCAACTGCTGTTACAGCAGAATAATATGCCTTCTTAAATTTATTGGCGTTAATTGTCTTAGAGCGATCAAGTCCATACGGAGAGATCGTGTAAGAATATGTAGACATATTCGCAAAATATTGAATCAGTCGGCGATAGTAGTTTGAAATATTGAATAGATATTTACTCATATTTCGTAGCTGCTTCTCATAGTTAGCTGGGTTGCCAAGATAGGTGACGATCTGATTCTTAGTATATTTTGTATACGTCGGATTTGTGTCGGTACTCGATGCCAGATTGCGGATACCGATATGTGACAGGTTCGCATAAACGCCATTGACAAGATCCTGATATGTTACATAAGAGGTCTTGCCATCTTTGGCATTTGTTACGCGGACCTTTTTCTGCATTTTATCTTCAGCCATTACAGTCCTCCCTTCTTTAATACAGGCGCTCTAAAGTTAAACGTGAGCGAAGTTGGCTTTTTATTCTTCTTCTCCATGCTTCGTTCAACTTGCTGCGCAATGTAATAGTTGTAAGACAGGGAAGAGTAGCGGTCTTTACGGCAGCCGGATTTCTCCTTGACCTTAATAACGTTATTCACAGTTTCGTAGCCCAGGTTCACGAGTTCGTTTACAGCAAGCCCGGTATTGATATATGGCATCTGTAGTGCGGCTCGTTCAGTAGGCGACATTTTATCATAGCCTTTATAGATTTTGCGCAACTGGTCTTCACATCCGTACTCACTCTGAAGCAGATGGATACGTCCTTGCTGGAAACCGCTACGTAATCCAATGGCTACATCACTGTTAAACTGAGAGCTGCCCATAATAGCCTAGATGACCTTTTTGGCATTTTTGTCAGAACAGCGAGATGCGATTTCTTGATTGTTACAGCAGCTAATCGCAGGATACGTTTCGCCTGTTTCTGGGTCATACATATCGCGCATCAACAGGTCAACCAGAGGCAATCCAACACCTCTACAGTCAACCCCGATATAATCACAGTTGAAGTAATCGAAATACCGTCGTAGTTTTAATGCTTGGTCTTGCGCACTCATACCCTCAACGTTCTCTGAATAGACAAAGTTGCTGGTATAGCGCCCTGATTTATTTGGTAGCATACAGTTCAAAAAGATACTGGTTGCGTCGTTGTCGTTTTTGCGGCTACTCATCAATGCTATATCAGCAGTAAGAATTCGAACTTCGCCATTTTTCTTCTTCGGCACGTCCATAGCAGCCTGATTAAGTAAAAGGTTCGGTGCGTAGAACGCCTTTTCAATGACGCGCGTTTTGTTGATGTCATCAAATTGGAATAATCCACCCTCAGTAGCACCTAACTATTGCGCACACATTTCCATCTGAAATTTTAAATCAGAGAATCCGGACTCTGACATTTCATCCTCAACGGCTTCTTTCAAAAGCAACCCTTCTTTAACAGCCATCTGATAACTAAACGAACAACAGAAGTATCTTTTTGTGGGATCAACCATTTTAATAAAGTAGTCTTTACATTTTTCATAACTCCAATGGTTCTGAAACCATGCAGAACTCAAATATAATTCTTTGTTTCGCTCTGCCAAATGTCTATATTGTGGCTTATCAAGATATCCTGGGTGACGAACGATATTTAAGAATTTTCTGAGAATAGTGTTTATCGTATCTTCATCTAGGAGGCGGTATTCGTCGAGCACAAGACAGTTCGCACGACTACCACGACTACTATCTGTTGCAGTGACAACTTTGATATAGCTGCCATTTTTGAATAGTATTTCTGCCTTTTGATTATTGATGTCAACCTTTTTGATTTCAGATCTTAGAAGGGGACTATTAGGATAGATCTCCTTCATTATTTTTTCATCTAAAATATTTATAGACTGGCTTCTAACTTTACAAGCTATAACTATTTTTGATGATGGATAAAGAATTGCTTGAACACAACAATAAACTGCGGTTAGAAAAGATTTGCCTAGCAATTAGTTATTAACCAGTAGTTTTTTATCTACTGCTCTGGAAGTTTCCTTCATTTTCATCGAACCGTCTATTCGGCTCCAGATTGGCGTACATTTTCGTGTCGGACACTCTTGGTGGGATTATATTTATTCACCCACTACGCTCTACGATGGCGAGAAGCCTTACGCAATCTCCTCGCGTATCTCGGTATTAGCAGTTAAGCCTTCACCGATATTGCCCGATTTTTTCATTTCATGTTCTGAAATGGCGGCCTTAATTGCCTTATATTTATCATATTTCCTTTGAAGAAACTGAACATTGTCAGAATAATAAATCATATCAAGAAGTTTCATGGCGTTTTTTGTACACCATCTAATCTCGTAAGAACCTTTATGATAAGATATACCGCCTTCAATGTCGTATCGAACCTTGATCTATTCGTTTATGTAGTCGAAAACTTCACGATGACTAGATACGATTCCTAAAACCAATGTACTGTAAGACTTGTTACCAATAACAATACCATCAGACATATAACCATCACCGTCAATATAACCTCTTAAAAAATCAAAGAAGTATTTATCTTCTACTATTGGGTAATATGGAAGTGTAGATTTGTTCTGTTTAATGTTATGGGAAATTAAGTCAGAAACAAGATTTTTTGAATACACCCGAAGATTTGCCATGTCGCTAATAGTTTTACTTTTGTAGCTGTTCACATATCCTTCAAAATGAGAATACTTTATGCTATGTTGTCCACCTAGCTCATTATTTATATCTTCTAAAACCTTATGATCACGCGCTTGTAATTTGATTCCAAATTCAGAACATCCATTTTGATTCTGAATAACATATCCATCGGCATAAATAAATCCAAGCCAATACGCTTTCGTTGGTGTATCAATATACTGAAAATATCTATCGTTGAACTTTATGTTCTTATGTCCAAGATGTTTATTTACATAACTGGTCACCTCAGATTTGGTTGCATGTATCGCTTCCCCAACTTCTTCATAAGTCTGATATAGATAATGGTCTTTAATATATTGTTTCTCTTCGTTAGTAAAAAATCTCGGCGGTTTCCTTCCTCGATTCATTTTGTTGTGACCTAAAAATCGCATAATCTGATCGCTATTGTATTTTTCGCCTAAAGCAGCAGCAAGCTGTCTATTAGTCATCGACATATAATTATCTTTGATAAAATTCATTTGTTCTTCATTGAAAATTTTACTGTTCATAAAATACCTCCATATAAAATGAAGGTGGGCGGGTGTCTATCCCGCAAAACCTACTTGCAATTTTATAATTGACCGCGAGCGGCTACGAATGCGAAGCCATTACTTCTAATCATCCAATAAAGTAATATTTGCTGAAATGGCTTTAATGAAAGATTTAAGTATTCCTTGGCAAAGCGCTGTGGATTTCGACGGTACATCCCGCATCTCCAAGCGACCGCATTCATTATCTTTTCTGATTTCGTGTTTGCAATTTCTTTATCTGTCAATTTCTTTTCACTCATAAACCGTCACCACCTTCAATACCGAATATCTTTTGACGAATATCTTCATCTTCAGAATCTTCACTTTGCATCTCTGGTTTATGTGCGGTATATTTTTCCATCTCTTCATCAAATTCATCCTGATATGGATTTTTAAGATGGAACATATTAAGTAACGACCCCAGAACCCATACTCTAAAATACTTACCGATACCATCAACGTCCTGCCACTCTGGCGACGGTTCTGGAATCGGCTCTTCCTCTTCCTATTTCTGAATCAGCGTGCCAAAAGTATTCGTCTCAGCCAGTGCGTTATCGTTCGTCTGGTTCGGCTTGATTTGGGCAGAACCCATCAGGTTTTGTAGGTTATCGTTTGCTTCTTTGATCTTTTTGGTGTCACCAGTTGCATCAGCCTTTTCGCAGTTAAGCTCTGCTTTTGCGATGCGCTTAAACAGAATCTCCTGTGCGGCTGTCTTGCATTCATGGCGTGTAATAAGATTCTGGTAGTGGTCTTCGAGGAACAGATAATCTTGGTCATCCAAACCACGTCCCCAGTTCTTAATCATTTTTTGAGTGACCTTTGTACCCTTTGTATCGCCGGCAGCCAACGCATCCTTTTTCTTCTGATCGATTACATCATCATAGGATTTACCAGCGTGCTGGCGCATATTAAGCCGTCCCATGTAGGTGTTGATCTTCAAAGCGGATGCGGTAGAATGCTCAGAAGCCTCCAGCAGCTTATCATCAACATAGGTGTCAAACATCATAGCCAGACGATCGATCGCCTCGTCCTCGTCGTTATATTTTTTGGCGTAAAACTCAAACATGCGCTCACGACACTCATTGCACCATGGGAGATATCCATCATTACCCATAAACCATTGGCTCTGCGTTTTTGAGAAATTTCCCTTACGCACGTCATAGATCTTCCCACAACACATACACTTGCCGCCACTCCAGGACGGCGGAACCTTGATACGGGGTTGTTTCTTATCTGCGGCAACTCTGGCCATAGCCAATCACCACCGTTCCGTCGTCCATCATATCATCGAAGCGATATTTGATCTGATCCTATAGTTTTAAAACTTCATTCAGTTTTTTCGTCTTGCGGAATTTTGTATATACAGAGCCGGTTACCGGGTGCTCTCCAATCTCTTCGTAAAAAATTCCCATAGCGCGAACAAACAGCGCTGTCCGTCTGGAATAGCAGTAGAAGTAATCGCCTCCTAAATCTTTGTGATATTTTTCTTCCATCTCTAATTTGGAACCCTCCTTTTTAATTTATTTTTGTGGGTACAGGTATGCGAGTCGAACGCATCCAAACACAGCTTATGAGGCTGGTCAGCACACCGGCGCTGTCACCTGCGACATATAAAAATGCCCCAGGCCGTAGCCCAGGGCATCAAAATCTCTATTAAATTACTATCTTTGCTGGCTTCTCCAGCTTGACATCGTACAGACATTCAAGGCCGCTGTCATCGATTACAGCCACTGCCTGTTGCGGCACATCATTCTTGCGCAGTCCAATTGCATAGGAATCGCTGCCACAAACGCAGCCGCTCTCAATAACCTTCGTACCATGCACCGTTGTCATGCCGTTTGTGTGGCGGTGACCAAGGAACACCATGTCGATTGGCTGCTTCACCATCAGTGTTAGGTGCTCAACGACGTTAGCAGGGGAGTCCTTATCTCCATGTGCGTACATCACAAGACTATTCCTAGCCTTAAAGCCACCAAAGGTCGGATCGAGCTTCTCTGTTTTAATATAAATACCAGCCAGATTTTGCAGCCGTGCCTTCATATAGAACGGAATCAGTGCTTCAAGTTCGTCACCTGCTACCTGTTCCTCTTTACTGGGGAACACCCGTGAATGATTGCCACTCACAGAATACACGTCAATATGCTGGCATACCTCGTACAGTGTAGCAACAAAATTACTTACCAGCTCCGCAGCCGTTATAACCTGCTCAATGCTGTTTTCATTGTTCTGCACGCGGGTATTAACATGGATATGCCCATTGATCAGGTCGCCCAACAGCAGCACATGAATTTTTTCGGCTGTATGTCGCGCTACAATATTGAACACCTGTGCAGCATAACTCTCAAGCCGAGCCTTTAAAATATCCTTGTTGAACTTATTCCACGCCGAATCAATACCCGCGCCAGCGTGTAAATCAGACAAGCACACAATCACATCGTGACCGCTGTCTTCGTACTGCACAACATTCAGAAAATTGTCAGGGTTATACGGAGCAACATTCTTCAGAATCAATTCCTTAACGGATTCGGCACGAGCAACATCGCGATACACCTTGTTTGTTGCATTGCGTTCATCTTGTAATTTGATTTTTTCAATCTTCAATCGCTGCAGTTCGTTCTTGATCGTTTCTTCGTTGGCGTGATCAATAGCGTAGTCATAACCATCTTTCCACGACTTATAGGTCTTGCGGTATCTGCATTCGCCATAGTCTGAGCCGGTTACTTCATTCAGCAGTTCTGCTGCCTGATTCTAAGTCAGCTTACGTTCGCTGCATGCCTCACCAATCCGCATCATATATTCATCAAAGGTCTCGCCGTCCGCTTTCTTAAATTCGTCCATGCGCCACCTCAGATCTCAAAATTGGTGTTGGTACGCTGGGTGCGGTTCAGTTCGCGTAGCGCCTCTTCTGCCTCGGGATTGCCAGGCAGCTGAGTCAGCACAGACTTGATTTCCTCCGCATACCAGTGATGAACGGTACGAGTGATATGGACACCGGGAATAACCTTACGCAGATACTCTGCCTCACGCTTAGTAATTTCAACCATTATAATAAATCTCCTTTGTAATTTATAATCGAAAGGGAAATATACAACACCCTTTCATATATTAAGAATCTAAAGTTCATTTCGTGCATTCGCTGCGTTTTCGCTTGATTTTCGCCAGACGTGCTTGTTCTTTCTTTGCCGCACACCCTTTACAATATCTGCTGGCATTTGGCTTTTCTGAGTGATACTGTTCGCCACACACGATGCAATAACATTCCTTCGGGTCAAATAGCTCTCGCACTATGGCGCTTAGATTCAGCCGATTATTTTCAAGCGTCACATTGAACGTGTACGCAATCGTGTCATTCTTATCAAGGGCAAAATTTGGGTACTGGTATAAGCATCCAATGTCGTCAGTGCCGGTTCTGTTCAGCAAGTGATAGTTGTCAGAAATCTCTTTCATGCCCCGCACTGTATTATAGCCGTCATCCTAGTTTTTCCCAGCACAATACATAATCTCCGTTTGCTCTTCAAAGCAGCTCCCAAAACGCTTCATCTTGAACTCGGTATCCAAGGCAAAGGTATCGCTTCCATACAGCCGGCAGAAGAATATCACCCCAAACAGAACACGTAATTGTGCGTAATTGATATGATACTTTCGGCGCGCCTCTGTAATATAGTCCAGATCTTTCTGATAAAGCACAACTTGACGTACATCAAGTATGGGCGCGTTATTTTTGCGGCCTCTGCTGAACATCTGGATCAAGTGGCTACGATCATAGCTGACAGACTCGGGATTTTTCATCCGCTCATAATAAATGGTAGCGCATTCAATAGGGGAGAGGGAGGTTCGCTTCAGCAGGTTTCGCAGCATCAGATTTGACTCGTGATAGTCCTGCCAATGATCGAGCAGCATATTCTCATTACAGTAGAAAGTTGTATATGCCATTTAACCTCCTTACTCGATTGGTATAATTTCGCCATCAATATAGCGACAAAGTTGTCCATGTTCGTTATAGTATGGAGACATATATCCACTATGCAGCCAATAATACATAATTCTTGTGTTCTCATCGTAAATAAGTTTCGTGTTGGAAATACTATACAAAGAACTTCCATTATAAACAGCTTTATCGCCTACATTGTTTTTACGCGGAATAGATGCCCAAATTCCAATACCTAAACATAAACATATTACAGCTATCAAAGTAATGATTGTTATTTTAAAACACCGATAACTCATTCTGTTTCATCCTTCCCATCAACTGCTTCGTGAACATAATTTGAAATACGCTCGAATTCGGTATAATCAAAATACATCTCGCCGCAATCACCGCATACCATCGCCGTGATATCCGGCACATGAACCATCTGATTTTTATAAGTAAATTCGTGCTCCAGTCCAGTCTGCTTTGTCAACAAGCCGCCACAGGTAGGACAATTGGTTATTTTCTGCAGTTTCTTTGTTTTCTTCTTAAACCAACCCATATTATTTCACCCTCGCTTCATGGATTTTCGGTTCAGCGAGACTATATCGCTGGCCAAGGTATTCGTACTCGCCGTTCGGATCGTGAACTGGCAACTGAACAGGAACCGGTTTGATATTTTCGACCACACCAGCCCCAGCCATGTGCCATAAGAACTTCTTGAATTTATTGGGATATTTTTCGTAGCAGAGCACCACAAGAATATTCGCCAACTCTCTCACATCGGGACACACCAGCTTGCACTTGTTGCGGTACACGTTATAGATCGCCTGCCAGTTTGTCTCATAGGTTTTGGCTTCTTCCTTGGTGATACGACCTTCAATCTCTTTATGATATAATTGCCAATTGCGACATTTCTTTTCGAACTCAAGTTGTTCCTTACGGCATTTGTTGAAGTCCAAGAAAATGGCCTCGATCTCGTCAAAGACTGCCTGATCATAGGAGACCTCTGGGTCGTACATGATATGCCAATCAAAGCTACCTGCAGGCTCTTTGCGCCACCGTACACCGCGCTCCCAACGCTCCAGACTCATGCAAAGCAGGTTCATGTTGCTATGTGCCTTGCTGAGATTATGTAAACGTGCGTAGTAAGGACCTGCATACTTCATAAAGTAGGGGGTGCTTTTGGGTCCGGTACCGTATTTCTGTATGTGTCTGGGAATCTTATAACCGCAACCCGTCTTAGCTCGATCAATTTCTTTTCCATTTGCAACAGAAAGCAAAGAGACATATTTCAAATATTCCTGTTTTGTTTTTTCAGTCTTAGGTACTTTATTTTGATATACTGTACTCAAGTTTGAAATTTCGCCAATTTGACTTTTAAGGCCACGGAGAGTACAGGCAAACTTGTTGTCAAGCGTGTCTGTTTCCGCAAGAGAGGTCTTCTTATCTTCAAGGTCGAGTGTGATAGGGATATCAGTATGTATTCCAGGAATCATAGAGGGTTCATTGATGACTAGAACAAGGTCTCCATCAAAATCTGAACCATTGAGTCTTGGAGCATTGATATCATAGATTGAAGTAAAACAACAGTTTACAAGTCCATGAAAATATTTCTGCGTTAACTCATTATCTACTGCATCAACAAGTACGTGCTCAGACCTTGAGATGTGAGGATTTCGTTCGCAAATACGCTTGCCAAGAGCGACACCACGACGATCAAAAGTATAAATTTCTCCAGCTTTTAATGCACCAACAACAGGGAGGCCACCAGCCCATTCCATCAGAGCAACAAGATCTGGCACCCAAAATTTAAAAGTTGCATTCATCCAAAGCTTGCCGCACTTAAAGCCGTCGCGAGTTTTATCAAGCAGGGAATGGATATATTCTTTTACACAAGGCTCGTGAATCATTTCCTGATTACGAGCTAGTGCGGCGATATAATGGTTTAGTGGATTAACATCATTCGCCATAAGACCAAGAAAACAATTTGTGTAAAAGATGTCGTTACTTGTAACTTTCTCATAAAAATCAACCGACATATCTGCAAAATGCTTAAAATCATCAAACTCCATGTCTAGGTTTTGCAAAATTTGGTAATTGCATTGAGTCTGAAGCCGTTCTTTCTCGGCGCTGTAGTTCTATTTTGCAATAGCGAAGCAACTGTTAGTTTTATGGAACTCATCCCAATACCGTTCCCAGTCCTTATATGTGCCATCTTTTTTGAAATACTTATAACCCTTATAAAGACTGACAGTAAGAATCATAAGAGGCTCACTACCTGGTGTCACATCGTATTCTTGACCCCAAATGTCTTTGATTTTTGTCACACCACGTTCGGCATAAAATGTCTCATAGTTGATTTCATGCATACAACCTTTAATATATGGAGCACGGATAATACAGCTATTGATATGTTCCTCTGTACCAATTTGGCGTTCGATCTGGCGCATAATTTCAGGATGACAGATCCCGGCACCATCGAAGCAGTTGATAGTGATATCGGTCTTTTTTACTGCAACATCCTTCTGCGTCCAGTTGCGTTTATTACCCGCCTTATCAACGAACTCTGTTGTTTTATCATATAGATATTCAACCATTTGATCTTTGATTGTGTTCTCATAATCGTTAACGATACAGATTTTAGGGGTCCATCCTGGCAAACAAAAGGCAGAAGATAGATTTAAACCGCGATAAGCGTAGTATTTACTAAGTACAGTCGGTGTTTCAGAAAAATCGAGTCCCATACTAATACGTCTATCTAGCTCTGGGACAATATGTTTTTCAACAAAGCTCAACATGCTTTGGCGAACCATACTAGCACTTCGTTCGCTGAATAGATATGTTTTTCCATTCATTTTAAACCCACGCTTCACAAGTCGTTCAAGCGCTTTTGCCTCATTGTAACCACCAGTTGCATCGACAAAAATAACAAATTTCTGGAATTTACTGTCGTCCATGGAAATCATACGAATCTGTCGGAACATCATATTATCGCCCTGGAGAACAGTAAACTGGGTTACTTCTTCTTCACTTAATCTGAAATTATAATCATGGGTAATAATCCAATTTAAATTGAATTTTAAAACCGAATATAATGGAGGAGAAAACAATTATTAAGCACCCTTTCTTTTGCCCCACACTGGAGTCATTATTGCGTCCTTTTCAGACCAACCAGTTTTCAAACGACCACGAATGGTTGATTTCGAAATACCCATTATGTGTCCCCATTCAGATATATCATGTGTTACGCCATCTATGGTTATATATTTACATGCTGTTCTATTATTCGCCTGAGTATTCCAATCTGTCCATCTACAATTTTCAGGACAGTAATTACCTGTTGTGTCAATACGGTCTATAGTGCATGCTTTTATAGGAGCATCTTTATCGTACCCATTAGCATATGCCCAATCTCTGAATGTCAAAAAATCTTTCCATTCTTCACAAACAGATATGCCACGTCCACCATAAGAATCGTAATGAGCAGCTTTTGGATTGTTGCACCTAGCAATCATATTACGCCATACATTATAAATTCTTTCTTTTGAATAATTTCCCTTAGTTAAATGTAAATGACCACAGCTTTTAGAACGACCATTTTTTAAGAGGGCAGCATCAACATCCTTGACCACGCCACAACTACATTTACATGTCCACCAAGTTTTCCCAGGAGTTTTCAAATCACTTCTTTTTAATACAGTCCATTCGCCAAATTTTTGCCCAGTCAAATCAATATAAGTTGGATAAAACTTGCTACATCCACAGCTTTTTATATTCCCTGTTCTTAAATAAACCCCAGTTGCAACTATTTCATTTCCACAATCACACTTACAAAGCCACTGGGCATATTGATTTGAATTGGACACTATTTTGTTTTCTACTCTCTTTACAACCGTCAGCTTTCCAAATCGTTGTCCTGTTAAGTCTTTGAACTTGCCCATTATTTCATTCCTCCAGTAAGACCGTTCCAGTGGTCGTTAAAGTGGTCATCGCCGTCATCTTCACCATCGCCGCCGCCCATATCATCGTCGCCATACATGATCTCATCGTAGGCCGCCAGACACTTACTGATAAACACAACTAAAATGGGCGTAACCACCAGGGCAGTAAAGAGCACACGTCCTAGAATCTGATATGTAAGCACAAATACAACAAGCATTTCTGCGATAGTAAACATCCAATCAACAAAGTCAACGGAACTTAAAACACCAGCGATAAGTACCATCAGCGGAATAGAGTTAACGCGGATCTCCTGAATATCGTCTCGCTCTGTATCGTTCTCTCCGCCCGGCTTCTTAGGCTCTTTGTCCATACTATTGTGTACCTCCTTAGTCCTCGTCGTCGTCCCACATTGTACGCCGCTTCCGCCGCTCTGATTGCCGCTGGCGTTCGCCGCTTTCCTGAGCCTTCTCAACTTCCTGCAAAAACTGATTCTCAATCATACGCTGTTTGCGGGCGTTACGCATATAGCTGCTCTTAGACACCTTATCACGCTTGCGATCACTCATCGTCGCCGTCCTCCTCATCATAACCATAATCATCTGGGCAGTACATCTCATGGAATAAATATCGTGTCAAAGAAGGGGACATAGGCGTACCATCTTCCATCCACAACGTATCATAGAGCGATGCATTGCCGATCAGTTCCTGCTATTCTGCATATACCTGAATCGCGTCAAGGATATCCTCGTAAGTTACATCATAATCGCGCACAGCATCAGCTACGGCAAATCCAATATTATAAATATCCTGTTTTGAAAAGTCGTTTTCTTTCATATGGTTCCTCCTTATAGCAGCGGCTCACAAATACATGGTCCTGTCAGTAAATCTATTTTATGTTCAAGTTCTGCGATCCGAGCTTGTAATTGATCAATCGCAGTTTGATACGAAGTTGTTGTTGCTCTTATAGTATCTATACGTTCTACTGCAAAATGCGACAGAGGATTTGCTTCATCGACTTTGATAATCGCATGGTTTACTGTATCGTGCATAGAAAATAAACGGTCATTTATTTCTTCAATGTGATTTAAATATTTTGAACCATCAAGTAAAACAGTATCCAATTCATTCATCTCCTTTACAATAGACTTTCACAAACACATTCACTATTTGTATTGATATCTCCATTTATCAGTTTAAAATATCGTCTGTACATCTGTTCAGCATAAGGCCCAGCAATTTCGAATTCAAATCCGTTATTTAATAAGAAAAGTCTTACTTCCCTTTTAACTACAAACGTTTCATCTGGTTCTCCATAGCGGCAAACCGTCATATCGTCTTCGTCTATTTGAAATCTGAAATTATCAAATTCTATTTTACAATCATTCTCAATTTCGATATGTAATTGTAGGGCTGCTTGTTGCTGTACTTCTTCACTGATATATCTTTTCATAATAGACTCTCACAGTAACACTCATTGTGAATAGATACACTGTATTCTTCTTTTGGAAAATTTTCCGATATATAGTCTTTGATAAGCTTTTGTAAAGTTTCATCAGTAACTATGGTGTTATAATCAATCCATTTGTCGAATTGAATAGTGTGATGTGAATTGCCATGATTTACAGTGTCTATGGTCGATCCATTTTCAAATTGAATTCGTACAGGCTGCTTCCAATCTGATGGATATATGTATATCTTATCATCGGGTATCAATAATTGATTGTTCATATCGTGCCTCATAATAGTGATTCACAGACACACTCGTTCTCTGCCTCGACAACATTAGGAATCGCAATCGTCCACAGCGTGTCGTGTCCCATTCCATAGTATTTTACTTCCGCTTGAACTTCACGCTGGTTACCATTTGCGTCAATGTAAGATACAATTTCGTTTGTGGTTCGCAGTGGTTTATCGCTTGGCAGAGACCATGTAAATCCATCTTTCGACCAGTCAAAAGTAAACTCGCCACTGTTGACATCATCGGGATATCTGTATTTACACCATCGCAGCGTGCGATCATCATGTAGCGCATCAAATTTGTTCATTGCTGGCACCTCTGTTATACCAAACTGTTACACACGCATTCATCCCGCTGCACTTCTTGAGGCGTAGTTGGCGGTGTAAACGCAACCTCGCTCGGATCGTATGTCATCAAAGAACAGGCATCGATTCGCACATTCGGGAAGCACATGAACTTAAAGCATCGGTCAATATCATCAACAACAAGTGGCTTATCCTCTAAGTGCAATCCACGATAATTATCAGGAAGCTGGATAGCTGCCAATATGTAAATTCTATACTTTCCGCGCTCTCTGCTCTCCAAATCAACTGCAAAGCCTTGAGGGTTATAGGTGCATCTTCGGTACTGAATGTCCAAATTCCTAGTGATTTCCTTGATATAATCTTGCGCACATAATATGGCAGTACCTTGCATTGGCACCAAGATATTACAGTTGTTCTTAACGGCGTATTGGCAGATCGCATATGTACGTCCACCGCCTCGTGGTGCTAATATTCTTTCCATATTTCACCCCTCCTTACAATAGCGGTCTGCACACACATTCGCACTGTTGATCAGCCAGAGCATCATGGATTACATCGTCCAGACATTCGGGTGTGATGGAGAACTGCTGGAACAAGTCAAACTGATTGTTGTTCATCAAATAGTTCATGGTGATCCGCCGCATTTTATTTTCTGAAATATACTTCGCATCCTCTTCACCATACAACCGCGCAATCTCCTTGAAAAATTCAAAAGTATCGGTCAGCGCCAACCTATCGTCAAAATAGAATGTCGTATATTGTGCGCCGAATTTATCTTTATTGAATATATTCCAAAAATCTTCGGGTGATTTACAGATTGCTGTCTCTTTGCGATGCTTTTGCACAGTATCCATGCGTTCATACCAGTCGCACACTGTGTCATAGATTGATGGCCTTACGAATAAAACGCGCATTATTTCTTCTCCTTCAAAAACTGTTTTTGAGTTATGATATTGCGCTCCATATATCAACGTCCTGAGTTGGTTCCTTTTCTTATGGAGTCTAGCACCTGCTGCATTTGCTAAGGCTCTATATGTGTTAATTAAATTATTTATTCTGTCTGTCATAATAAGCTCTCGCATATACATTCATTTTCTGATTCTGGATAGTAGGGGATTGGACAACTGTATTGAGCTGCACGTCGATCTTCAGAGCAATTTCCTGGATGAAGTATATGTCGTGGATGAAAAGATAGGTCATGACCAAGCTCCCAGCGGAATCCTTGATAATCGAACCAGATAGTATCTTGATTTTTGCTTAGAGCATCATAGAGATTGTTCATCACTTTATCAATTGTCATATACTGCACTCTTTGTTACTCATACGACCTTCGATATCATCAGATTTGCGCCGCGCTCTTTTGCGAACTTGTCGATGGAATACTGCTGACCCTTCTGTCATGTTTGTTCTCCTATGTATTTCTTGAATAACTCTACTATCTGTTCGAATTCCGTTTCTTTGTAACGGTCATACAAAGCTTTCGCTAAACCGTCAATCGCTTCATAGTTCCAGTCGCCAGTAGGAGAGATGTAATCCATTAGTCGTAAGCCGTCTATTCTTACTTTTATCATTCTGCTGCACCCCTTAGTCTAACAGGTCAGCCAGTTGTGCTGTCTCGCTGCGTTCTGTCTTGTTCAGGTAGACATATCCAAAGTGCGGGTTGCCAGCCAGACACTGAATTGCCTTACGCATACCGCTGTTATTTTCAAACACGGCCTCGTCAGTCTGCTTCAGGTCGCCATCAAGCCACAGCATAGATCCCTCACCAACACGGCCAAGTAGCAGCTGTACATGTTCTTTGGTCAGATTTTCAGCTTCTGAAACCATAATAATTGCGTTCTTGTAGTCGCGGCCACGAATAAATCCAAGGTGAGCTACTTCTACCTGCCCATTATTGATCCAGTATTCCAAACCAGCCTCGCCGCCCAAGTGATCAGCCAGAGGACCAGCAAAAGAAGCAGCGCCGAGCTTCTCTAGCAGAGTGCCGGGTAGTGCGCCCAGCTCCTTGGTATTCTTGACTTCGATGTTATTGCGAATCCAGATCAGCTTCTCAACTTTGTGTTTCTCGATCATATCAATAGCAGAGGACACCATAAGCATTGTCTTGCCGCTGCCGAATGTTCCAGCCAGCATCTTAACGGTGATGTCATCGTTCTGCAACATATCAAAGGCGAGCTTCTGTTGATCGTTAAGTGGTTTCACATCACCAGTGAAGCGATTGCTAATCTTCTTGTATTTGAGTGGCACATATTTCTTGCCATTCCATCGCAGCCAGCCTACTGCATTGCCTGCCGGCATATCATCGTCTACTGTGTCTGGATCACGAACAATCAGATAGCCATTCACTGGAGTGTCAAACAGATTCTGATATGTATAGCCTTCATCGTGGGTCTGATATGCCATCGCCATGGCTTCCTCGCCGCCTTCATCAAGAGTGACTTCGGTCTAGCCAGTGTAGTTATTGTTGACGCTTGTTGCTGCATCGGGATAGGTGAATTCGATCGGCAGGTAAAGAATGCCGCTGGCAATATTGGCGCAACTTAGGTCGCTGGTTACGAACTTAAAAGAATCAATGTTGGCCTGGATCTGTCGCTGTGCTTCCGGGAGTCCGGCTTCAATCGCGTCATCCAGATTGCGCTTCATCTCGTCCAGATACCAGCGGGCAGTTGCCATAATCGTCGCGTCGTTGTTATCGCTGATCGGTTTACCATCGAGAATGTAAAACAGGGAAGACATGGGGACTGCTACCACCATAAAGGTGTTGTCGTCGTGATGCTCAGCCAACAGGCGGGTTACAGTACGTGCCTTATAGCGGATCTCTTCGCTCTTCTTGCCGCTTGTCTTGATCTCTTCCAACTCGTGCAGGGTCATATCGGCAATCAGAAACGGCTCTGTTGCACTAGAGGCTGTTGCACTGGCAGGTTCGAAAGCGGCAGCTCCCAAATCAAGAAGCGCGGAGGTGTCATAAAACTTCATTAACGGGTTATCCTCCTTTTATAATGATATTGTAAAGTGTGATTGACTACTGAAAATATAAGCTCGCAGCTGTGGAGAGAACTGCGGGCTTTTTTCTTTATACCTTATTATACACCCATGGCGTGGTAAAAGCAATAGTTTTGTGCAAAATACCGGAATAAAATAATCTGTTGTAAAAACAAATAAAATATAGTAAAAATAGCAGAAAAATTATTAAAATTAAGTAAAAATGAGCAAAAATAATGCATTTTAAGCGTTTCTACGGCGCTTTTGAAACGCTGTTACGCGGTGATCAAGGCACAACTGTGTGAAGATTGGTGTGAAAATCACGATTGACGCGGAACGTTTTATAACGATAATACGTTGTTTACCGGAGACGAAATCGGGGGCTAAATATGGGTGTTTTACGAGTGCACAGATAGGGGAGGTGACGGATGATTTTGGGGTGATCAACAGGTGATTTTGGGTGCTGGTGACTGCGAATTAGGAGCGAATACGGATGGATGATTGTTGCGCTAAGGAGGCGAGTGAGGGGCAGGTGAGGTGCGAAAACCGGGTGATTTGGTACGGGCTGGGGAGATGGAATAACTGGTACGCACGACCCAAACTCGACCCCCTTTCCAATTTTTAACATCCCCCCGGTATGGCCTGAAAAGTATAGGATTCATGCGGGTTTTCGGTGAATGCTACCTTCCGTTATTAGGTAGTATTCGAGTGCTGGAAATCTGGAATTTTCTTTTATACCTTATCTATATATAGGGAAAATCCTTTAATGGATGTTTCGTGCAAAAAATTTAATATGCTATTATGTAGTCACTCCAAGGGGCTACGGAAACAAGGCCCCGGGGAGTAGTCGTACCTTGAAAATTGCAAAGTTTGGATTTTCCCATGTGGGCGGTTTATACCGTGCCGGGTTTTCCGGTCAAGTGGTTATCCCTTGCCATTCCAAAACATGGGTCTCCTATCTGAGCAATTAGTGCGCCCAAACCCGATGGCCGAGCATTACTGGCATAATTCCCAAGAACGTGGGAGAAGTTGCGGGGATGGTGTACCTTGACAATTGAAAAGTACTCACGCACAAAGTAGTATTCGTGCCGGGCTTTGTCTCAAATCTTTTGCGAAACGTGCCGAGGAAATTCTAAAATATGCAAAATTGCTTGACGGTAATTAAGCTAGAAGTGTTTCTTCACACTTCTGGTTGTTGCAAGGTTAGGTTGGGCGCAAGCCCAAACCTACCTGTATAGACCCTGTACAGGGGCGGAAACGTTCCTGTATAGGACTGTGTACAGGTAGTACACAAAACGCAACAACAAGAAAAGAGGAATATTATGAGTAACATTACCGAGTTCGCAATGGCAAACGTGGCACGTCGTATCGCTGATGGTGGCGACAAGTCTACTCAGATGACGGTTAAACTGTTCGCTGAGTGTGGCGAGACTGCGCTGACCCCTGAGAAGTGCAAGGACACTGCATGGAACGTTTACAAAGCGTTCGCCGCATGGTTTATGGCACGGGAAAACGCTGGTATCGACGAGGACACCGAGGATAACAAGGCTATCATTGCCGCATACGCAAAGGGTGCCCGCACTGCCGCCAAAGACTGGTTTATCCTGTTTGGTAGCAAGCCGGGCAAGAAAGAGGGCGATGCCCCCCGTCCCTTTGTCGCAATGGACAACGTTGAAGTCGGTATTATCGGTGACCTGATTGGTTATTCTCGCCGTGATGCTAACGGTGTCGAGGATTCCGAGAAACTCAAGAAAATCTTCACGAAGTATCTGATTCTCGAGACCGCACGTTTGCTTGATGGCAAACCCTATGTCCGACTGTCTGAGGATGACCGTAAAGCCGCTGACGAAGCCGCCAACAAGGCAAAGCGGGAAAAGTCTACCCAGACCCGCAACAACAACAAGAGCAAGGTAGAAGAAGCCAACGACAAGGCCGACAAGGCCGAAGCCGACAAGAAAAAGGCAGAACAGGCTCAGGCAGACGCTGAAAAGAAGCTGTCTGACGCTGAGGCCCTTATCAAAGAAGCAATCGAGCTTGTCAAGCAGTCTCACGCAACTGAGATTGAGAAAGCAAGCATCATCGGCAAACTGTCCGCCGCTATTGGTCAGTAATGCCAAAACCGCTGGTAGACCGGGTAAAGTCTACCCCTGTCGGGCGGTGCAAGTCCGTCCCCTGATGATGGCATTAGCCGAAACAGGTATCGCAACAAGTGGTGCATAGTTACACCACACCGTCAAAGAAAAGAGGTTCACTATGGCAAGTTATATCATTCACATGGTTGGTGGTGTCATACTCGAGAACGTTGAGGATACCACCATGTTCCAGATGCTGGAAAAGATGCAGGTGGAGTGCGTGTGTAATGGAGAGACAGGAGAAGTGGTGTATACCAACCCCGCTTTCAATCCGTCTCGTTCCTCAAACTACAAAGAGGACAACTTAATTGCGCTAACTGAGGAGATTGGTGGCGCACGTCAGACAACTCTGTACCACTTCAACTACGACGACGCTTGGAACGCAATGGCAGAACTGCACGCAGAAAAAGCGGCGGGCGCTGACCTCGATAGCGTCACCAAAACCATTAGCGCCGTATGGTGCAAGCGGTTTGACCGTGATGGCAACTACACTGAGGTTAGCCGCATCGACTTCTAACGCAATCAATATACCGTGAGGTTAGTGGGCACGGGGCAGAAAGCATCCCACTACCATGGGCGCGAGCCCTTTTAAGTCAAGCGAGAAAAGAGAAAGAGGTAAAAACTATGGATTGTCCTTACATCATTCGTGAGAACATTGGCTTCGGCCGTGTTCGTGAGCATGGTTACTATCAGCTCGATGAGATGGCCTATGACCTGACCCACGACTTTGCAAACGCAGATGTCGAGGTCATCACTCGCACTCTGTACAACGTCACTATGGAGAGCGGAGAAGAACTCTCCCAGTTGGATGACGACACGGTGTTCAAGATGTTGAGCGCCGGTCTTCCTGTCAAGTTCATTGAGAACGCAAGAGATGGGTATATCATGTACTCTCGTCCTGAAAGCAAGCCTGCTGTCAAGGTCAAGAGAGTCAGCGGTATCACTCGTGCAAGCGCAAGTCGTGGTGTTAAACAGTACGATGAGCCTGTCGTTTTGCCCATGGTGAAAGAGTGGCTTGTCGTTACTCGTGCCGACGTTCCTACTTGCTCTTACAGAACTGACGATGAACAGTATGCAACGAAGAATTTCGAAATACGCGTTTCTAAGAAGTGGAACGGAGAGCCGTTCTATGACGAAGTTCGTTTGTATCACAACGGACGTGTCATTCGTGCGGCTGTTCTGGGACACGAAATAGTTCTGTGAAAAAGGAGACCCGCCGGGTATGAAATCCTAAATAACATTTGCTGTCCCGGGCATGACGTTAAACTGCCTACCCCTACAATCGGAACGCCTTGACGTGGCGCAGGGGCTTTGAACTAAGAGTCCGAAAGAAAGAGAGGTAATTTTGCGAATGAAAAGTGCTGATTTTGTCGCTCAAAAAGTGGGCGATTGCGCACCGAACATGAAATTGTTTCCGAAGCGTATTGCAAAAGCACAGTACAATGTGTACGGTAATGTGATGGGAGCAATGCTCAAGCCTTTTGTGAATGGCGTTTACGGAATGATGGGCAACATCGTTTTTGTAGCAAGTCAGAACTATGACCCGGCTATGAAGGTAGTTCAGGGTTTGACTTGGTGTGACACCTCTGTTCATCATGGGGTAAAACCTGAATGGCAAACCGAAATGCGTAGTGATCTCTGCTGTTTCATTATTCTCGCGCAAACAGCAAAAGAAATCACTTTGCGCAAATGGCGCGCTCCTCGTAAAGCTAAGTCTGAGTCCGAGATGAAAGAATATCGAATTTGCGCACATCTACAAACGAATAGCGAATCTGTTATCCGAAAGGGTAAAGGCGCAGTCAAGCGTGCACACAAAGAAGGTATTCGTGAACGTGAGCGTCGTGCCGAGCAGCCGTATGAATATCAGATTCTGAATATGGTTGCTTATGGTTCGTTTTCTGTCAAACAGTCAAACTTTATTGAAGGCTCTGGAATTCGTGACCATTATTTCGACAATAGCGACCGCCGTCCTCCAATGCCTCAGTTCCCAGAAAAATGCCACAAAGTTACCAAACGCAAGTGATTTTCGTCTTGAATTTACCACCACTATCCGTTACACTATGGTTAGTTTCATCCCATTTCAGCGAAAGGTGGTAGATTTATGGCTGAAAATAAATTCGTGGTCAAAACCGTATTCCATGACGAAAATGGAGATACTCTGCTTCGTGAGGATTATCGTGAGACACGAGAAAAGGCTCAAAAGCTCAAAAAATTAGCTGATTTTGGCTATACTGAACTATTTGGCAAAGGTCAATCAAAAGTCACAACTGAAATTATTGAGCTTTGATGCTTCACGTCCCGGGGCATGACATAAAACTGCCCTAATTTAATAACCAACCCCAACGTCAGCAAATGCAATCGCAAGATGCAAGTGCTGGCGTTTTCTTTTTACCTCTTTTCCTTGTTCAGAATGCTGGGCGATTTACGGTACCAGGGCAGACGTAACCGTAACCACAACAAAACAAAAAATTGAAGGGAGCGCAAGTATTATGAAACTGTTCAATAAGCCCATGTTTCGTTTTGACGTTTTCGTAGAGAACATCAATACCGGAATGACTGACTGCTACACTGTTATGGCAACTGATGTTAAGCAGGCCAAAAAGGAAATCAAGCGCCGTCTTGATAATGAAACCGATGAAGGTTCAGCTGGCTGGCGACCGTATCAATTTGTCAAGTACAACCAGTAATCACGGCACAAGTAGTAGAAAGGAGAATCATCATGGATTACTTTAGCACTGAATTCGTTTTCGCTTGCGGCATCATCGTTGGTATCGCTTTGGCAATCGTAGCGCAGTCTATCTGGCATGATTTCTGCCGGGCAGCACGCCATCACTAAGCGTCGCTGTTCGAATCTAAACCACAAAAAAGAAAGAGGTATATCGTTATGAAATCCATTCTGAAATCGCTGAAGTCCATGGCAGTGACAGTTGCCGCTGTCTTTCTGATGGCCGCAATCTTTGCCCTGCCTGTTCCCACTGCAAGCGCCGCCGGAAACTCCGTTGTGAAACCCAATGCCGGTGGCCGCTACATCTTGAGCGGAACCGTTGTTCAGGAACCCATCATTGAATGCGAAGATCTCGATGGGAATAATATCCAGCTCCTGTACTGCATGATTGAAGATTGCAACGGCGAATCCTGGTGTTATGCATATGAAATGGACAACCTTAACGATGTGCCGCCCATGTATCAGAGTGTGATTCTGGTTATGAATTGCAATGGCACGCCGGAGGATATCGACGATGACATTATCGAAGATATCCTGTGGTGCAACTGTGAAAACGCCGCTGAGGAAGATTGAAATGGCATTTGTTGCCATTTAATAAAACAAAAAAGAGAGGTAAAACAAAATGGATAACATGAAACTGCTCAGATACGCCCGCGCCGCCGCCGTCGACAAGTGGTGGTGCTATGACAAGATTGCTACTCAGTATGCAGGTCACCGCGCTGAAAGCCTGGCTCGTAAGTTGGCTGATGAAGCAAAGGCGGATGTGGATGCAATCGCCGAGATGATTCGCGCTGAAGAAGCCAAGCGGTGTCTGAATGCCGATGTGATTGCAGAGCTGAAGAATCTGGCCGAGAAAATCGTCGCCAAGGAGCAGTCCGCCGAGACACAGCAGGCCACCGGGGCCCAGCGCATGAAACAGGCCATCAAAGAAGCTCCTTACGTCCTCGTCATCAAATGGAATAATCCCATCATGGGCGAAATGGAATACCCCTTTAAGAGTTACGCCGAGGCTGAGAAGAACTTTGAGGTCGCCAAGCGAGAAGTTCACAATCACCACGTAACCGAAGCCCATGTGTACGAACAGAGCGAAGGTCAGCGTGTTCCCGTGATGGGCATTATGAGCGGCAAGCTGTAAGCCGCCTGGGAAGGGGAGAACACTTTCTAATGATTTTGTCAGAGATCTATCAGATGCATGACAGATTGTGCGCCGTTGTGCTGGACCCGGAAAGCGGAACCATCACACCGATTCGTGTCGTAAATTTGGATACGAAAGAGCTGACCCCGCAGTTTTTCAGTGATGCGAGGGCGGGATTTCCTGATGCAAAACCATTCCGACCGTACAATCCGAACAGCCTGAATTGGCTCATCATTGAAAAATATGGTCTGCTGGTTGCATCTATCAATAATCTGGGTGGATTTATCGTGTTTGAAAGTCCTGATATGATTCCGCTGGCAAGATCTCTATTCAGCAAGAAAGCGAGGTTGAATTATGAGAGACGTTTTTCCCCCAGAGAAACACGCGATCGCCGTGTATCCGCTCAACAACTGGGGCGGGCTTGAGATCACAGCGATTGAAGAGGCGTGTGTCGAAGTTGCAATTAACAATGGCGAACGCCGCAAGCAGGCTGGCCGCCACAAAGTCTATCAGACGAACAAGGGCCATGCGTACTTCGTTATGCATGGCTCTCGTTATTATTTGGACGAATTCACAAGAGTATAAGCGCAGCAGCCGTAAGAAGCGCCGCAGCGCAGCACAAAAACGTAGTAAGAAAGGAGCAATATGAATTATGTTCGCAGCACACCTTAGTGACACGGATTCCACTTGGATGCAGTCCCAAGAGCGCCGTAAGAAGCGTCACATCGAATTGGCTGACCCGTACTTCCTGCCCTATAGCAGACTCCGGCCGCGTGTTCAAATCGAATTGCAGTTTCATATTCTGACTCTGCCATTCACAGTAAAGGAGGGTGATTTGATTGTCTGAGCATCCTATCGTCTGGGTGTTCGCCGCCATGTTGTTTCTGGTTGGCGCACTCCAGCAAATCGGAACCGGCCTGTATTATCTGGGGTGTTTCCGTCGCTACAATCAGGTGATCGACACCCTGGCACGCTGGTTTGATACCGTAGATCCGATCGAAATGACGGAAACGATTCGCAATTTCTTCCTCATCTCGATCGCCCTGGCTCTGTTGATTGCTGTGGTCGTCTAAGCGGCACGCAGTAATACATAAACACAAAAAAGTGAAAGAGGTAATAAAAATGCTGTACTATCGTACCAAAAAGGAAGCCAACAACAAGCCCATGTATATGGGAAAGAGGCGGGACCGCGAAGAGAAGTGGTCGATCTATATCGCAGATGAACTGTTCACTGAGAAAGAAGTGTGCAGGTTGAATCTGAATATGGATTACCTGGAGCCGGTTGAAATTCCGCGTCTTCAGACTCACAAGCAGGGCTGTTTCCGTGTTGCGAATTTTGATGCCACCATCACCAAGGTGGAAGAGAAGCCCCTGGTCGAGCCGCTGTCCAAGGAAGCCACGCGGGAGTTGGTGAAGAAGATGAAAGACCGAGAGCTTTATAAGGCCCGCACCAATCAGATTCCCGATGCCCGTCCCGCCACCATTATGATTCGGTTCAAGGTGCCAACCCCGAAGCAGGTCGGCGGTGCAAAAGCAGGTGGCGCACAGTCGAGCGGCGCACAGGAGTAATCCGGCGGCGCTACTTATAGCGGCGCACAATACATAACAGTGAATTCCAATCAGATTTATAATAAATGCTTTGCAGTGGCGCTCTGGTAAAAATCGGGGCAACAAACTGCGAAGCCTATGTCGGGCGGCTGGTGGTACCGAGGCAGACGTAACCACATCCAATGCAATCGCATATTTGCGTCAAAAAATGTATTAGATTTTTATATAGAAATTACAAAAATTGACGCAAATAAAAATGAAAGGAGAGTGTAACAGCATGTTTGTATGGGGAATTTTTATGTCCCATGAAGATCGTGACGAAACTATTCACGACGACAAGTTTCATTACGATCTTTTTGCTACTGAAGAACGAGCACTTGAGTATCTTAAAGAACAAGAAAAATGGTGGCATAACATCTACAATGATCCTTGTATCACAGATGCGGCTAAGAAGGAAATCTTTGGTGGTAAAAAGCCAGACGAATCCATTCACTTATTCAAAGAGCCTGCCGAAATCTGCGGCGAAGAAGATGTATGGGTTCTTACTCGCGATTACATTTCCTCAACTGGAGCCGAAATGCGCGAAAGAATCATGGCAAAAGAACTATCAGTAAAAGAATAAGGGGGCAAACGTAGCAATGGTTCTCAACATGACTGAACTTCCCATTATGAACTGGTCGCCGGAGCAACTCGAAGCAGCCCGCAAACTCTGCACAGATGGTATCATTCGTGGCTATGAGATGCCCACAATTCTTCCAAGCGACTCGTCAATCCGGGTTCGTTTTATTGCATGGAATGCCGCTGATGAAATCAAATGGTCAGATCCTGAAGCAATTATCATTCAGGGAGAACCCGTTTTTGTGAATGCATTCCTCGAACGGTATGGTCAGAGGCTTCAGTGTTACTCGCCCTGCTACGCCGACGGCAAGTTCGTACAGTTCAGGAGGTTTTGATTATGTCTGACTGGAAACTCGGCAAAGACATGCTCACCAGCGATACGATTCTCGATCCCGTCACGTTTGACGACCTGATTCTGGCTCTGAAATGCAATTGCGAGTGCATCACGCCGGATGCGGTCATTATTCAGGCGACGGAGATTATCAATCAGCGGCTGGAAGATTGGAAGTATCTGATCGAAAACAATATCGACGAAATCATTGCGCTGGCAACGGATGAACCTAATGAGGATGCTGGTCACGATGATATTACACTCGAAGAGTAATAAGGAGGCGGCGCAGTCGTGAGAAATTTGTCCAAACAGAGCCGTAAGAAAATTTTTGATCTGATCAAGCGCGACTGCACATTTGTTGGCGCTTATGATTTAAAACATTCTGAAGAAACCGTTTTGACCTATCTTCCGAAGCCCGGCACGCAGATTCACAGAGATGTTGAGGAAGTTCGTGTCGTAAAAAATCGTAAGACCGGAAACTGGGTCGAATCCGTTGTTGATATTCGGTGGAAGCATGGTATGACCTTGGTAGAAGCCGAAATGATCGAACGAAAATATCAGTGCAAATCTAACAAGTAAGGAGGTAACGTAGCGATGACGCTTAACGAAGCAACAAGAATCCATCAACGCAACATCGATAAGGCCACTGGCAAAGAACTCGGTTTTCGTGAGCGCTACACTCGCTACATCGATTATCTGGGCGGTCTGGATGCGGTCAAACCGTACATCCCGTTCGAGCTTGACTATCTGATTCCGAAGTACAAAAATGATCGCCTGTTCAATAACACACCGATGTCAGCCTGGAACAATGCGGCGGGGTTTCACTGCTCCGGGCTCGATGCGACCCCTACATACGGCGGACTCTGGAACCTGTATCGCCAGCATGGAATCAATACAGCAAGCTGTGCAACCGGTGTCTGTATTTTGAAAGAAGCGGCCGCGATTCTGTGTGAACGAGCGGCGCAATAAGAGGAGTGTTAATTTGTATATGATCAAAGTAACATATCGTGCAGCAATCGCAACAAGCACGCGGCTCGATTATAAGAAGGCTACTTACCAGTTCGAATCTGTGCCAAATGATGTGGTCGATACGTTGTGTGCTGCCATTGATACAGAGTACAAGAAGCGATCAAAAGAGCAGCATGTTGCGATGATTCACCTTGAGGCGGCGCTTGAGACCATGGAGCGATTCAGAAAGCGCATGTACGTGCCGAACTCCATCGAGAGCGTCGAGATCGTTGACGCAGAAGAAAATGGCGACTAATCAACGCCTGTTAGTTGTTGAGCAAAACCCCAAATGGTTGTATAATAAAAAGGAGCGTAACAGTATGAAGTCAGTACAGATTACATACGATGCAAAAGTTAAGATCGGAACCAGCTATGAGCGCGGCGAAGCATGTACGCAGCTCGATTTCCTTGACGATAAGGTTGTGGAGAGCCTGATCGCTGATTTGAATGCGGCACCTGCTGAACAGAGTTCGCACTGGTTCGATCTGCTTCAGACGCTTACCTTTATGAACATGCTGCAAGGACGAATCTTCATTCCGACTTCAATTAAGATGATTCAGGTCGTTGCTGAGATTCCGAATTGTTGAAAACTCACTTGTTCAAAATGTTGAAAACTTAATCACTGATTCATTCTTTCGCTTGCAACAATAATTCATTCCTAATTCGAACTCAAACTCAATTACGCAATCGCTGGCAAACAAACCGATTCGAAGCCGAGACGAGCGATAAGCGAGATGCGGCGAGAATAAATTTGAAAGAGAAAAAGAAGAGGATTATAGGAGATAATAGATAGAGAGTGTGAGAGAAAGGAAGAAGAACCATCAAGGAGAAGGAAAGGAGGAAACTTTATGCGATTCCGAAAACTCATCACGGCGACTGTACTGGCTGCTGCTCTGATGCTGACTGGATGCGGCGGAAAATCTGAGCCGGACGAAAATCTTAACCGGGTCAAGTATGCCAAGATCTACAACCCTGATGGCACGCTGTTGACTGAAGGAGAGTATGAATCCTGCTACTACGGCAACCAGGTCGTTACGATTGAAATCAACGGTGTCAAGTATCAAACCGCCTATGTCAATGTCGTCACGATGTGGTGGTATGAGTGAGTGCGGTAGAAGAAAGGAGCGATAAATCGTGGAAGAAATAATAATGAAAGCCATTCCTGAGCATGGCGGCGTTTCGATGTCCCGGGCTGAGCAGGAGACCATTATCACCATTGGCGCTCTGGATAAGACGGCCGATGTGTGCACCAACGATCCTGTTTACTGGCGCAAGCTTGATGCCATGTGTGAGAAACATCCTGACGAGTACAAGCTCACCAAGATCCACCGCACGAAAGACGGGTTGATCCTGTGTAAGTGGTATTCGGTGCCGCGTAAGCTGGTTCGGTTCGGAACGCCGACAGCGCCTCGCGAACTGACCGATGAACAGCGTGCAGAACTTCGTGAGCGAATGAAAAAAGTACAAGCTGCTCGACAGAATAAGGCCAGCGTCGATTCTCAGCTGAATTCATAAAGAGTTTGACTGTATTCTAAACATACATCATGGTTCGGTAATGAAATTACTCTACTGAGATGTGTTAGGTGTTTTTGTCTTGTAATTCTATTAGAGAAAACAGCAAGGTTTGAATCAGGAGGTGAATGAGATGAACGCAATGCCCTTCGACGATTCCGCATAGTACAGCAGAGTCGCCGCAAAAACAGATTGAGATGAATAGCAAGTCGAAAGGTTTGCACGTTTAGGCCAAGCCAAACGGAAAACGAATTGTTAGAGTGAGATACCCCACCCGTGGCTGCCACTGGAGGGCCGAGGAGCTCATCAGGTGACCCTACTGGGAGGAACTCACGGTACTTACGGTAGAGCCCAAATAGAAATACAGCGATGATACGTCACTCCGAAATCCTGAGCCGCGCTCGCAGCTCATCCGCAGCTCATCAACGCTGCCGGCTGCAGCGATCGCATGTGAGGCACAGGACTCCACAGATATTTAGATCTCAATTTGAAACAAAAGTACATAATCAAATAAGAAAGCGAGTTGAAAACTATGTTGAAAACCGGTCCTCCCATGTGAGGAATCCCGTATTTCACGAACAGATTTGTGATGAATTGTTATCTGGTTTTACCATGATAGCACGTTCAGGCCAAGCCGAACGGAACGAATTGTTAGACCGAGGGGGCACCCCCGAGGAAGGCGGAAGACGCGTCGACTGCAGGCACCAGACATCGCTGGCCACACCAAACGGTGTCATCAGGGGGTTGAAAGAGCCTTATAACACCTCAACCGACGCATCCAACAACCACATTTGGGCCACAACCCCTGGTTCATGAAAGATCACCATCTCCAGCTAGTGGCTTCAGACAGATTTAGATCACAAATCGCCTATATTATAATAATGAAGGTTGTGATAAGAGCAACAAATACAAACAAAATGTAATGCTGTCATTTGTGAATATTTTCCAATTGACAACGATACGTTTTTGTGTAATACTTGTTTCAAGCGAAACACACTTTACAATACCAAACGAAAAGGATGAGGTAAAAAATGAATGCGAATGTAGTAATGCAAGTAGCCACCACCAAGCAGTTCGGCGACATGGAGATTCAGGTCTATGAGAATCCGGCGGTCGATCACACCAGAGCTCAGGATGATTTCTATATGACCCGTGAGCAGATTGGCACGGCGTTGGGATATAAGAATCCTTCAATTTCGATTGGAACGATTCACAAGCGCAATGCGGCTCGTCTCGACCCGCTTTCAGGGTTAATCAATTTGATTACCCCTGGTGGAAAACAGCAGACCTACGTATATAATATGCGTGGTGTCATGGAGATTTGCCGTTACAGCACTCAACCCAAAGCGAATGCTTTCATTGATTTCTGCTGGGATGTGATCGCCGCTCTGATGCGGGGTGAAACCGTATCGCTGAATGCCAATCAGACTGAGCTCAAGCGGCAGGAGCGATTCGACAAGATGACTCAGGCGCTGGCGGAGATTCATTCTAAGATGGACGCTCTCGAAGCCGCACGCCAGCAGGACCGCAACGCTCTCGACAATGTGTTGTTTGTTTGCAAGCAGCTGGAACGAAAGCTTATCTCGATGGGTCAGCCGCAGAAGCAGCCTGAGCAGACCACCACAACTGCCACAACCGCCGCAAAGGAAACCCACACCACTACATACAAAGGACGCAGCGAATGGCGGACTGAGATCTACAAGCTCGGCAACTCCATCGCTCGCATGACTGGTCTGACGCTGAATGCGGTTCTGAAACAGGCTTATGATTATATCGGCCGCAACTATGGCTGGTATTTCAAAGACGAACGCAAGGCGTATGTTGAGCGGGTCGGCTACATGGGTGACATCAAGAACCTCAGCGGCTTGGATATCATTGAGGACAGCGAAACGTGGAAGTCGATCTTTATGTCGATTATGAAGGATCGGTATGATAACGAAAAGCATGACGCTGAGGTCCGAAAGGGGATTAAGTCGGCACTCACCAAGAAGCCGCCTATGATCCCTGCCGATATGATTCCTACTCGCCATAGGGCAGAACCCGCTCCTGAGGTCGTTGCTGAAGAACCCGCACCGGTCGTTGTGGCCGAGGCTCACGCAGTCGAGATTGAAACACCGGCGGCTGAAACACCGGCAGTCGAAGCTCCTGCGGTTGAAGAGCCGAAAAAGAAATATTATTACTACAAGCCGAGCATCACGCTTCCGATCGTTGAACCCATCGCAAAAAAGCTGGGTGATAAGACGCTTGGGTATTGGGTTACCTATGCAAAGATCTATGACGCGATCGGCACTGCAAAGATGGACCGAATGCGTAAAGCGTATGTACGTTCTCACAATAAGCCGCCCAAGTCTACTCCTGATATCTTCCAGAATTCTGATAAGAACATGAAAGTGTTTAAGGAGGCTGCAAAGATCGTGGCGGCAGCTATCTAAGCTATCTACTTCCTCCATTAGCCTTTGAGGCTGGCAGCCGGGAAAGACCGGCATATAACCAGGTGTAGCTCAATTGGCAGAGCGCGTGCTTTGGGAGCATGAGGCAGCAGGATCGTAACCTGTCACTTGGACCATAGCATAGGGCTTTATCCTTTCTCCCTGTGCAAAAAAGCGAAGTTTTTTCTCTTTCACTTTTCCTTTTTCTTCGCTCGTGGCTGAAAATGCCGAGCAGGTACGATAACCCTGCTTTGATATAGAGCTGATGGTCGTACAACAGTTCGATTCTGTTGGGCTCCAGCTAGGTTCGATGCAGCGGCGTAGTGTAGTACAAAGCTGCTGGGGTGGCGCAATTCCACCGTGGGTGATCATACTCCCCCTCTGACACACCCATAACGCTTATATCCGAAAATGTGCGAACAGACTGCGACGAGGTAGCTCCTCGTGGAGTGATGGTCTGGTGACAACATGAGTAGGCTATTGGATGACCTGAGTTGTGGTCTAGCTTAGTCGGTGCCCAGACTGGCGGAGAGTGATTTAAAAGGGCAGCCTTTGAGGATGGACACCATAAGAGACCAATTCGCTTATGTGTTGTATCCGCTGACGCGACTGAGTATTGCGCAAACTTTGTAAGCCGCTTGCTCCTCGCCGATGCCGTTACATGGTTAAATCCTCCTCTCTTATGCCGGTATCGCTCAGCGGCTAGAGCACTGGGTTTATACCCCTTGGTCCAGATAAGACAGAGGCGCGGGTTCGAGTCCTGCTACCGGCACCATTTTTAGTAACATTTTGAAAGAAGGTATGAATCATGACAAATCTGAATATCAAAGAAATCGTTGAATGGATGATCGAAGAAGCGAAAAATAAGGCTTCCGATAGCATCGCAGTCATTGATGAAGGAGAAATCGTTAAAAAGTTCGGAGTGGAGTCTGGATGGCTTCAGAGCCATGGTCCAGAAATTTATCACGAGTGCGATCAGCACTCAGAAGTTTTGGACTCTTTGATTTACACTGGAAATGATAGAGATTATTGGTCTATTCAGCTTACTATTAACAAGGAGTAAATCAAAATGGCTGATAAATATCTCAGTATTATCACGAACTTCGGGTGCCACTACAGCTGCCCTGAGTGTATCGTCCGAAATAACAAGCTTAAGATGACACCGACAGGGGAGTATTCTTCTTACGCTCCGCTGTGGCAAGTTCTTCATAATGAATGCAACGATTGCAACTGGGTATCTGTGTCTGGTGGCGGCGATCCTCTTTTTCACTGGTGGGAGCATCAGGCATGGTGGCTTGGCTTTTTCGAGATGTGCCAACGCTCTTGGCGCAAGACCGAACTGCATACCAGTTACTTTGATGCAGAAAACAATCACGAGGTTATGTTGTTTCCGTTTGATAAGTTCGACCGTGTTGTCTACCATGTTCACGGACTGGATGATCTTGATAAGATTTGCCGTCGAGGCAATGAAATCGTTCGCGTTGTCTTTGTTGTGGATGACATGATGGATGAAGAGGAAGTCAGTAAGATTGCCGACTTTGTTGAGACGTCTAACGAGATCGACGAGCTCACATTCCGGCAGCGTGTGGACGAGCACTACAAAGAAACTTACCATCTGCACGACTTCCTACTGGCTGGTCATCAAAAGCGCTGGTGGTATGTGACACAGTGCGATTACAATACCTACTTCCATAACGGTAAGTTGTTCACCAAGTATACCGATATCTTTGATAAGGAGTGATTCAGATGTACATCGTTGTAAGCGATTACACCAACGAGAAAGCTGATATCTACAAGTCGGTAAGTATCGATAAAGCATTCAAATCAAGAGACGATGCGATTGCTTTTGCCGCTGTCAGCTTTCAGTGTTTTCTCAATGGGATGCCTGAAGATGAGGCCGCTCGGTACGAAGATGCAGTGAAAGTTGACACTGAATCCTACGCTGATTTTTGCGGATGCGAGCTGAGCCCGTATCCTGAGTACGTCGTCGGAGCAGCGGTCGGCGATGGTGAAGATAATCACATGTATTACATGGTGTTTGAAGTAGAGGAATGACCTGCGTAAGCAGTGGCGGCTCGGAAAGACGAGCAATATGGGGATATGGCGGAATTGGCAGACGCGCTGGCTTCAAGTTCCAGTTCTTACGAGTGAGGGTCCGAGTCCCTCTATCCCTACCACCGGCTCGATCGAGTCGGGAGCTTATTGGGTGAAACGGTTTGGCAAATCGGAAAGACGGTTGACTGCTGGACAGACAGCTTTGATATGCTACCGTGGTGGAAAGCATACACGTTCGCCTTAAGAGCGAATGCCAGTGATGGATTGCGGGCTCACATCCCGCCGGTAGCACCACCCCAAAAGGGGTAACATAATAACTCTTGTCAATTATTCTCGGCTCGCTCGAAAGGGTGCAATTGGCCTTGTAAGCCGAGTATCTTATGCGATTGTAGCTCAGTTGGTAGAGCAGCAGGCTGAATGCGCGTCGGTGGTTCAAGTCCATCCAATCGCACCAGGGTTCCTGTCTTTTTTGAATGTTATTCAGCAGGGACCTTTTACCTCATTCTTGTTATCCCCGGCTCTTTTGATACGATGCTTCGGTCTATATCGTATCGAAAGCAACAAGGCTTTGTAAGCCGGGTTTATATGCAGCGGTCGTATAACGGTTAATATGCCAGCCTTCCAAGCTGGAGATGTGGGTTCGACTCCCATTCGCTGCTCCATGCCGCAAGGCAAGACAGCTTTGCCCATTAGGTCTCTAACAAAATGGGGAGTTCAGGTGCCACGAAACTGTCGAAGGTGATAGTTCACGAACGATAGCGGGGAATACGAAACAGTGGTTAAACAGCAAAATGATCCGGCCTGAACATTTTATATGCCGTAAGAGGTAATGCAATAATCACGATGATTCTTTTACAGAGAATTCTTAGTCATGACAAGGATAGGGTGAAGGATGAATGGTGTGAGCACAGTAGCTGTTCGACTCAGCTTTGCGGCACCAATAGGTGCATGGTGGTAAAAGTACGATCAATAAAATAGCCACGACTTCCTTGTTGCGCCCTAATGTTTCGGATATTGTGGTCCGGAATGGAAGTTGTCCTGCTTGGAGAATCAGGAGTAAAGGTGTACCTAATTTATATGCGGCTATGGCGGAATGGCAGACGCGCCAGATTTAGGATCTGGTCTTCGGGTGAGGGTTCAAGTCCCTCTAGCCGCACCATGTTCGAATATCAACAATAAAAAAATCGAAAGGGTAATGCATTATGAAGGTGATTATTAGCACAACTCCTCTTAACGGCGTACTGACTGATATTACTCTCGATACGGGAGAAGACAAAAGCGACGTGGTGGATGTGGTTGGTAACAGCATGATTACCACTACCATTGATTGGCTCAACAGCAAGAAGATGTCGAAAGAAGATAAGAAAGTGTACACTGATATCTTGTGCAAAGTCTTGAAGGAAAATATCTTAAAAGGGCTCAAGTAAGGAGGGAACAGCCGTATGAACTCCATTATCAATCCTTGGGTGTTCTACTGGATTGGCATCGTAGATAGTGTCAGAACACTACTAATCGTCATTCTAACCGTGCTTATGATCGGAGGAGCGATTATGTTCATGTGTACTATGAGCGATGCAGACGATCGTGGCTTTAAAGACAAAGATGTAGCCGAGGAAGTAAAACTCTGCATCAAGGTTGCAATTACAACTTTTGTTGTCGCGGTTCTGGTTTGTGTGGTTCCTTCTGAAGATACCTGCTATAAGATGCTCGCCGCTGATATGTTTACGCAGGATAACATCAACAACGCCACTGAGTATGTCACTGACGTGATCGATTATGCGGTCGACAAGGTCAAAGAAATGGATAGAAAGGACTGAGTAACATGGACGAGAGAAAATTCTGTATCGGTGATCGCGTAAGGCTTGAGTCTCCGTGGGGTCCTGATGATCCCAATGAGGGTAAAGAGGGAATTGTTGTTGGGTATACAGAAGATACCGATTGTCTTCAAGTGCAGCTCTGCGATGGGTACACATGGAGCAAACCAGAATTTCGCCTGATCGAGCACCTGCATGATGATTGGTGGGCACCTGTAGAGTCAACCAGTGAATGCCGCTGCGAGTCTCTGCTTTAAAAATTTTTTTCGCCATCCAAACACACTTTACACTGTCAAATGAAAGGAGAAAACGGATGCATATCAAGTATGTGGACGGCCATTATGAAATCGTGTCGGCGGATAATGGCCAGTTCATTCAGTCGGCCGACACATGGGACGAGGCTCTTGACGATATGAAAGAGCTGCTAACAACAACGGTATAACGAGCAAACCGGCTCGTTTACATAACATTTTTTTATTATAAAGGAGATCAATATTATGAAGGCAACTGTTAAGTACAACAACGTTTTCGTCACTTCTGCTTACGACATCGAGACCCTGAAGAAGGTCAAGAAGTTCCGTCCCGAGGCTCTGGTTCTGTACAAGGGCGAGGGCAAGGAGAAGGAGCCTGTCTGCGCTATCGGTGTCAGCGGTTCTGCTTCTGCCAATGAGATGGGCGTGACTTTCGCAAAGAATTCTGTCACCACTCCCAAGGTCGCTACCATGAGCATCGAGCTGCCCAACGGCAAGACCACCGTCGAGGAGATCAACGAGTTCGTTCGTGAGAAGCTGGGTCTGGCCATCGTGAACTGCACCAAGATCGAGGAGCAGATCGCCGAGGCTATGAGCTCTATCGCTGCTGATGAGGCCGCTATGAACGCTGCTATCACCATCGAGAACGACGCTGAGCCTGAGGCCGCCGCTGAGTAAGAGCGCCGCCTGGTAAGAGCGCCACTGTGGTTCCACGCCGGATGTTCCAGCGCAATACGTCCGGCATTCGTTTTAGATGATTCGTCAATCCGACGTTTCTACAATAAATTTTTTCAAATTAAAAAGGAGTACATATTATGCTGAAGATCACTGTGGGTACCAACACCAACCGTAAGACTGTCATGGCTACTGAGGACACTACCCTGCGTCAGTGCCTGGAGGAGAACGATATCAACTACTCTGCTGGTCAGACTTCTCTGGATGGCTGTGTTCTGCAGCCTGGCGACATGGACAAGACCTTTGCCGATATGCACGTTACCGAGAAGGCTTATCTGGTCTGTGTTCAGAAGATGGACAACGCCCGTTAAGGAATTAACGGAGTCTGATCCTGAATCTGTTCGAGCGAATCTCGAATAAAGTCCGAATATAAATCTGTTCTGGTTACAACAGATAAGTAGCATTGCAGCCGCTGGCAGGCCGGTTAAAGTCTGCCTTATATGTGTCCAGTATCTGGGCTTTTTAAATGCAAGATATGAATTTAAGGAGGAAGTAACTATGGCATTCACTGGTTTGCTGACGAAGCTCGGCTCGAACGAATGCAACGAATTTTTCTCTGACATCAAGAGCAGGAACAAATTCGAAACCGAAGATAACACCGTCCTGACCGTTCTCCGGGCAGTGATGAACGAGGAGCGGCTGGCGACTTTTACCGCTGATCCCGAGAACAAAGGCATCATGCAGTCTCTGGTGGTCGAGAACGAGATCCGGCTCCCGGACAATGAGAAGTTGACAGCAGCCTATTACGCTGGTGAGCGTGGTCCGTTCACAAAGATCAAGCTCGGTCTGTATTTCCATTTCATCCCCAACAAGAAAGCAGCCGATTACATCAAGCAGGTGAAAATGTTCGACGAGGACTACAAGAAGGCGGGCTGGGTTCGTCTTGAGGATGTCTCTCTGTATGTCGATCGCAGTGGTGACGCTCTGGTTTATCAGAACGAAACCAAGCAGGCGACCATGGTGTTCGCTCCTTCGCCCAAGAGAATCCAGGTCATGCAGATGATGATGAGCTGTCTGCCTCGTCTGCTTCCGTGGGCATTCAAGGATCACCCGGCAACCAGGGATGAACTCGATCTGCTGAAGATGTTGGCTGAGCAGAAGTATGACAAGTTCAATGCGGCAATCGACAAGATCTGTGCAGCTTATGACTTCTACGGCAAGAAAGTCGAAAGCATGCTCAAGGGATTCTGCAGTCAGAACTTCACCCGCTCGATCCACGATCAGGAAGAACGTGTCCGCCGGGCAGAGAACAACGTCAATGATTACATGAACAGCGCCCGCAATGCCATGAAGCAGGTGGACGAAGAGCAGATGAAACTTCTGGTGCTCCGGAATCGTGCCTGCAACTCTGGAGAAGATGAGAAGGAGCTGGTCGATTTCTTCAAGGCGAACAAATCTCTTATCGCTCTGGATAAGTCCGGCAATCAGCTGTGGGTCGGCGTGAACTGCTATCTGAATGACTACAACGAAGATATCTTTAAGCAGTATGTCGAAAAGCAGGATAAGATGTCCAGCTACATCTACGAGGAGAGCCCGTATGATATGGATCTTACCAAGAAGCTGTTCCTGGCTATCTGGAAAGAGCACCGGTTCAATCTGCGTGTCTACTGCGAGTGGATCGTCTATGATGACTGCCGCGTCGAAGCCATCAGAAGCAGTAACATGAATCACCAGGAAGACCTGATGAAGGATCGTTTTCCTCAGCCTCATATCGACCGGTTTACCTGTTACGGCGGCTATCGCGGTATGCTTCAGGATCTGGCTCTCCGCCGTGATTACATCGGTGTTTTGTCTACTCTGGTGACTTCTTCTTCCTATATCAATTGGACGGATTCTACGGTCGTCAGCTGGATGATGGAAAAGCTGTTCGGCGATTATAGTAATCGGAAGTGCTTGGAAGATAAGGATGGCAATCTCTACACCATCAAACAGGTGGTTGAGATTCTGGAAAACGAAAGCAGAGAAACGGCATAAGGAGGTTTGAAGTATGCAGCCGGTTAAGATGAATGACGAACTGATTCAAGGGATTTTGCAGGAGTTCTATGCGCAGGCTTCTGCGTTGGGTAATCTGCAGGCGGATAAGTTCTCCTTTAACAAGAATTTTTCCAAGCCTGCCAAGGACGCAGTCGAGGTGAATTTCACTCTGGAAGCTTATCACGAGATGTGTGCCCTGATCGATCACTTCAGTACCGAGGTCGCCTGGCACGGTCTGGTGAATCGCATTGATAAGACTCACTTCCAAATCACCAAGATCCTGGTTTATCCGCAGCAGGTTACGGGCGCAACAGTGAATACGGACCAGGAAAAGTATACGACCTGGCTGTATGAGCTGGACGATGAATCCTTTAATACGCTGCGGTTCCAGGGCCACAGTCATGTGAACATGAGCACTTCTCCCAGCGGCGTGGATATGCAGAATCAGTGGGATCTCATTGATACCCTGAGCTCTGAGGATTACTACGTCTTTATGATCTGGAACAAGCGGCGGGAGTATAACGTCCGTGTTGTGGACATGGCGGACAATGCCATCTACAGCGGCGACGATGTCAAGGTGACGATTGGAGAGGCCGATACGAAAGGGTTTCTCGAACAGGCGGAAGCGCTCGTCCAAAAGCCGGTCACAACTACATACAGCGGCTACAGCGGCAACTACAATGGTGCAGCTTACTCCGGCAACTACAGCGCGGGTACAGCAGCTTATCAGGGAGGCGCGTTCGTTGGTAACACAAGCACCGCAGCCGCGTCCACGAAAACAAAAGCAGAAACGAAACCGGCAGCCACGACGAACCCGGCGCTGAAAACTGTCACGGGTGGAGCCGCCCCTAAGATCGATTCAGCCAAGAGCAAGGGAAGCGAATCCAATCTGATGAAGTATTATCAGGAGAATCCGAATGACCTGATGAACAATTGGAATTCGAGCTGCTATCCCTACGCTGAAGCATTTCAGGACTAAGAAAGGAAACAACAATGGATCTGAGCAAAATCGAAATGGTGTTTGACCCTGCTTCTGTTAAGGGTCGCATTCATATCATCGGCTGTGGTTCGGTCGGCTCTACTGTGGCTGAACTGCTGGCACGATACGGTTTGACCAAGTTCACTCTGTGGGATATGGACTTTGTCGAACCCAAGAATATCGTCAACCAGATGTTCTTCCAGCAGGATATCGCACATCCCAAGGTGGAAGCTGTGGGGAACATTCTGTGCAATGTGAATCCTGATATCAAAGAGGATCTGGTTCTGATGCCCAATGGCTGGCAGGGCGAAACCGTCAAGGGCTATGTGTTCCTGGCCGTGGACAGCATCGAGATCCGCAAGCAGTTCCTGGAAAAGAACAAGTACAATCCTGAGCTGCTCGGTGTGTTCGATATCCGCACTGGCCTGTATGATGCACAGTGCTGGTCGGCCGATTGGAAGGATCGTAAGCAGATCGACAATCTGAAGAACTCCATGAACTTCACTCACGAGGAAGCAAAGGTAAGTACGCCGGTGTCTGCATGTGGCATTGTTCAGGGTGTTGCACCGACCGTTCGTTTCGTCTGCTGTCTGGCGGTTACGAACTTTATCAATTTCGTGGGAGGCAACCAGCTGAAGAAGCAGATCGTTGCAACCCCGTTCATTCTGGGAGAAGAGAGCGTCATGGCGTTCTGATAAAATCGTAAATAAATAATCGTGATGAATAGTTGTTTTTATAAACAGCGCACTTAGGCCAAGCCAAGTGTATCGAATTGTTAAGAAGAGGGGGTCCTCCCCCCGAGGCATCAACATTGCAAAACTAAGCGCGTGCCACCGGCTGGCGGTGCTACCACAGGGTTCGGAACGACCTTTTTGGGTCACCCGAATGCGGTTATATAGCCAATTTCAGCATCCAATCATGATCGGGACCTCCTACAGCATGCATTATAGCCTCAAGAAACCCATTTAGATCACGATGAAATCATAAAGGAGAAACAATGTACATTACATATCTGAATCCTCCTAAGACTCGGCAGATCACTTTTGATGAGATCCTTGCCGGTGTCCAGAATGTAGAAGCACTGCACTATGGCGGCAGCAACACATCTACAATGACCGTGTGTCGCAACGATTTAACCGCCAAACTTCGCGCTATCACCAATGTTCCTGAGATGATCGAGAAGCTGGCGGCCTACAACGTGAAGTATGCGGCGCTTGAATCCAGCGATATCCCGAGTCACTACTCTCACTTTGAGATTCCAAAGAAATCTGGCGGCTGGCGACCCATTGATGCGCCCGATGAAACTCTTTCTGATGCACTGATCGAGCTGCGGGAACTGCTGAAGAGCTTTATGATCGCAGATTATCACACGAATGCTTTCGCATATATTCCCAATCGCAGCTTTATCGATGCAGTCCGTAAGCATCAGGCAGGTCACAATAAAACCGTCGTTGATGAGGCGACCGGCATGAAAACGGTCGTAAATTATCAGAATCATTGGGCGGTCAAGTTCGACTTTCATGGTTTCTTCCCCAGCACGACACCGGATTTTCTGCTCGGTATGATGAGTGTAATCTATCCGTTCGCTCTGATCATGCGGGATGCACGTGGCCAAGATGAACTGGCAAAGGCGGTCAACCTGTGCTTCCTTCGCAACGGCCTGCCGCAGGGAACTCCCATCAGTCCGTGGCTTACCAATGTGATGATGATTCCGTTTGACCACTGTATCACTCGCAAGCTGTGCTATGGCTACAAAGCAAAGGACGGCATCGATCGCGAGTTTACTTTCACACGATACGCAGATGACATTCTCATCAGCTGTTATCATCACTTTGACCCGATGGAAATTCAGCAGATCATCATTGATGCGTTGAATTTCTTCCATGCGCCGTTTACTCTGAACGAAACGAAAACGCATTATGGCAACCGGCACTCCAGCAAGAACTGGTGTCTCGGCTTGATGTGGAATAAGGATAATCAGATCACGGTCGGCTGGCGCAATCTTAAAATGTTCCGTTCGGCTTTGACGAATTATATCAATGCAAAGCAACACGGCAGAACCTGGGAGCTGGAAGATCTGCAAAAGTTCAATGGCAAGCTCAACTATTATCACATGGTCGAGCCTGAGGTGATTGACGAATTGATCCGTCGCTACAATGCGAAGTTCGGCACCGATATCATTGCGATGCTCAAAGAGGATCTTCGTCCCAAAGAGGGCGTTGTTGCATAAAAAATGGAGACATACACAAGGAGTGATGATCTATGATTGAAATTATGTGCCGGGATGGAAAGGTCCCATCGAAGGAGCTCGAAAAGGTCGCGGATATGATCTACTATTCCACGGGAATCGAAACAGAGGTGGTCTACGAAGAGGATCGGCGAGCCCTGGTGTTCTGGGGTCCTGAGGATGTCAAAGAGATCGTGGAAAGTTTGAATCTGAAATCGATCAACACAGACGATACCAATTTCTGCGATACCATTGTGGCCGCCGCAGAGCCGCGCATTCACCAGGCAATGCTGGAAGCCGGCAGAGATGTCCTGTTTGATGAAGTCTGTGAAACGGCTGCATCCATGGGCGAACAAATCGAATTCGATGAGCCCAATCAGTAATCAGTAAACAAAAAATCACTTTGCATATCGTTCCAAAAGAGCGAGCATCACGCCCAAGGCGGATGTTAAGAAGAATACCCCAGCAATCGGCCGCTGCACTCCGCCATGGGCCCTGATCGTGCAGCTGGCCTCAACCAATCCTTGTCAAGAAACACTCGTCCTTCGATCCGGGACGAAAGTCACGCGCCAGGTCGCGTGACAGAAGTCCCTGATCGTGCGTCCTCCCGTTTCCAGAGCATCGGATTTAGAAAGTGATTTTGATAAAAAAAGGAAAATGAGGTAGAAATATGGAATTGATGTATAAGCCAGGAGATAAAGTAATGGTTCGCCCGGATCTGAACTGTCGTGAAGTTTATCGTATGAGGTCAGGCCGCTACAATGGGGACTTCACCTACAATGTGGTTGATCAAATGGCAGATCAGGCTGGAAAGGTTCTTACGATTCTGGGTCCTCGCGACGGAGGAGCTGGATATAGCCTGGAAGAGCTTGATTATGGCTGGACCGACGAGATGTTTATTTCTATCAATGAGTGCTGCTGTGAATCTCTTCTGTGAGGTGAACTATGAAATACAGATATGATGTCGGTGACGCAGTGGTCGTAAAGCGAGATCTCAAAACGGGATGCCACTACTTTATGGAGTCTGGACCTAGTAGGTGCACATACAACAATGTTGTCGACGAAATGAAAGAGTTCGGAGGCAAGACCGTTCACATCTCAGGGTATTTTGATGGCCAATATCTCATCGAAGAGGACGATGAAGGATGGTCCTGGACGGATCAGATGTTCCTGACGCAGGACAAATACAGCGCTGCTTGTGTTTGCGAAAGTTTATTATGATTGGAATGATTTGAAAATGCAGAATCCCTGCCATTATTGTGTGGCTCCAAAGCGTTATCCCGGGTGTCACGATCACTGTCAGGAGCGCCAACAGTACGTCGAAACTGAGCTGACACAGCAGCACCAATACAAAGAAAAGTGCCGCATGATCAACGATTTTAATAATGAGCTATATACTCATAACCTGCGTTATAGAGAAAAACATCAACATAGATATTGATTTACATAGAAAGGATGAAGATCAATGGCAGAACCGGCACGTGAGCGTAAGGAGCGCGTAGTTCAGTTCCCGCAACAGCCTGGTTCCGAAGCTCACATCACCATGAGCGAAGCCGAGCTGAAGGAAATGATTTGGGACATCGTGGCTGCCGCTCGCAAGAAAAAGCACAAGACAAAGCCAACCAACAGCCTTTATACAAAGGATGGCCGTATCAAACCTTCGCCTGCTGATCCGATTCGTTCCAAAGAGGATTTCCAGAAACTGGCGAATTATTTCGCTTCCAACGGCGACCCCAAGTTTCGTCTACGCAACAAGGCGATTTTCGTGTTCGGGTGCAGTCTGGGTATTCGTTGTGGCGATCTTCTCAGTCTGAAAACGGCCGATGTTTACGAACAGGATGGCAGTGTGAAAGAGCATGTCGAACTGATCGAAGAAAAGACCCGTAAGCGCAATGTGTGCAAGATCCCTAAGATGGCAGCTGACATTCTTGAGGATTATTTCGATGAACAGAATTTCGAGATTAGTCAATCTGATTATCTGTTTCGCAGTCGCAAGGGTGGTCCTCTGACAGTGCGCGGATTTTATCGGATCTTGAAAGAAGCAGGGAAAGCGTGTGAGCTAGATATCGATCTGTCCACTCATACCATGCGCAAAACCTATGCAATGGCTGCACTTCAGACAGCGAAAAAAGCTGGTACATCTGGGCAAACGATCGAGATGCTTCAAGAAAAGTTTAAGCATAGCAGCCAGCGTGTCACGATGCATTATGTCAAGGCAGACCAGGATAAGATGGACGAAATGTCTGATCGTGTGTCGGACTGGTTCGATGATGGAGGAACGGAATGACTGATTACATGTATCACCCAGGCGACAGAGTCCGCGTTCGACTTGATCTTTCGGAACATGAAGAATATAAAATGTTGTCTGGCGAAAATAAAGGTCAACGCTGGGTGATTTTTGACTGGATGAAAAAATACGCAGGACAAGAGATCGTCATTCAAAAGATCGCACAAACTAGTGGTGTTTACAGAGCACAAGGAATCGATGGCTGCATCTGGGCTGATGAGATGTTTGAGCCGCTTGTCGTGGACGAGTGCGTTTGTGATTCATTGCTGTAATGGAATGGAGGAAGTAGAGCAATGTCAAGATATTATCAGTATAAAAACGGAGAGGAAGTGTTTGTTCGACCTGATCTGGAGCGCGGTGTTCAGTATTATATGCGTTCCGGTTACCGAGCAAATGATGTCAGTGCCACCCTTACTTATTCTCAGGCGCAGCGGCTTGGCACTGTGGTTCATATTGCCGGCAAGCGCAATGGCCGCTATTACATCGATGAAGATTTTGGGTGCGATCGGTGGACGGACGAGATGTTCGCAGCACCCAACGAATGTATCTGTACGCCGCTGCTGTGAGGTGAATTATGGAAGGGAAATACCTGTACGAAATTGGCGACCTCGTAAAAGTTCGCGACGATATTGATCGAAACATGCAGTATCGTATGCGTTCCGGTCCCGAAGCTGGACGCGAACCCGGGACTGTATATGATATCGGAAAATATAAGGGGTCAGTCCACAAAATCATTTCTTATGAGCATGGTTATTACAAAATCGATAATGACCCTGATCATCTGTACTGGTCTGATGAAATGTTTGAGCCGATGTCGGTAAACGAATGCATTTGTGACTCTTTGTTGTGAGGTGAATGTGATGGTGATGGATAGTTTATTGTATCGGCCGGGTGATCTAGTAACGATCCGTTCGGATTTGGTTGGCGACCGCGATTATCCCGTCCTGTATGGCCCTTCAGCAGGTAAACGAACTCTTTATTGTAACGATAGTATGGTCAACTATAGCGGCAATACATATGAAGTCAATGGATATTCCGATGACGATGATTTCTATACGCTAAGGGAAATCCCATGGCTATGGACTGAGTCGATGTTTGAAAGCCCGACCGAATGCATTTGTGACAGTTTACTGTAATCAAAAAAGGAGAATGAAAACAATGGCAAACTTCAAAGAATTCCGCACTCTGCTTCAGAAGCATTTCGATGAGATGGTCAAGGATGGCGCACCTCTGTTTATCACCAATGCCGACGAGGACAAGCTATATAACCTCTATTTGGACAGCTTCCCGGCTGGCACGAATCCTACCTTCCGTAAGCGGCGTGAGTATGATTGCTCCTGCTGCCGTCGTTTTGTGAAGAATATCGGCAAGCTGGTTTCTTTCATGGATGGTCAGATGGTCACTGTCTGGGATTTCGACACCAAGTCCGATGTTTATCAGCCGGTTGTGGATGCGCTGGCTGCCTATGTGAAAACCTGCGCCGTTGTGAATCCGTATTACGTCAGCCGTAACATGATCTCTGATGGCAAGTTCGGCACAGAGATGAACTATGAGTATGACGCTGATCATAAGGCGGTTCGCACCTGGGATCATTTCGCTGTCGAGATTCCTCAGCGGTTCATTGTCAATTCCTATGATGTGTCCACCAAGATGGCCGAGTGGCGTGATTCTGCCAATGTGTTCAAGCGCTCTCTGGAAGAGCTGACTATGGACGCTGTGGATACTGTGCTGGAGCTGATTGCTCAGAACAGCCTATATCGCGGCAAGGAGTTCGAGGGTTTGGTTCGTGGCTTCAAGAGCGATAAGCAGGTGTATGATCGTCTGCCCGATGAAAAGAAGTCCGCTTATGTCTGGATGGCTCCCGGCGGTGCATCTATGAACCGGCTTCGTATCCGTAATACAGCAATCGGTACTCTGCTGGTAAACCTGAGCGAAGGTATGGACGTGGATGCTGCTGTGACCGCTTTTGAAAAGGTGGTTGCTCCTGCAAACTATAAGCGTCCTAAGGCGATTTTCACCAAGAAGATGCTGGAGGATGCACAGAAAACCGTCACTGAGCTGGGATATATGAACAGTCTGGCTCGTCGGTTTGCCACTCTGGATGATATCACCGCCAACAACATCCTGTTCTGTAACCGTGATTCTGCTCCTCGGGTGATGGGCGCTGCGAATCCGTTTGAGGTAATGGCGAAATCTCTGGGTACTGATCCCAAGAAGTTCGGCCGCGCAGAAGAAATCGGCATCGAAAAGTTCGTAAAAGAAGTTCTGCCTACTGCGGCAGGTCTGGAATTGTTCATGGAGAATCGCTTCTCGAAGAACATGGTATCTCTGATTGCGCCGCAGGATAAGAGCGCGCCAAGCATGTTTAAGTGGTCCAATGGTTTTAGCTGGGCTTATACCGGTAATATGGCAGACAGCGATATTCGCGAAAACGTTAAGGCTGCTGGCGGCAAGGTGGATGGTGTGCTGCGTTTCTCGATCCAGTGGAACGATGTGCCGGGTGAATGGGATGAAAACGATGAGGATGCTCATTGCATTGAACCCGATAAGAATCACATCTATTTCGGCAACAAGTGGCACCCTCGTACTGATGGCCGCCTGGATGTGGATATCACTCATCCTTCGCGGGATAAGGCTGCGGTTGAGAACATCACCTGGCCTGACATTAAGAAGATGAAGGAGGGCGAGTACAGCTTCTATGTGAACTGTTTTTCTAGTCGTGGCGGTAAAACTGGTTTCCGTGCTGAGATCGAATTCGATGGCAACATCTACTCCTTCAACTATGATAAGCCGCTGCATGGTGGTCAGAATGTCGCCGTGGCAAAAGTCACACTGAAGGATGGTAAGTTCTCTATCAAGGAGCTGCTGCCCAGTTCTACCAGCACCCGCGAGATCTGGGGTGTGAGTTCCAATCAGTTTGTACCTGTGTCTGTGGCGATGTATTCTCCGAACTACTGGGACGAACAGACCGGCAATGGCAACCGTCACTACTTCTTCATGCTCAAGGACTGCGTCAACCCGGAAAAGCCCAATGGTTTCTACAATGAATTCCTGAAGGCAGACCTGCTGCAGCATAAGCGTGTGTTTGAGGCACTGGGCTCTCAGATGGCAGTTCAGTCCGTCGATGACCAGCTGTCCGGTGTTGGCTTCTCTGAGACCCAGCACAACAGCTTCATCGTTAAGGTGCAGGGGGCAACCGAGCGAGTTCTGAAAGTGGTGATTTGATGGACTATCTTTATAAACCTGGAGACAAGGTCCGACTAATTGATCATTTTGTTAAAGAACGCGAATATCGTATGGTGTCTGGACCGGGTTATGGGTGTACTACAACCGTAAAATGGACTTATGAAGAACGTTCAAGACTCGCTGGCTCTATTGTTACGATTGCCGAATATTATAAAAGCGGACATTATCGTATCAAAGAAACTGGTGGCCGTATGTGTTGGACTGATGAGATGTTCGTCGGCCTAGCTGACGAAAGTGAGTGCTACTGCGAATCTCTACTGTGAGGTGCTAAATGGATTATCGTTATAAGCCGGGTGATCGTGTTGTGGTGATCAATGATATTCGAGAGTGTAAAGATTACTACATGCGCTCTGGGAGTCGGTTCCCGCTTGCTAATGTGATCTACGTGAGCGAAAGTACGATTCGCACACGAAAAGCCTTGGAGGGAACGGTTGTCACGATTCTTGAGTATTGCCGCAATCGATATATCATCAAAGAAGCGGATCGGAAAATCCTGTGGACAGATGATATGTTTGTTGGTCTGGCGAACGAAACTGAGTGCTATTGTGAATCTCTGCTATGAGGTGTCAAATGGAGTATCGATATAAAATAGGCGACGCTGTTTTAGTTCGAGATGATCTTAAGTATGGTGCCTTTTACGATATGAGGTCTGGTCCTTATCCAAAAGCCAACAGTAACATTGTGACATTGGATATGTCGGAACTTCATGGGCAGTTGGTTCATATTAAAGATTATTCTTCTAACGGGCACTATATTGTAGAAGAAACATATGATTTTAGATGGACTGATGACATGTTTTCTGGTTTGGCAAACAATGAGTGCTGCTGCGAATCTCTGTTATAAGGAGGCACAAGTTGCAAGATACAAAATATCATGTAGGCGATGTCGTTATTGTCCGCCAGGATTTAGATTTTAGAAAATGTTATTGGATGCGATCAGGTGGAAAAGAAAACGCTCCTTGGAGGAACGTTGTTTCAGATGTTGTAACTGAAGACATGATAGAGCTTTGTGGACAGACTATCGAAATCGAAGAAATAGTCGATACGGTTGATGGTAAAAAATACAAAGCAAGAGGTCGCTACTGGACAGACGACATGTTTTCTGACCAAATCGGCAACGAATGCTACTGTGAATCGCTTTTGTAAATCTGAAAGGAGAAATTATCATGGAAAAGAATCTGTTTGAAATCGCAACTCGTAATCGCTATCGCTTTAACTACAAGGGTGTTATGACCGTAGAGGATCTGTGGAGTCTGCGGGTCGAGGATCTGGATGCCATCTTCAAGATGCTGAACCGTCAGAAGAAGACCGCCGACGAGGATTCTCTGCTGGCCACTAAGAGCGCCGAGGATCAGGATCTGGCCAATAAGATCGATATCGTCAGATACATCGTGTCTGTCAAGATGGCTGAGGCAGCGGAGCGTGTGTCTGCCGCCGAGAAGAAGGCACAGCGCGATAAGATCATGGAGATCGTGGCAAAGAAAAAGGATAAGGCGCTGGAAGACATGGGTATCGAGGATCTGATGAAGAAGTTGGAAGAGCTGAATTGAGAAAGGAAGTACCAAGCATGAAAGTTGTTGAAAGCGCAAGCAATCTGTTCCTGTATGGCAACGATATGAAGGCGTATGACAAGATCCCGGCGGGTACATATGATATCCACTGTTCTGAGATGACCGGTTTTTATCTGTCCCGCCGCCCCGATATGGTCATCAACGAAAAGGTGTATGGTGTTCAGAGTGGCAAGGTTGCCAAAGTGCTGAATTCGTTCAAAGTGTTCAACCGCAACCTGGGTGTCATCCTCAGCGGCAACAAAGGCATCGGCAAATCTCTGACCGCTAAGATGATTGCAATCGAGGCCGTCAAGCAGGGCTATCCTGTCATTCTGGCTAACCGCTATATCGGCGGTATCGCCAATTTCATCGAATCCATCGATCAGGAAGTTATGGTCCTGTTTGACGAGTTTGATAAGACCTTCAAGTCCCGGGACAATGAAAGTCCGCAGGATACGATGCTGAGTCTGTTCGATGGCACTAGCGCGGGCAAAAAGCTGTTCGTTGTCACCTGTAACCAGCTCAATGGCCTGAACGATTATCTGGTCAACCGTCCAGGTCGCTTCCACTATCACTTCCGCTTCGATTACCCGGGCGCTGACGAGGTCGAAACCTATCTCAAGGATAAACTCGAAGAGAAGTATTATGATCAGATCCCAGCTGTGGTCGATTTTTCTGGCAAGATCGACTTGAACTATGACTGCCTGCGGTCTATTGCCTTTGAACTGAATCTGGGCACTCCATTCGCAGAGGCCATCAAGGATCTGAATATCATCAATATGAACGAGACCAGCTATAAGCTCACTGTTATCTTCAAGGATGGTTACCGTGCGTCCTGCACCAAGCGTTTTGATATGTTCAATGGCGCACAGCGTATCTGTTTTGATGTCAAGCTGAAAGATGGCTACTGGCCTGATTGCTACATCAACACCGAGGATATCCAGTATAACCCCGCCAACGGTGAGCAGTTCATTGATGGAAAGAAGGTTGATGTGATCAATCCGTATTCCAAGAGCGATGACGATGAAAAGGATCGTTATGAAGCTTTTGAAAAGGACAACGGTGTGGTCAAAGTCATCATCTCCCGTACTCGTGAAAGAGACATTCACTACATGGTCTAAGGAGGCTCAATATGGTCAAAGCAAATCATTATAAAATCAGTTCTTTTCCTGACGGCACTCCGCTGATCAAGAAGGATCTGACCATCAATTATCTCAACGTGATCAGCATCGTCTGGACGTTTGAATCCATGGCCGAGCTTCCCACGGTCATTATGATCGCAAAGGACGCAAAGGATAACGGGGCAGATGTCGAGCTGTTTATGCCGTATATCCCGAATGCTCGTATGGACCGCGCCTATCACGACGAAGATGTGTTCACCCTCAAGTGGTTCGCAGATGAAATCAATCGATGTGGATTCAGCTGCGTTACCGTGTTTGACCCTCACAGTGATGTGGCTCCGGCACTGATCGATCGGTGCGAAGTACATACTCCGATTCGTGAGATTTGTCAGGCAATCGAAGAAAGTAAGCCTGATGTGATCTACTTCCCGGATGCCGGCGCAATGAAACGATATGAGGAAACTGTTCACTGGGCATTGGAGCGAGTCAAGTGCAACGCCTATATCATCCATGGTGATAAAAAGCGGGACTGGGCAACGGGCAAAATTCTCGGTCTGGATGTTGTTGGTGAAGTGAAACCTGATGAAAAGGTTCTGATGATCGATGATATCTGTTCTTACGGCGGTACCATGTTCTATTCGGCCAAGAAGCTGAAGGAACTGGGTGCTGGTGATATCGATATGTATGTCAGCCACTGCGAAAACAGCATCCTGGATTCTGAGCGTGGCCATCTGTTTGATGATCCGGAACTGATTCATATGGTCTATACCACAGACAGTATCTTCACCGGCCATCACGACAAGATCACTGTTTTAGAGCGTCATTGGGACGAGGACTGATATGAAGTATGCAAAAGGTGAAATCCTTAGTGCATATCAGCGCTTAACGAAAAGTATCAAATATGGAGATACATACTGGTCTGAAAAAGCAATGATAAGTGATGTTCTGAGTGATTACTTCAATCGAATCGAGAGCAAGAAAGTTGTAATCGATCCAAAGTATGAAAGCTACAGATGCCCAAAGTGCAATACAACGTTAATTGGTCAATATGATCACTATTGCGGACAATGTGGTCAGAAATTGGACTGGAGGATTTGAAATGATCAATATCAACCCGATGCTGCTGTGTGATTTCTACAAGACAACCCACAGTAAGCAGTTTCCGGCCGGCACTACCAAGCTGGTCAGTTATTTTACTCCACGCATGAGCCGACTGGATGGCGTGGATGAAGTCGTTGTGTTCGGCATTCAGGCGTTCTGCAAGGATTATCTGGTACGATATTTCAACGACAATTTCTTCGACGAACCAAAGTGTATTGTAGTTCCTCAGTACAAGCGCGTCCTGGATGCGACCATTGGTAAGGATGCTTACGATCTGAGCAAGATTGCAGCGCTACATGATCTGGGATATCTTCCTGTTGAAATCAAGGCGCTGCCTGAAGGCACTCGCTGCCCCATCCATGTGCCGTTCCTTGAGATGAGCAATACGCATCCTGATTTCGCATGGGTCCCGCAGTTCCTCGAATCTTTTATGAGTTCTGAGCTGTGGCATCCGATGATTTCTGCAACGGTCGGCACCCTGTATCGCGATATCGTGGACAAGTATTACGATGAAACCGTTGAGGATGGCGTGTCTCATGCTCGTGCTTTGGGTGATTTCAGTTTCCGTGGTCAGGAGTGTATGCAGTCGGCAGTTAAGTCAAGCGCCGGTTGGTGTCTGAGTTTTCTGAATACGGCTACTGTCCCTGCGATTCCGTATCTGGAAGAAATGTATCGCTGCAATTGCGAAGAAGAGCCCGTTGCGTTTGGCGCTGTCAGTACCGAGCATAGTGTGATGTGTTCTAACTTCGCTGTCGATGGCGACGAGATCACTTTCATCCGCCGGGCGCTGACGGAGCTGTATCCCAATATGAGCTTCAGTATGGTGTCTGATTCCTACGACTACTGGAATCTAGTCGATAATATCCTGCCGCAGCTCAAGGATGAAATCATGGCTCATAATGGTACGCTGCTGATCCGTGGCGACTCTGGCGACCCGGTCGAAATCGTCACGCAGACGGTCTATCATCTGTGGGATATCTTTGGCGGCACAGTCAACAGTAAGGGCTACAAGGTGCTCGATCCTCATGTGAAGGCTCTGTACGGCGATTCCATCACTGTGCAGCGCTGCGAAAAGATTTATGCCGAACTCAAAGCACACGGTTTTGCCTGCAACAATGTCAGCCTTGGCGTTGGCTCTTTCTCTATGCAGTGCATCGAGCAGAATGGTCAGTTGAAGCCGTTCACCCGCGATACGTTCGGCATGGCTGTCAAGGCAACTTATGGCGTGGTCAATGGCAAAGAGATTCAGATCTTCAAGGACCCCAAGACCGACACTGATCACTTTAAGAAGAGTCTGAAGGGTATGTGTTATGTCACTAAGGATGATTCTGGAAAGCTGGTTTGTACTGATGGCCTGATGGATCACGCTGCTCATTCGGATGGTAACCTGTTGCAAACCGTATTCCGTAATGGCGCGATGGTCAAGGAGTACAGTTTAAAGGAAGTTCGTGAGCGACTGTGGGGAGGGAAGTTCTAATGGCTGTTGTAATCAAAGAAGGTAATGTGTTTGATTCTGACGCTAAGATCATCTGTCATCAGGTGAATTGTCAGGGCGTTATGGGGTCTGGTGTTGCCAAAGAAGTTCGTGAGCGGTATCCAAAGGTGTACGAGGAATATCACACTTACTGCGAAAGCAACAAGGATTGTCCTGAACGAATGCTGGGTGTCGCTCAGATGGTTCCAGTTGATGAAAAAGGTTCCCGATGGATCGTCAATTGCTTCGGTCAGAACGGTTATGGATATGACGGAAAGCAGTACACGTCTGTTGGCGCACTGTTTGAAGCATTCAAAGAAGTGGCCAAAATCGCCAAGGCATCAGGAGTCAAAGTGGCTATGCCGTATGGAATCGGCTGTGTTCGTGGTGGCGCAAAATGGCTGCTTGTGAAAGAAATCATCGATTTTACATTTAAAGACGTTGACGTAGAACTGTGGAGATTGGAGGGTAAATAATATGCGCAAGTATGAATTTGACGCAGCAAAAACCAAGGATGAAATCGTCGAGTGGATTCGGAACTATTTCCGCAAGAATGGTCCTGATTGCAATGCGGTGATCGGCATCTCTGGTGGCAAGGATTCCAGTATCGTGGCTGCTTTGTGCTGTGAAGCGCTGGGCAATGGCCGTGTAATCGGTGTTTTGATGCCCCAGGGCGCTCAGAGCGATATCGATGTGGCGCGGGAACTAGTTAAGCATCTTGGCATCAAGTCGTTCGAGATCAATATCGCAGAGGCTGTGAATACGCTGCTGGCCAATGGACGGGCAGCCGGGCTGTGTGATTCCAAGCAGGCTCGTGTGAATCTGCCGGCACGAATCCGTATGGCAACTCTGTTCATGGTATCTCAGAGTATGAATGGGCGAGTGGCTAACACGTGTAACTATTCAGAGGACTATGTCGGCTGGGCTACGCTATTTGGCGATGGAGCTGGTCAATTCAGTCCTCTCGGCAAGCTGACCGTCACCGAAGTAAAGGCTGTTGGTCGTGAACTTGGTCTTCCTGAAAAGTTCATCGAGAAAGCACCCGCAGATGGGCTGACTGGCAAAACCGACGAGGATAATTTCGGCTTCACCTATGAATTCCTCGACAAATATATTCGTACTGGTGACTTCGGTGGCGATAGTGCTACGGCTGCCAAGATCGATCGGATGCACGAGGCAAACACGTTCAAGCAGCTTCCGATGCCGACATATAGTTCAAACCCGTTTGACTGGTTATTCTAATGATTTGGATTGTACTGTTTTTAAGTATGATATGGTTTCATATTTATGATGATTATCATACACAAGGAATTCTGGCGCAATTCAAACAGAAGAAATGGTGGAAAGAAAATTATCCACAGGATCTGTACAAACACGATTGGAGGATTGCTCTATACGAACATGCTTTTCAATGGTCGTTCACCACGATGCTCCCGCTGCTTGTGTATTCTGTGTGGGCATGGAAAGAAACAGGTTTATATCATGGTTTGATATGGTGGACTGGATTGCTTGTCATAAATACAAAGGTTCATGCTGAAATAGACAATGAAAAAGCAAATGATCTGACGATCAGTTTGTTTATAGATCAGATTCTTCACATTCTTCAGATCGGATTTACGATTATACTTTTTATGATTGGAGTGAATTAAATGGAAAAGACAAAGGTTGATGTCTTGATTGTTGTCGATATGCAGAACGATTTTGTTACTGGCGCTCTTGGTACTCCAGAAGCTCAGGCGATTGTGCCGAAGGTCGTGGAGAAGATCAAGAACTGGAAGGGTGAAATTCTGTATACGCAGGATACGCATTATGACAACTACCTCGAAACTCAGGAAGGCAAACATCTTCCTGTAAAACATTGTATTGAACATACGAGGGGCTGGTTGTTTGTTGACGAGATTGAATATGATCTTTTGCCTGAAATGAAAGATCCACAAGCAAAAATTTATGAAAAGAGAACTTTCGGTTCGACATTGCTGATGGAAGATTTATGCGACTCTCATTTCTCTACAATTGGAGGAATGGCAGATTTTAAGATCAATTCCATTACTCTGGTCGGCCTCTGCACGGATATCTGCGTCATTTCGAACGCGCTTCTGCTTAAGGCAGCACTACCTGAGGTTCCTATCATTGTGGATGCAAGTTGCTGTGCCGGTGTGACTCCTGAGTCCCACAAGAATGCACTGGCAGCTATGAAGATGTGCCAGATTGAGATCGTGAACGAGGAATAAAATGCACTACGTTAATGAAGATATTATTTTGAGTGCTGATGGAGCAAAACGACTCCGGTATCTTCTAAGCCATCCGGATGTAGAGAACACGCAAAAGAGGTTAAAGGAGTGTATGGACTCTCTCGCTGAAATGAATTATCGGGAGAACGAAGACGGGACTGCTTCTTTTGATATTGATCTTGAGGTGTAATCAATGGAAGAGATTATTATTTTCGGCTAATGTCCGAATGCCAGGTGATTGGCGGTACTGGGGCAGACATAACCGCCGCCAGAATAATTTAGTTGGAGGTGTGCAATATGTTTTTACTTATCAATATTTATGAGAGCGAAACAACTTCGGCTTATGTCGCCAATGTGAATCAGTTTGAAAGTTTCGATGCAGCGCAAAAAGAAATGCAGAAATGCGTTCAACGCACATATTGGGATTACTATAAAACATGGAAAGATGACAACGAAGACGAGGATCGTGAACCACACGTAGATGGAGACGATACAACAATGTTTGTTGTTGGTTATGACTATAAGGATACTTGGCAGATTTATAATTTATAAAAGAGGTGCAATTATGGCCAGTAAAGGTCGATATTGCTGAATTGAAAGGAGAATGGGTATGAACGAAGAAATCGAAAAGAAGCAGACTGAGCTTAAAAATGAGATCTATGAAGATCTGAAGAAATATCTGACATGGGATGATTATATCAAACTCACCCAATGGCTGAACGAACATAATTTTTGGGTAGCTCCTGCATCTGCAAAATATCATGGCTCTCATCCATGTGGTTTAGCCGAGCATAGCATTGCTGTTGTGAAGGCTCTTGTTTCGTTGACAGATAAATTAGGACTGAAATGGGAAAATCCACGCTCTCCGTATCTAATTGGGCTGCTGCATGACGTTTGCAAAACAGATCAGTATCTTTTTATCCCGGATAAAGGAACATATGAGTATCTGAATGACTCTATTTTCAGTCATCATGGTGAAAAATCTATCTGTATGCTGGCGAGTATTATCACCCTGACAGAGGAAGAAGTCGCGTGTATTCGATGGCATATGGGGGCATATGAGACAGATACGAACGAATGGAAGTATTATGGTCGGGCCATTAGCCAGTATCAGAATGTGCTGTGGACTCACACGGCAGATATGATGGCCAGTCATATTGCTGGTGTGTAAGGAGGGATTATAATGTCGCCCTGTTTAATGTGCGCCGAAAAGAACTGTCACAACTGTCCATGTGCAATCTGTGAGGTCGTCAATGGCAAGCTGCAGGATAATTTTGTAATGCAAACAGCAATGAAGAATAAAGCGGACTGCAAGAAATTCATGGTGCGTCTTTCAGTAGAGCTTCAGCAAATCGGCCAGATGAAATCCAGGAGCTGGACGGATAAAAACAACTGGCGCGGGTTCCCGGCGGGCTGGTTCAAGCATGATGATCTGGTTTCGTGGTTGCTCTGTCATTGTTAAAAGGAGGTGGCAAGATGGGATACACAGTATATATTACAGCAAATCGCTATTATGAAGTACATATCAAGGATGCAAAAGATACAGACGATGCAATGCAGCAGGCTCTGGCAAAGTATGATAACGGAGAGCTCGAAAGCTATGGGGACGAGTTTGAATCGGCGTTCGCGGAATCGGAGGATGATTGATTGGCAAGCAAGTGGCAAACCTGTCGGCTATCAGAAACTCAGGATCGTCGGGTGAAGTTGACCAAGGCCAAAAAGGAAGAAATCGCCCGTAAGTTTGAAACCGGTGAATACTCACTCCGGGGTCTGGCGCGGGAGTACAATGTCTCGCACAAAACGATTTCGCTCATTGTCGATCAGCGGGCAAAACGAAAGAACGATGAATACAACAGAACACACTGGATGTATTATCGCCCGGATGCAGAAACAATGCGGGAAGCGCATCGAAGGTCAAAAGAATATAAAAAGCGACTGTACGAAAGAGGAGAGTTGAAATAATGGGACAGCGGTTGGTTATTACGGTCCATGCGTTTGATGAGGATATCGCCACGATCTATTATCACTGGTCTGCATATACAACCAGCGCACTGGACGAAGTTCAGAAGATCCTTAAAAATGTCAAATGGGAAGATACCACGTCAAAGGACGAATTGATCCTGCGTATCGTTCGCTTCATGGAGTCCAATGGAGGCTGTATCGATTTTGAGGATAAGCCGGAGTTCAATAAGCGTTTCCCGAATGTTGAGTTTAAGGACGATGGCTCCCGCAACGATGGTCTTGTTGCAATCTCTGAGCAGGTAATGGACAAGCAAAAATACTGGTCTGAGGGCGATTTGATCATTGATTTTGATAACGAAATGATCTGCAACTCGGTTTTCTGGTGGTATGATTCGAACGAATCTCTGCGGGATGAACTTGGCGAGGATTGCGATATTGATTTTGACACTATTCCAGAGCTCAAGATCGATCCTGGCGAATTCTCGTTCGATGATCTTACATATATGATCAAGACGTTTACAGATGGCTATAGTTATCATCGCTATCAGGGTGAAATCTTGGAAAGTATTGATGGTTGAGTGAGGTGATAAAAAATGACACGAGAGGAATTGCAGTTGATCATTGCAAGTGAATCGTATGATTTTCTGCGCACCAATCCGCATTTGGGCAAGCAAGTGATGTTTTTGACCATTGGCGGCAGCCACGCCTATGGAACGAATGTGGAAGGGTCAGACGTTGATATTAGGGGTGTCGCACTTAACACAGAACATGAGCTGCTTGGCATGGACACGTTCGATCACTGGGTCGATGAAACCACTGATACAACGGTATTCAGTTTCAACAAAGCAGTCAAACTCATGTGCAGCGGCAATCCGAACATGCTGGAGCAGCTTGGGAATGCTGACGATCTTGTCATCAGCTATCATCCGGCCACAAAGCTTTTGATGGATAATAAGAAGTTGTTCCTGTCCAGACAGGTCGTGTATTCGTTTGGTGGCTTTGCAGATAAATTGTTCAAGAAGGCAGTCACTTTGGGCGAATGGTGTAATCAACACCCAGAAGATCAGATCACAAAGAAGCGGATGAACAAAACCATTATGAATATGATTCGTCTTTACCTTATGGTCTTTGATATTCTGGAAAAGGGTGAGATCATTACGAATCGGGCGGAGAATCACGACCTGTTGATGATGGCTCGAAACGGTGAATTCCAGGCTGCTAACGGTTATATCAAGCACGATGTAAAAGATTTCCACAAAGAATATGAAAAGCGCCTGCAGTACGATAAGGCGAACACTGCTTTGCCGGACACCATCGATAAAAACCGTGTCAACGAGTTAGTTGTGACTATCAATCGAATGGCGCTAGAAACGGCTTGATGTCCGATTTATAGGACTGGTCTCGTAGTATTATAATAAGGAAGGAGTATACCCTCCACGGATGAGGGTATGAAAATTGAATATGTTAAAGCTGTCAGTGTCGAACGCAAACAGCAAGATGGGGAGTATCAAGTCGATCTCGATGCCCCGTATCAAAACCTGTGCTCCAGGCGTTCCGTGTGCAAAAACGTGCTATGTCAGTCACTTCGACTGGCGAACCACGGTACGAAACGCCTATGACAACAATTTGAATCTGTGGTTAACAGACCCTGACGGCTTTGAAGTCCAAGCGACTGCAGCTGCTTATGGGTCTTTTTATTTTCGGTGGCATGTCAGTGGAGATATCGTGGATGAACGATATTTCGATATGATGTGTCGCATCGCAACTAAACTCCCTCGCACCCAGTTTCTCGCATTCACCAAGAAATACGATCTGGTTAACACATTTGTGGAAGCGGGCGGTACGATTCCTAGTAATTTACATATTCTCTTTTCATCCTGGCCTGGCTATAATGTAAACAACCCCTATAATCTGCCAGTTGCTTATGTGGCATTTAAAAATGGATATTGTGAAGCGCCGGCCGATGCACATGAGTGCTCTGGCCATTGCGAGGATTGTGCTTACGCTGGTAAAAACTGCTGGGTTATGGGGCGAGGCCAGTCCATTGTTTTAAAAGAGCATTAAGGATTTTATAGACCCCTATTATAATAATGTAGGAAGGATGATATAAATGGCGTATGTTCTTACCAACGGACACACCTATATCACAAAAAAGCCGAATGGCAAATTCACAACAACATACGATTCAAGCCTGGCTTCGCAGTATGATGCAGAAAGCAAAGCCTGGAACGTATTGAATTGTTTGCCGCGTACATATAAAGAAGCCGGGTATCTCCCAAAGAAAATCGAAGTCAAGGAAGCATCGGCACAGTTAAAAGAGCTGGCCGCTCCCGCACAGCCAGAACGAAAGCGGTTCGATCCTGTATCTTACCCCGTCGAAGATTCAGAGTGGATGACTGATTTTAAAAAGAGTCTAAAAATTGTCGATAAAACTCTCAGCAGCTTAAAGCCGATGTATGCAAACCTCTATTCTGATCTGACTCGGGCAACAGATGAGATTGATGATCTGGAGCACGCCATTGAGCTTGTCAAGGCAAATGCAGTCCAGCGCTGCTTTCTTGAGAACGAACTAAAGAAGGCGCGTAAGATCCGCCGCGAGTGCAAGGATGCGATGAGCCTGATCGAAATGGTGCTGAAGTTCAATCTGGATGACTGGGGAACTGGCAGGGTGCAGTCTGAAATCGTTCGTCTGGAAACTCGGTGTTATACACCGAAGGTCCGTGATGATATTTTTGTTTAAGGAGTGATTTATTATGAGTGGAGCAGTATCGTTTGTTTTAGGTCTACTGGGACTGGGAGCTTCTGGCGCGGTAAATGCGAAAAACGGAATTGAACAGATGAAAAAGCAGGCAGAGCTGGATCAAATTTATACAGCACAAGCTACTGACCGGTCAAACTCAGAAATCCGCCAGATGCATGATCGCGTTCGCAAAGAATGGCATAACATTCCAGACTGTCATCCAAATTGTCTTGGTAAATGGCCACACGATTATTCTGACCGTATGGGTCCCTATTATCAGACTAAGTTTTGGTTCCGCGATCATCTGAACGCCAAGGGTATCCCGTATGACGATGCCATCCTGGACGAAGTCTGCGGCGTGAACTATGAGAAGCTGATGAACAAGATGCTAGACGATGCTGTTCATGGCAGAAGACGGCGCAGATTGTTCTAAACAATTAAAAGTTGTTATTTCGGGTTGAAATGCGCCATGTTTTATGGTAAAATAACAACCGAACTGAATTTGGTTAGAAAAGCAGGACATCTTTTAGTTGTTTGGAGGGCAAAATGCGGATCACATATACTGCCCAGGAAATGTACGAACATATCCGATCATATGACATCATCGAGTTCTGGGGCAGCCGGAACGAAGAAAATGTCTGCATGATCAAAGCCAAGTCATCCTGCGTTGCACTGAGAAAAGGCAAGCGATACAACTACATCAGTATCGAATGCCAGTTTGATCCCAGGTCAGACATCCTTTGTTGCTGCTGCAACATCACAGGCAACGTGTTCTCTTGTGAAGTTGAGAGGGGGAAAAAGTCGGAGCGCCTTATTATTACATCCGATTATGCAGAGGAGCCAATCACACTTTTTTTAAAAAATTTTTGAATTGGTATTGTAAAGTGTGAATGAATATGGTATAATAAGGACACAAAGTAAAACAGATGGTCAGCAAGGAGGTCATAATATGTTTAAGGCTGGCTCAAGTGTCCCCAAAATCGGCGAGATCCGTCTCGGTTATGTTGCCGATATCAAGCAGGAAGGAAAAACTGTCCATAAATATTATGGCGTTCACCCTTATCTGATCGTCAGCAACAACGTCTACAACAAAAACTCTGGCCAGTGCGAGGTGATTCCTTTCACCACAAAACGCTGGAACAGCCGCAACCCGGTCCATGTTGATTTTGGTGTAGGTGAAGTCGATGGCTTACCGCATGAATCCACTCTTGTGATCGAAGGCCGCGATACGCTGTTAAACTCTCAGCTGAGCGAACCAATCGGAACGTTCTCTGATAAGAACTGGCAGCGCGCAGCGAACGCCATGGTGATCCAGTGTCCGATGCTTGCGGCGGCATTCAGTACAAATCTGGTCTCTGCATCATAAAATCTACGATTCTGTTTGCAAAATCTTCTTACATAGTGTACAATGAATCTAATAGTTCATATACCGACCCACTGTGTAAGGAGATATCAAACGATGAGACAGAGTGCGGAATATTATAATGAAGAGCTCAAGACCAGATTCATTCTTGATAAAATGTGCGAAAAAGATTCAAACGGAGATCCAGCCAAGGATTCCGCTGGAGAATATATCATTCTTGCTAAGAGTAAGAACAGGTATAACAAGGTTCGCAGCATTTTTCATAAGCTTGCCGTGTTCGAACAGAAGTATGAGAAAGACTTTTATGAGATCGAGTCTGACAAAGACGAAGAATTTATAAATGATCTGTTCTCAAGGTGGATCTCCGAACTGAATGAAAACTACAGCATCTTTGTGTTGTCTATTTTCAAGCAGTATATTATGTGGTGCAGAGATGAGGGTTTGTTCTCAACGCAGCGGTACTATCAGCATCCGTTCTTTGACATGGAAATGTCCGGATGGAAAAAGAAAGACACCAGTTCCACTTTCCGCTCTGAGCGTGTAAAGAACCAGCTGGAAGCCATTGCAAACAAGAGTACCGATGAATTGGCTGAAAACTATGTGTTTCCATCAGAAGATGATTTCTTCACCTACGTCGTTTCTGTGTTCTCGGAAGAAGGGGCGATTATGACAGGCGCAATCATGTGTCTGCTGTATTATGGATTCCAGTCCGAAGAGATTCGCGTCATCAAAAGAAAAGACGTTGATGTAGACACGAGAACCGTCTGCGGGAAATATATCGATCACGATATCGCATGGTCGATCATCTGTAAAGCCAAAAACACGACCACATATCTCAAAAACCACGCAAGGGGGCAACTTGGGAAGTTAGAAATGAATCTTGGCGATGGCCCATATCTTATTCGTACAAGCAGAGAGAGTTCCAATGATAACCCTGTGCCAATTGGATACTTCAAAGACCTGTATCGAAGGGAGAAGAAAATTGTTGAGGGGCTTCCGCCAACATCTAACTATAAAAACATCCTTGTTAAAACAAGCACCATCAAAAACCTGCGCGAATTCTATGAGATCATGTCGGAAGAGCATGAGTATGGTATCGAATATGTCGCTGAAAAATTCAGACAGAACCAATATGATACGCCGCTCACATTCCGAAAGTATCAAATAATGCGCGAGAAAGCAAGAAAATTATAAAAATGAAGGGGCCTGAACAGCCCCTGAATTTTTCCTTTACCATTCACACTTTACACTGTCATTATGATGAATAGGAGGTGATTGAAATGAGAAAGACGATTGCAGCCATTATTGTAACCGGCGTTTATCTGCTGACAAATCTACTCGGCGGGGAAGCAGCTGGTCCGGTCGAGACATACCAGGGCTGGAGCGATGAACTCAAGTCGTATACGCAGTCTGTATGTGACGAATACAATGTCGATTATTCGTTGGCGCTCGGTGTGATCTATAACGAAAGCAGGTTCCAAAGCGGCCTGACTCACGTGAATTCAAACGGCACAGTCGATTACGGTCTGATGCAGGTCAACGAGGTCAACTTCGATTATCTCAACAAGACGCTTGGCGTTCGATCCATGTCTGAATTGCTGGATGATAGAACGGGCATCAGATGTGGTGTTCAGCTGCTGGCGTATCACAAACAGTACACCGGTAACGATTCTGCGGCGCTTCTTCGCTACCAGATCGGGGCAGGGAAGTACAAACAGTACCTAAGGAAGGGTCGGTACACCAACCAGACGCATCAACAGGTGCTTACATATCAGAGCGAACTCGCTTCTTATATGGATTCCTTACAGTAGGAAAAAGATCGGGCGGCAGAAAAACGTCTGTTTGATCTAGTCAATCGGTGGAGTGAATCCACCTTTATATGCTGGAGTGGCGCAATGGTAGCGCAGGAAATTTGTAATTTTCAGGTTGCAGGTTCAAGCCCTGTCTCCAGCACCATTAGAACAGCGGGCAACCGCATCAAAGATTATGTATTACAAAGGAGAATAATTATGACTACTGAAACTATGACAATTAATCGCGCACTGGCCGAGCTGAAGGTTTTGGACGATCGTATCATGAAGCTGCTGAGCGAGGCCAAGTTTTGTGGTGCCGCTAAGAATTGTATGCAGAAGCTGGGCGGTGTAACTATTGAAGAGTACAAGCAGAATGCCCAGTCTACTTATGATAAGATCACTGATTTGATGGCTCGTCAGGCAGCGATTAAGCGGGCGGTGTCCGAGTCCAATGCGGTTACTCATGCTGTTGTATGTGGACATGATTATACTGTTGCGCAGCTTATTTGGATGAACCAGCACGGCATTGATTTCAAGAGTACTTTGCTCAATGTTCTGGAGCGTCAGTATGCAGGCGCAGTTGCTGCTACTGAGGCTGCAAACTCCAAGCTGAGTGATAAGGCAGATGATTTTATCAGCCGAAACAACGCTGGCGCAGACAAGAACAGTATGGATGCGGAAGCTATTAAGGATATGCGAGAGAGCTACATTGAGCGTGAAACCATGCAGCTGGTCGACGGTATCAACATCAAGAAGATCAAGGAAGAACTGGCTGATGAGATCAATAAGTTCAAGGCTGAGGTTGACGCGGTTTTGTCTACTTCTAACGCCATGACTGAGATCACAATCGAATACTGATATTTAATCAGCGAAGCATATTCACTGTCTATCGAAAACGACAAACTGTAATCGTTCGTTCTTTGCTGATGGTAGCCTGCTTGAACGAAATCAAATAATAAAAAAGCTAATAACCATTCATATAAAAGCTGGCCTCATAAGCCGACAAGATGAAATCAAGTAAAATATTTGGTAATACTTGAATTTTTGGATTTGTCAAGAGGTTAAGACGCAAGCCTATAAGCTTGAAACGATGGTTCGAATCCATTATCCAAAAAAAATCGAATCAAGAGAAGGAGTTGTCCCAAGGGCCAACACGTAGTTGATTCAAATGTCTTGGAAAGGTTAACGGTTATTGATTTAAAGGTTAAAGGTTGAAAGTTCAAAGCTTAAACTTCTAGCTAAAGATTAAATAGTAACGAATACAGGTCAAAGATTTATAAAATCCATGGGCACAGGTTTGTGGATCGATTACATAAGTCCCGTTGTTTACCACATGGCTGGTAGATGGTGAGCGCCTTGGCAGGGGCGTAACAATACCTGCCGTTTATATGGTTCGGTAGCTCAGAAGGATAGAGCACTAGCCTGTCACGCTAGGGGTCGTGGGTTCAATCCCCATCCGAATCGCTTATGGTCCTATAGTTCAGTTGGTTAGAACGAGAGACTGTTAATCTCTATGTCACCTGTTCGAGTCAGGTTAGGACCTCTTTATGGTTCTGTAGCTCAGTCGGTAGAGCAGGGGACTGAAAATCCCCGTGTCGCTGGTTCGATTCCAGCCGGGACCACCATCAGGAATAGCGAGCCTTCACAGGGCTGGTCAGTGATCGATGTAGCAAGCTTGGTCAAACTGCGTGTGCTGACGATGTAAGATCCGCATTCCAGGCGCAACTGTGCGTGAGTCTCACCAGCTCGAAAACAGTTTATATGCGATCGTAGCTCAATTGGTAGAGCACTTGACTTTTAATCAAGGGGTAGCGGGATCGTAACCCACCGGTCGCACCACGCGGTAAGTAGTTTTCGAGTTGCAACTATTGTAGCCAGCATTAGTGCGCGCGACTAATGGGATGGTATTGTTAGTAGTTCTGCGGAAGGAAACAATGACTGTTAGTGAAATAAGTCGCGAATTCAATGTTTCTAGTACTACGGTAAAAAAATGGTGCTCACATTATGGAATTATACCAGAAAGAAAATACAAGTGATATTAACATGATTTAATAAAGAGTTTATGCGCCTGTATCTTAATTGGTAAAGAAATGGGCTCTAAACCCAGGGTATCCGTGTTCGAATCATGGCAGGCGTGCCAAACAAATTACATAACAGTATCCCTTATTTTATAGAAAGGAGATCGAACATTATGGCAATGATTGATCCGTATGATGATGACTTCGGTGCCATTTGTAATTGTGCTGTTCGATACGCAGTTGGGCGCAGAACATATATGCCTAGTCTTGTGATCGATTTCATTACGCCGCACCTGAGCGAGTTGACAGATAAAACGCTATGGTGTTTTCAGCGTGATCTATATCAGCGTCTGGATGAAGGGTTTGATTTTGGAGACGAATTTGATCTTCAAAACTGGATGAGCTTTCTGGAAGATGTTGATAAAGAGATCAAGAAAAGAAAACAGCCCAGCGGCCATAACCACTGAGCTGTCAGGATTACCCGATGACGTGATTCATCTGCAGAACCATCAGTATGAGCCCGACGATACTGCAAATGTCACCAGCGACATCAAGAAAATCTTTCGCCTAACGCTTCATCTAAGCACCTCCAATCCGCTCGAGACGCGAGAACAATGTCCGTCATTGAGGAACTGGTGTGTCTAGTGAGAGTTAAGTTGGCAAAAGTGTATCACGTTGTTACGCGATTGTCAAGAATCATCCCGAGCATGATGTGAAAAGGCTTGTTATATGCCATAGTGGCTGAGTGGTTTAAAGCAACGGACTTGAAATCCGTCGAGGGTAACACCTCCGTGGGTTCGAAACCTACCTATGGCGCCAATCCAGGTTGAATTAGGAACAACTTATGGCGGAGAGTTAAATCCACCTACCCAGGAGACAAGATAATGCTTTCAATCGGCAAAAAGGCTTAGGTCTCTATTTTATATGGCCTGTTAGTCAAGAGGTGAAGATGCTGCCCTTTCACGGCGGAGACATCGGTTCAATTCCGGTACAGGCCATTTTTTTGAAAATTAAATATTGTGAGGTATCAAAATGAAAACGACGAAGAAAGATTGGATCTATCGTGTGATTCTTCTTATTCTGTTGGCGATTATCTGGGACATTGGCGCGGCTTTGACTTCGCCAATTTTTGTTCCCCAGAAAGGCGCTGTGTTTCGAGAATTCTTCCTGTTGATCCAAAATGGGACAATGTTGAAAGCATTCCGATATTCGCTGGTTCGCATTACGGTGGCAGCCGCTTTGAGTGCCGGCATCTCCATTCCTCTTGGCTGTCTGATGAAAATCTGTCATCCGCTTCAAAAGCTGCTCTATCCAGTAATTCGAGCAATGCGATTTTTGCCAGTCACTGCATTCTATCCACTGTTGACTATGTGGTTTGGAATCGGAGAGAAAATGAAGATTGCTTTCTTATTTGTAGCCAGCTTTGTGTTTATGCTTCCAAGCGTTCTGATTGCCATGGATGATGTCAGTGATGATGTGATCGAGGCGGCCAGCATTGATGGAGCAGGGAAGTTCAGCACAGTAACACGAATCGTCTTCCCAATCGCAGCGCCTTCCATCTGTCAGTCATTCGCCACAATGTATGCCATCGGTTGGACCTATATCGCAGTGGCCGAGACAGTGAATGCGAAGTACGGTATTGGCTATCTGATCTATACTTCGTCCGCTCGTGGCCGTACATCTCTGGTGTTTGTTGGAATATTGGCGATTGTGATTTTCAGTATTCTGTTTGACTGGATCACAAATATCTGTATCAAGAAGATTTTTAAGTGGAAATTTTCATAAGGAGGACAACATGTCGCATGAAATTGAGTTGTGTGGTTGTTTGACCATCCCAGATAACGCGAATTTTGATGAAATCACAGACGTGTTCTTGGATTTTGTTGAGTCGCATGGTTGGTACTATGGTGGTGGGTTCTCTGAGATTCGAGACGGCTGTTATGTGAAGCCTGATGGAACTCTTGGAGCACCAATTATATAAATTATATAGAGGAGAAAAATTATGGCAAAGAAAAGTCTATTTGAAAAACTCGGTCTTGTTGAGGGTGTAGCTGCTTCTGAATATGATATGCCGGATACCACGAATGAGCTTCGCGTTTGTAGTGGCGTCGGAGATCATTACATCAATGGAGATTTCCCAGAGGACGAACCGGTTCAGGTCGAGGTCCCTGAGGGCGATACCATTGATGTTCAGGCGGTTTACGAGACCAATGGTATGAATCCTGCGGACGCTGTCACTGTCTACAAGATCAAAGATGTGATCGATACATTCCCGTCTGAGATGCCCACCAAAACAAAACGAGCAACGGTCAAGAACCTGATGGCGACACTGGGATATGATGCAACCGCGATTATCTCTGATGCGAAGCAGCGCAAGGAGCTTCTGCGGGCTGTTGGTAACGATAAGATGAATGCGTTGTTTGACGAGATGAAGAGCAACGACCAGCAGATCGAATCTATGAAGGAACAGATCGAAGCTTTGACGAATCGCAACGTTGAAGCTGGTGCAGCCATCGAAAAGATCACAAATACAGTTCAGGATGAACTCAAGATGATTTCTTCTATCGAGGAATTTATCGAAGAGGATAAGACGGAGCCCGCCGGGAAGGAGGTCGCCCAGTAATGTTTTCTTTCACGATTGCTGAGTTTACTTTTCTCTGTGCTGGTTTCGCCTTTGTTGGCAGTTTAATTCTGTTTCCGTCATTTCGTCAGCAGCTCAAAGCTCTTGCCGGTGGTTTTTTGCAGGTCTTTGTGCAGGATACAGCCAAGACACCAGATGGTGCCCGCGCTATCTATGCTCAGAAGATCGATGAGATGACTGAGAAATACACAGATGCCTGCAATACTCTGCGAGACCTGACTGGTAAGCTCAAGACGATTCAGGATAACTACGCTGTCTGTCAGAAGCAGGCGAAAGGTTACGATGAACGTGCAAAGGCTGCTATGAGTCGCGGTGATGAAGAGTCCGCAACCACTTACGCTCGTCTTTTACAGGAAGAGCTTGATAAAGCCGAGAACCTGTCTGCTCAGTTCCAAAAAATGAAACCAGCGGCGGAAGAGGTCAAGGCAATCAAGGAAAAGCTTGAAAATCAGTTGGCTGCTCTGAAGCGCGAAAGCAAGGATGTGGTGGCCGAATTGAAGGCGAACGAACAGGTCGCAGATGTGTATTCCAATCTGGATCGTCTGCGTGCATCTACCGGCACTGATAAAATGCTCAACGCTACCCGTGATGGCCTTCAGGAAAGTCGCGAAAAAGCAGCGGGTGCAAAGGTTCTGTATCAGACCAGTCGAGAGGGAAAGCTGGATAAGGCGGACGCAAACACTGCTGATTATAAGGTGAGTTCGTACTTGGACAGTCTCAAAAAGAGCAATCCAAACGTAACAACTTACAGCATTCCTGATCTGAATACCCTCACAAAGTCTTCTGGATTGAACACTCAGTCCAAGAAATAAATCAAAAATTAAATAGGAGAGAATAACATGTCTAAGTTCAAATTGACTAAGGCTGGCCGCGCTGTTGTTGGTGTGGTCCTTGCTGTGGCTGTTGTTATTGGTGTCGTTGGTGGCATCAAGGGCGGTGTGATTAAGTTCGACAAGAAAAAGCCAACTGCATCTGATAAGCCTGCCACGAATGTCACCACGAATGCATCAACCAGCGATGACACGATCAATCTGTCTCTGGATGAATGGGCGGGCTGGTTGTCACTGGTGTCTGCAAACCAAGGTCTCACCACTCAGCCTGGCTCTGTATTTGACCAGCTCGGCATCAAGGTGAATATCAATGTCATCAACGACGCTACTGAGTCTAGCAATGCACTGATTTCTGGTGATCTGCAGGCCGCTGGTTATACTACGAACCGTGTCGCATTCCTGTCTCAGAAGTTTACGGATGCCGGTAAGAATATCATCATGCCGGTGTTTACCAACTACAGCTATGGCGGCGACGGTATTATCGCTTCCACTCAGTTTGCGGATGTGAATTCGTGGGTCAATGCCAAGATCGGTGTCCCTGAGTTCTCTGAGGCGGAGACTCTGGTTGCTTGGTTCGTTAATAATTCCAGTCTGTCTGATGCTGACAAGGCAACTATCATGAACAATCTGATTATGTTCGGCACCGCAGATGATACTGCTAAGGCATACTTCGCAGGTCAGATCGATGTGGCGGCTACTTGGGAGCCGTACCTGACTCAGGCTAAGACCTACACCAACAGCACGGTTGTCTTTGATACTAAGTCTTCTTCTTCTCTGGTCATGGATGGTATTGTGTTTGATGCCGATTGGGCCGCAGCACACGAAGATACTGTTAAGAAGTTCGTTAAGGGTATTCTGATGTCTTATGATCAGCCCATCAACTACGACGCAGCTCGTGAAGTGTTCCCGATGTACTCCACTTCCAGTGATGCCGATATCGACGCTACTTACGCCAATGCCAAGATGGCCAGCTGGAAGGACAATTACAACATTCTAAACGATACTGCTCCCATGATCTATAACCAGATGTGCGATATCTGGGAGGCTCTGGGCGAAACCGTCAATCGCGGCCTTGTGGACACGATTTTTGATACCACTTATATTGACGCTCTGAAAGGTGATTTTAAGTCTACTTCCGCCGCAAATGCCACCACAAAGGTGACTGTAAGTGACGAAACCCGTGCCAATATCACCCAGCAGGTCACTGGCAATCTGGATTATGATTCCATGCTGAGCAAGACCGCCAATGTAACATTTGTCCCGGATTCTTCTGTGTTCACCGATCAGGCCAGCGCAGCCTCTGTTCTGGATGATTTCGTAAATATCGCCAAGACTCTGGATGGCACCATGATCGTTATCAACGGTAATATCAATGCGGACACTCAGACCGATTTTGGTGTACAGCTCTCTGCAAATCGTGCTCAGACTGTTGCTAACTATCTGGCTTCTCAGGGTATTGATCAGAATCGACTGATTATTACAGGCTCTGGCAATGCAAAGTATCAGGCCGACAAGGCTGCTGGTGCTCTGAAGTCGGATGCAAGCGTATACCAGTCTACCGATATCAGCTTTATGCGAATCGAGAACTGAGGTGATTCAGATTGATCTGGATTGAAATCAGTAAAGCAATTTGGATTGTGGGCGGATTGATGCTGGCTTCTTTTGCAGCTGGTTATCTCTTCCGTGGTCCAACTTCTAAGATTTAAAACTCACGGCGGTGCTCAGGTAGCACTGGGTGCCGCCTTATATGATGCGTCGTGGTGAAGCGGTGAACACAGTGGAATTTGACTCCATCATACGCAGGTTCAAATCCTGCCGGCGCAGCCAGAAAATAAATTAAAGGAGAGCACAAAAATGACCACCCCAGAAGAACTTACAACAGCACTAAACGATTTCATTACTGAATGTTCTCACAATCATTATATTTGCAAAAAATGTAAATACAATTCTGTTTGTGAGGACTTCAGTTTTGCAAACAAAGACCCTAATGACTGGGGATATTTTGGAGAGAAACATTTCGGATTAACAGAAAAGGAATGGGCTGAACTATTTTAAATAGGAGAAATCAAAAATGGTTACAGAAGAACAACTTGAAGCAGCTCTCCGAGATTTTATTAGCAATTGTAAAGGAATTGGAACTGCTTATGATACTCATTGTTTGAAATGCAGATATCATTCAGTGTGCGACCGATTGATAGTATGGGAAAATAATGCTCCTTGTGATTGGGAACTTTATCCAAAGGAGGAATCTCAATGACAACCCCTGAACAACTTGAAGCGGTCATCAAAGATTTTATCTATGAATGTGAAAAGCAAAATGAAACAAGTGATAGCTGCGGAGAATGTATGTATTACGATTTCTGTGCTCGATTTTACACGCCGCATTGTGATTGTCCAGATGAATGGACGATTTACGAAAAGGTAAGCAAAATTCCATCTTAAAGGGGGATAACGATGTCGGTTTATATAACAGGTGATATCCATGGCAACCCAAGTCGATTTTATGATCTGAAGAGTTTCTGTAAGGTGCATTCAGACGCAGAATGGTTTATCTGCTTGGGCGATGTTGGTTTGAATTACTATGGCGAGGATCATCCGCAGGAGATGTATATCAAGAATATTGCGGATGAAATCCCTGCAAAACTGTTCTGTATTCATGGCAATCACGAGCGGCGTCCTACAAAAGCAGATGGATATAAACAGATCGATGTCACAGATGGTGCGATTCAGGGTCCGATGATGTGGCACGCAGAACACCCTAACCAGTATTTTGCCATCGACGGTGCTGTATATACGATTTTTACATCAGACCGTGTGTTGACTGCACTTGTTTGCGGCGGTGCTTATTCGGTTGACAAGTATTATCGTCTGCGGCGCGGTTGGCATTGGTGGCCGGACGAACAGCCAAATGAACTCACGAAGGGGCTGGTACGGTTGATGGCAACGAAAAAACAAATCGATATTATGTTGACCCATACCTGTCCGCTGCGGTTCGAGCCAACTGAGCTTTTTATCTCTGGCATTGATCAGAGCACAGTAGACCAGTCAACAGAACGATTCTTTGATGAAATCTACTCCTTATTCCCGGCGTACCAAGAGCCAATGTGGTACTTTGGCCACTTCCATGGAAATAAATACACGGATGAATACGTGATGCTCTTTGATGACATTATGGAACTGAAGTGAATTTATAAATAGTAAATCGAAAGGGGAGTACAGATGCTGTATGGACGTGCGTCTCCTGATTTGATTCGATAGCATTTCGTCAAATTAGATAGGAGAAAACAATATGACTTGTAATTTTTGTGGTAAGACTCTGGACGCCTGCGATGAGATCAATCTTGGTAACCTGGAACTGCCTTTCTTCTACGGGAGCAAGCGTGATGGGGACAAGATGAAGTTCTCTCTCTGCTCTGGCTGTTATGACAAGCTGGCAGATGAATTCATGTCCAGATGCAAACACGAGCCCATCGTTGTTCCCTTTGCCCCCAGGATGCCAGAGTGGGAGCATAAGACTACTGAAGAATTCGATTATTGATAACTGATTACATAGGAGGTACATATGGCAAGTAAGGAAAACAACGTTTACTCTCGCTTTAGCTTTTGCGGAAAGGTTACTGTTTCCAAAAAGGTCCCGTTCGTGAAGCGCGACACCTACGACAAGGGTGAGAAGATCAGTATTAACTTTGGTATCAAAGCCGGAAACAATCTCGGTTATGTCAAGCTGGAAGGCTTTAAGAATGACGAGATCAAGACCATGGATACTGATCGAAACAATATCGAGGTCACGTGGAGTGATCGTCTGGACGAAGATGTGATCAAGACCGTTGCCAGCACCAAAAAGTTCACAGTGAATCTGGGCGAGCGCAAGGAGTTCATTACCGAGTGGGATATGATCGAGTATCTGGAGTCCGCTCTGGCCGGTTATGAGGACGATATTGTTGTTACTGGTAAGTTCGTTCTGCGTCCCGGCACCGGTAAATACAAGGATCAGGTTTATCGCGAGTATCAGATTCAGAACGTGTACATGCCCGGCGAGAAGGAAGTTCCCCATCTGACTATGAATCTGGACCTGTACTACGACAAGGACAGCATGGATACAACCACTCTGAAGGATGACGGCAAGATTATGATGCATTGCTACACTCCGATGTGGTCTAAGGCAGATGGCGCACAGAAGATGTTCCAGATCGACACCGTGTTCAATACTGCTGTTTTTGATATGGACAAGCCGAAGCACAAGGCAATCCACGATTACAAGATGCGCTATCTGGAAACCAAGTCTCGCAATCCTGTCCATATGAACTGGCAGATCGCAGTCGTCAATGGCGCTGAAGAGGTCCCGTTTACTATGGACAGCCTGACTGAACAGCAGCGGGAGCAGGTCGAACTCGGTATCTCTAAGATGGAAGATTTCAAGCCGCGTGGAAATATCCTCGGTGATCGGGAAAAGGAGCTGCGTCTGGTAAAGCCTATCCTGACTGGTGAATTTGAGGAGTGCAAGACTGCAGCTGATTCTGGTTACACTGCTCGTGAGTTCGAGGATGAGATTTGGACCCCGGCGGTCGATGAAAGCGTGGACGATATGATGAAGGGCGGCTCCAAGGCTAAGACCAAGGCAAAGGCTGCTCCTGCAGTCGAGGCCCCGGCAGATAGCGATGATGATATCGACACCATGTTTTGATCCTATCGATTTACCATGGAATGAATAAGAGAAGGTGTTGAAATGGTTAAAGTAAAGAAAAATCTATCTGGAATGAAGTTTGGAAAACTTACTGTCATTGAGCAGGTAGAAGATTCCATCACGCCTAAAGGCCAACATCTTCCAATGTGGAAATGTATCTGTGATTGTGGAACAGAAATTATTATCGAGGGCGGAGCATTAAAAACCGGTCACACTAAATCATGTGGCTGTCTCGCACGAACAAATAGAAACCTGGTCAATCAGAAATTTGGTGAATGGACTGTAATCAGGAAAGCCGCTGATTACATAAGACCAGATGGGAGACATGAACCCATGTGGTTGTGTGTATGTAGTTGTGGAGTTGAAAGAACAGTCCATGAGCAAAATTTGATTTCAGGTAAATCGTGTTCGTGTGGTCATGTTTCGGTAGAAGCATCAAAACATTTATCAACTTATGATCTTGAATCTAAAGAATATGGTATTGGCACCACTTACAATGGCGATCAATTTCTTTTTGATAAGGAAGATTATGAAAAAATAAAAGCTTATTCGTGGAGAAAAGCGAATAGAGGTTATATTATTGCGAACCTCTACAATGATCCAAACGGTAAAACCGTTATCAACTTGCATCGGCTGGTAATGGATGTTGGTGAATATAATGGCGTTGATAATTTAATTGACCACAAAAACGGAGACACTTCCGACAATCGAAAATCTAATCTCCGTATTGCAACTCAGCATGAAAATGGAATGAATTTAAATGTTCATTCTTCCAATAATACTGGCATTTTAGGTGTTAGAAAAGTTGATGGTAATAAATACGAAGCGAAGATTTTTGTAAACGGAAAATCAATTCAAGCCCGTTTCGATAATATTGAAGACGCTATCGCAGAACGTCGATGGATGGAAGAGAAATATTTTGGAGAATGGGCAAGAAATGCAAATTTGAAAGAGGAGAATACATAATGGCGCGTAAATTTGGTAAGAAAACTGAAATTAGCCTGAATCCACTTGATTACAGTATCTATCTGATGGGTGAAGGCGGCATTGGTAAAACTACTGTGATCAAGCAGGTTTGTGAAAAGATGGTAGGGGACGATGGTTATATCTTTCTGACCTGTGGCAAGGAAGCAGACCAAGCCACTATTGAAGGTATCGTTCAGGAGCCTGTTTGGGACTGGGAGCACTTTGATGAAGTCACTATGGATATCATTGAAAACCGCTTCTCCGATTATAGCGATTTGAAAGTCGTTGTTATTGATACTATTGACGAACTGATGCGAATGGCAGAAGAGGAAACTGTTCGTATCTGGAATCGTGAAAATCCCGATAAGCGCACCAAGTCCTTCAAAGCGACTTTCTCTGGGTTTAATGGCCCCACTGACAAGGCAATCGAGCTGGTTACAAACCGTCTGTGGGAGCTGAAGCGTGTTGGTATCAGTCCTATTATTATTGGTCACACTAAGAAGACCGATATCACCGATCCTGTTACTTTGGCAAGCTATTCCATGTTGTCTACTAATATGGATAAGCGGTACTTTAATGCGCTGAAGAACAAGGTTGATATCGTTGGTGTCGCTTATGTTGATCGTGACATCGATAAGGTGAAAACTGGCCGTAAGAATGTTGTTAATGGCAAAGAGGAAATCGTCGGCAAGGTTAAATCTGAGCGTCGTGTGATTTGTTTCCGTGATGACAACTTCTCGGTTGATTCCAAGAGTCGTTTCGCTGATATTGTGGACCGCATCCCTCTGGACGCTGATGAATTCATCAAAGCTCTGACTGATGCAATTAAGGCAGAGCATGATAAGGGCGGTCGTTCTTATGAAGCTGATCTGAAGAAACAGGCAGCAGAGAAGAAGGATGTCGAATCTGTACAGGCTAAACGTGCAAAGCAGTATGTTGGAGCAGCTCAGGCAGAAGAGGACGAGCCTCACCGTGCCGAGTGGATCAGCGCAATTCAGGATCGTTTCGGTAACGCTTCTGCCGATGTTAAGGCTCAGATCAAGGCGATCCGCGATGAGATCGGTCTTAAGTTTTCTGATCCGGAATTTCCTATTGACGCATTGAAACGCGTTTATTCTTTGGTCTAATCATTCACACTTTACACGGTCATTCCAAAGTAAATACGCAGGGCGGGACGGTGGGTATGTTGAGGTAGGAAATATGGCAAAGGAACCTACAGTTAAATGTATGGCTACCGGGGTGCAAGGCCCCAGGAGTCAATTTTATAAAGCGCCAAACAATCGCTACTTTCAATCGGAAGCGGTTTATCAAGCGTGGTTGGCCGGGCGGCGCAGGGAAAAGGCGAAAAAGAATAAGCCAGCTCCTCAAAAGAAGCCAGGCCGCACGATGGAATCCTATAAGAAGCTGTGCAGTACGATTGCGGACTTTATTGGATATGACCCGGAAAATGGTCAGCCAATGCCAACGATCGTATTTCGCCGGCTGAAAGAACTGGATTTCTACTCGGATGAAATCATTCAGCAAACCATGGATGAAAACGAAAAGTCGATTCGGTGGGCAATGCAGAATAAGAAGTTCGAGGATGACGCAGGGAAGTGCAGCTATCTGATGGCGATTATTCGCAACAATATCGGCGCTGTCTACCGGCGTGAAAAAGATAAGGCAGAAAAAACTGTCAAAAACAAAGCAGAACCCAATCTTGACACGATGCTCGACTTGTCAACGATCGGTACTGCACATAAAGGCAAAGATGTCAGCAGCTTGCTAGGAGGTGACGATTTATGGATTTAACCAAAGCGATTGAAAAAATCGAAGCGAATCGTGTACAGGCCGAAGCAAGCTTTGTTTTTTGTCTGTGGAAAGATCCCCAGCGATACGACGATTACAAAAACATCAACGAAGGAACAGATAAAACCCTGATCTGTGAGGAACAGGTTTTCTATTTCATGGTTGGTCGCGGCATTCGTCGGCAGGGTTTTTCTAATATCGATAACATCACTCTTGATACATATCTGGCGGACAAACCCACACTCCGTCGGCACTACGAAGAGCTGAACGGCTGGCGTGCTTGTAAGGCGATGATGGATCTGGTCGATCCGGAAAATACGGACAGCTATTACAACCAAATCGCCAAAATGAATACGCTCAAAATCTTGGCCACCAAGTATGATGATCTGCTCAGTCACCCGGAGCGCTTTGATGATGCCACAAACGAAGATGTGTATAACACTTTCGAGCTGCTCAATAACAGTGTGGCGCTGACAACCGGCAACGATTCAAAGATCGAAAATCTTGTTGTTGATGAAAAATACATCCAGCAGTGCAATGCCGGCATGGATCAGGGAATCAGTTATGCAGCCGGAGCACCTCTATTGAATTATCTGACACTTGGTGCTCCTGTTGGGGATATGTATTTGTTTGCTGGCCACAGTGGCACAGGAAAATCAAGTTTTATCTTTGAAAATATGGTTCTCCCATTTGCAGAAGGCGGCACAGGCGTTGCGATTATTTCAAACGAGATGCAGAGCAAGGCATATAAAAATATGTTACTGGTTCACATCCTCACAAAAGAATTGGACTACTGGAAAATCACTCGTAAAAAGCTCAGTCTTGGTCATTTTAACGAGGAAGAGTTGGAGATGCTTCATAAGGCAGCAGCCATTACAAAAGAAAAGTATTCCAATATTCGCTTTGTAAAAATGTTCGAAAACGATACTTCTAAGGTGCTTCAGTACATCAAGCGTCTTGCAAGATCCGGCACAAAGGCAATCATCTACGACACCATGAAATCGGATGACGGTGTCGATGATAAGATGTGGCAGGCCTTGTTGATGAACAGTCGCCGCATTTTTAATACCGTTTCAAAAGAACAGGTCGCTATGATCTGTACTTTCCAGTTGGCTTTACATACTACGAATCAGCGCTGGCTTGATGCTACTTGTCTGTCAAACTCAAAACAGATAAAAGAGGTGGTGGCTCAAGCTGTGTTTGCAAGACCAGCCTGGCAGGATGAGTACACCGGTGAGAAATTTGATTGTAATCCCTATCGGCGGAATAAGGACAATCCAAAAATCAAAGAGCCATTCATCATGGATAAAGACAAAAAGTATATGGTTCTTTTTCTGAACAAAACTCGTTCTGATGAAGATGGCCAAACTCTTCTTTATCAGTGGGATTCAGCTTGGAACCGTTGGATCGAAATCGGTTTTTGCACCATTGTAAACGATCATGGCCAGTATGACCGCAGATAAATAAGAAGGGAGGCTTCGATATGAATGGATGTCAATGTATTAACGTCTAAGCTTGAAAATCAGCCAGACAAAATCATTCAGATCCTTGAAGCACTTGGCTTTGAAAATATCAAGTTCAATCCTCTCAAAAATAATCTGCGGTTCGCCCGGGAAGAGCAGCGAAATCCAACCAGTTGTATGCTCGATTGCGGCACGCTTCGGTTCTTTGTTTTCTCTACAAACCAAAAAGGGAATCTTTTCAGTCTGATTATGGATGTCAAAAAATGTTCGTTTCCAGATTCTTTGAAATTCGCTGCACAAAAGGCTGGCATTTCAGAAGAAGAAGTCAACATCAAAACACATTGGCCGTTCGGCGGGTTCTTTCTAAAACTGATGCCGGACTATGAAGAAGAGATGGAAGATTTGAAAACGTACCCAGAGGAGACCCTGGAACCGTATGCAAACAAATATAATCTCCGCTTCATCAAAGATGGTATCAGTTTGGATACTCAGCAAAAATTCGGTGTCGGTTATGATGTGGAATCAAATCGAATCACAATCCCAGAGCGGGCAACCGATGGTTCTCTGGTCGGCATCATGGGTCGCGCCAATTATGAGTGTGAACACGATAAACGCTGGTATCCGTTGATCTCTTGTCCACGCAGCAAAACACTGTTTGGATACGCGGAGAACTACCATCGGATTCAGGAAACAGGGAACATCGTTCTGTTTGAATCTGAAAAAGCAGTTCAGCAATGTGATTCGTTCGGCTGCAATATTGCCCTCGCAACGTGCGGCTGTCATGTATCGGATACACAGGCCAAATACATCAAACGAATGCTGCCAAAGAAAATCATTCTGGCCTATGATGAAGGGCTCGAAGAAGAGCACCTGGTCAACGAATGTAAAAAACTTATCGTGAACAATCCGATCTTAAAAACAAAGGTTGGATACATTTGGCCTGACGGGTTGATTCAAGAGGGCTCCAAAATGAATATCGCTGATCTTGGTAAGGATGTTTACAAAGAGGGCGTAACAAAATATGTGAAATGGGTAGAGGAGTGATGTAAATGGGACAAAGAGTAATAGCCCCTGAGCTACAGGCACTGTATGACAAAGGGGCACAGGTGTACAGCTATTCAAAGCTGAGTACGATCCACGATTGCCCATATAATGCATATCTGACTTATATCAAGCCGCGAGATCAGTGCGCCAATGTGTATTCCTCTCTTGGTACTGTGGTCCACGATACGCTGGAAGGAATCATTGAAGGGAAGAACACAGAAGCGGATATCGGTCCTGCCATCGAAAACGGTCTGGATGAACTCGATATGCTTGGGATTGATTTTCCTAAAACGAGAGATGGCGGCAATGGCATCCGCGATAAATGGATCTCAAATATGCGTTGTATGGCTCGTGATTGGGTCAGTCCAAAAGGCGAGTATGAAATCGAGAAGCTGCTTATTCTGAAGCTTTGTGATGATCGCTATCTTCAAGGTTATGCAGATTTGATCCGTGTCCTGCCAGACGGGCGGCTGCAGGTGTTGGATATCAAGACTTCCAGTCAGTTTAAGGATGAAGACCTACTTCACTATGGTCGTCAGCTGGTCGCGTACACTCTGGCGCTTGAACAGGCTGGATTCAAAACGGCCGTTCCTTGTTGGATCATGGTGAAATATTGCAAGATTACATACGAAACCGGATTCGGAAAACGTGCAAAATCAGCCGAAAAGGTGCTCGATCGATGCAAAGTGGGTTACACGCTGCGGTCCACGGTTCGTTCCAAAATGAAAGCCGCCGGGTATGACAGTGAGCAGATCGAAATTGTTACCCAGGCATTTATCGAATCGAACGATATCAATGATCTGCCGGAAGATATTCGCTGCCAGTTCAAATTGACTACATATGTCAGACCGTATCCTGTCACCGATGAACTGCGCAAAGAATGTATCGATTACATAAACGAAACAGCGGACGAGTTCGAGGAGCGGAAACGTAGTGGCGAATGGCCTGCACGAGAGATCGAAGAGAAAAATGGCAATCCCAATTTCTTCTGTACTAATCTCTGTGGTCATCGCAAAACCTGTGAACCGCTTCGGGATTGCATCAACAAACAGCCGTTTTATGCGGCAAAAGACCCAAGCGTGGTCGGTATAGACGATTTGTTTTAAGGATTGGAGGTGAATCGAATTGGGGAAATTCATAGATAGATCAGGTCAAAAAATCGAACACTGGAACATCATTGAGCCTACCAATCAACGTAAAAACGGAAAACGTATGTGGAAATGTTTATGTGATTGCCAACTGGATAAACCAGAAAGTGAACGAGATTACCGTGTGATGGATATTAGTAATATTCTTAGGGGTACATCAAAGTCATGTGGTTGTTATAAGGTGGAGCAATTATTAAACAATAAGCACAGCAAATGTTTTAATCAGTATGAATTACACAGAGATGGATATATTGTTGGAACTATAAAAAACGGTTATCAGTTTTATATTGACCAGGATGATTTGGAACTTGTCAAACCATATAGTTGGCACCAACATAAGAATGGATATTTGCGAACTTGTACTGGTTATTATCAAGACGAAACCGGAAAACGTCACAATAAATACATATTGATGCATAAATTGATTGCGTCTGCGCATGGATTTAATGAAAGTCTTGAAGTGGATCACGTTAACGGAATTCCATACGACAATCGAAAAGAAAATTTGCGGTCGGTAACTCACATGCAAAATATGCAAAATGTCAAAATGTATTCGACAAATAAATCTGGGTATAAAGGTGTTTATTGCGAAAACCAGAAATGGAAAGCAAATATCAGAGTGAATAAAAAACAAATTTTCTTAGGAACGTTCGATACATTTGAAGCAGCTGTTCAAGCTAGAAAAAACGCAGAGACTCAATATTATGGAGACTATTTAAGAGACCCAAACAATCTCTATAATGGAACGTCTCACGCAAACAACGAAGGAAGTGAAGCGTGAATCATGGAGAACTATCATAAGCATACATACGGTTCCAATATTTCAACCCCTGATAGTACGGTCTCCATTGAAGATTACGCAAAAAGAGCAGTCGAACTTGGGCAAAAATCGATTTGTAGTGTTGAGCATGGATGGCAAGGAAAATATCACGAATATTATGAAATTGCTCAAAAGTATGGTCTGAAATTTATTTTCGGTACAGAAGCTTATTGGGTAATGGATAGGCATTCAACTGATAAATCAAACTGTCATATTATCATTCTAGCCAAAAACGAAGATGGTCGCCAGGAAATAAATGAGATGCTGTCAACCGCAAATGAAGACGGATATTATTATAAGCCTCGTATCGATCCTGAATTGATTTTCAAGCTAAATTCACAGAATGTTTTTGTTACTTCTGCTTGTGTTGCATTTTGGAAATACGACGACATCGAAGATTTCGTTAAGCAGTTACATGATTACTTTGGCGAAAATTTTATGTTGGAAATTCAAAATCACAATACAGAAAAACAAATTGAGTTAAATCAGAAGATCAAAACGTTAGCTAACAAATATGGAATCGAATTGATTGCAGGACTTGATAGTCATTATATCTACCCTGAACAAGCCCAAGATAGAGATGAATACCAGAAATCAAAAGGAGTTCATTACGAAGATGAAGATGGATGGTATATGGATTATCCAGACGAAAAAACGACTTTAAACCGATTTATGGAACAAGGAATCTGGGATGAAAAAGAAATTTTTCGTGCGATGGATAATTCCAATATCGTATTGACGTTTGAAGATTACGACAGTGAGGTTTTCAAAAAAAATCGCAAGCTTCCTACACTATATCCAGATAAAACACAAGAAGAAAAAAATCTGATCTATGGACGATTGATTACAAAATTGTTCAAAGAGTACACCAAAGGAATGTCTCCTGATGAATACCAAAAGTATTTTGAAGGAGTCAAGATGGAAGTTGATACATATAAAGAAACCGGAATGGTTGATTATCCGTTATTGGATTATGAAATCGTGAAACGTGGACTCAAAAAAGGTGGAATCATTACAGCTACAGGCCGTGGTTCTGCAGTAGGTTATTTTACAAATACTCTCTGTGGATTCAGTAAGGTTGATCGTTTTAAGGCTCCTATCAAATTGTATCCAGAACGATTTATTTCAAAAACTCGTATTCTTGAAACCAACTCTCTTCCTGATATCGATATGAATATTTCTGCTCAGGAACCTTTTGAGGAAGCTCAAACCGAAATCCTTGGTAGAGATCACGCGTATCCAATGATTGCGTTTGGTACTCTGAAAAAGAAGGCTGCGTTCAAAATGTATGCTCGTGCTCAGAATATGGATTTTGATCTTGCCAATAAAATCAGCAATCAGCTTTCTCAGTACGACGAAGCAATGAAAAACGCATCAGATGAAGAACGAGAAGACATTGACATTTATGATTATGTCAGTCCTGAATACAAGGAATACGTCGAGAGAAGTAAATCTTATTGGGGTATCATTGATTCAAAGTCAAAAGCTCCATGCGCGTATCTTCTATATCAAGGAAGCGTTCGTCGCCAGATTGGTTTGATCAAATGCAAAAGCGAATCTACAAAACGCGAATATATAACTACGGTTGTCGATGGAGCAGTTGCTGAGAATTATAAGTTTCTGAAGAACGACTGGCTTATTGTTGAAACTGTTTTGCTTACAGATCTTGTGTTTAAACGCATTGGCATGAAACCAATGAGTGTTAATCAGCTTACGGAAGCAGTAGAAAATGATGAAAAAGTTTGGTGGTTATATGCAAATGGCTACACTATTGGTGTTAATCAATGTGAAAAGCCAAACGCTATGAATCGTTTGAAGCGATATAAACCACGAAATATTTCAGAGCTTGCTGCTTTTATTGCTGGTATTCGACCGGGTTTCAAATCAATGTATTCAAAATTCGAGAGTCGAGAACCTTTTTCTTATGGCATTCCAGTGTTTGATAACCTGATTCAAACACCAGAAGTTCCATATAGTTTTGTGGAGTATCAAGAGCAGGTCATGTCTGTCTTGAACTTTGCCGGATTTCCGATGGATGAATGCTATGGAATTATTAAGGCTATCGCAAAGAAGCACCCTGAAAAAGTTAAACCTTTAAAATCTCGATTCATTGAGGGATTCAAGAAAAAAATCAAAGGTCAGTGTCCGCCAGGTCAAACAGAAGATGAAGCAGCAAATAAAGTTTGGAAAATCATTGAAGATAACTGCGGGTACGGGTTCAATAGTTCGCACGCTTTATGTATGGCCTATGATTCCTTATATAACGCGTGGCAAAAAGCTAATCATCCTTATGAATTCTATGAAGTGCTGCTACAACATTTTTCTAAAAAGGGCAAAAAAGACAAGGTTGCAATTTTAAAACAAGAAATGAAAGAAGCGTTTGGTATTGAAGAAGGTCCTATGAAATGGGGCCTAGATAATCGTGATTTCAAAGCGGACCCAGAAAATCACTGCATCAATCCAGCACTAGTATCTATCAAAGGAATCAGTAAAACATGTGCTTCTGAATTGTATCGATTGTCAAAGTCTAAAAAGTTCAAATCATTTGTTGCAGTTGTATCGGCCATCAAAACAAGAACAAAAGTAAATAGCGGTCAATTAGAAACGCTTATTAAGCTTAATTACTTTTCAGATTTTGGAAATCCCAACCAATTGCTTGAACAAGTGAAAATCCTTGATAAATACAATGATCGCATCGATTTGTTTAAGAGCGATGTAGAAGGAATCATTCCGCACGACCTTATGGTAACGATGTGTGAGAAGGAAACCGAGAAAAAATATTGCACAATAAAAAATCGTGCTATTATTGATTATTTTATTTCTAAAACTGTCGATATTAAAACACCAATTACAGATCGAATTCAATACGAAGTCGATTGTCTCGGATATATTCAGCTCACTATCCCCAAATTGAATCCGTCTTATATCTACGTCTTGGATATTGATGGTAAGTTCGCCAATAAAACTGTGAGCGCCTACGTCCTCAAAACCGGTCAACAGCGCAGGCTTAAGGTGAAAGGCCGCACTCTGGAAGCTGCCCCAATCGAGAAAGGCGACATCCTTCGCATTGATGAAGAGCGGGATGAAGGCCGCTGGTCAAAGGACGAGCAGGGCCAGTGGATTCAGTCTAAGACCGATAAAGAAACGATTCTTCGTAAATACGTGCATGTGCGGTGAAAGGAGGTGACAAAGTGACATATAACGAAATCACTCAGATCCTCAAGTCAATGGTGATTATTGTGGATGACCGCGAAAAGGACACTCCACTTCTTCATCAGCGGCTCTCATCGTTCCCGTGTGCTTATATGCGTAAGCGGCTGGACTTTGGTGATTATAGTGCTGAGGTGACACTGCCAAATGGCGAAAAATTCTCGTTGGCAGATAAGGTGACCATTGAAAGAAAAAATTCCATAGATGAAATCTGCGGCAACTTCACAACGAATCGAATTCGGTTCGCCAAAGAGTTCGACAGGGCGGCGGCTGCCGGAGCAAAAACTTACATACTCATTGAAAACGGTTCATGGGAAAAGATCAATCGCGGTGCATATCGCAGTAAGATGACACCCGCTTCACTGCTGGGCAGTCTCACCACATGGCTTGCTCGATATAATTGCCAGATCATCTTTTGTGAGCCGGATACCACATCATGGCTGATCCATGCGTTTCTTCTCCACGAAATGCGTGAAGCACTGACCCATTATGAACTACCGCAAAAACCCAAGAGAACAAGAAAGGGGACTGAAGATGACATCATCACTTGATTTTGAAGGTGAGCTGATTCTGGACGGTGTGCTGCTGGACAAGCTGGAAACACTGACAAAAAAGCTTCAGAAGGCCACAAAAAAGACCGACAAGGCAACAATCTTGTTAGATGCCAAGAACGAGATTGGTGAGAATCCGTTGTTTTTCTTCCTTGATTTCATTCTCGATCCGCAGATCACAACAGGGATCTCTAAGGCCAAGATCAACAAAAAGGTGCGAATCGTGGATGAATTTCCACACACTTTCCAAGATATCTGCTTATTCCTGGCGGAGTGCAACACCGGCTCTGACATGGCTTTGTCAATGGCAGCCAGTTATATCTACTGGAATGCTTCACATAAAGATTTTCTGATTCGAGTGTTCACTAAGAATTTGCCTCTGGGTGTTGAAGCTGCTACGGTCAATAAGATTTTTGGCAAAGTGGTCATTCCGGTCTGGGAAGTCCAGCAAGGATATCCTATCGATAAAGTCAAACTCAAGCCGGGCACCTGGTTCAGTCTCAGCCGCAAGATGAATGGTAACCGAGGTACATTCTACCGTGGCAAGTTCATTTCCCGTCAGGGACAAGAGTTTACCGGCCTCGACCATATTAAGGACGACATCATCAAAGAGCTTGGCGATGAATCGCTGATTGATGAATACGTCTACGATGGCGAGCTGGTGTATCGTAATAGCAGAGGGCTATCAGACGGCGAGGCATTTCGGGTTGGCACGGGTATGTTGAACTCGGATGGAGATAAAAGCCAGATCAAGTTCGTTGTGTTTGATTTGATTCCTACTGATGAGTTTGAGAACGGCAAAGGCAGCCTTCCTTATGAAGATGGTTCTTTTGTTACGCCATATAAACTCCGTCGTAAATGGCTTGAAGATTTAGCCGTTACGATCGAGCAGAAAGGGCTCAAAAATATCCAGGTCGTGCCGATGGTCTACGAAGGTACAGATCAAAGTGTGATTCCTCAGTGGCTCGATTATGCAGTCAAACATGATTGGGAAGGGCTCATGCTTAATACATCGGTTCCTTATAAGCGGGCGCGTCACACTGGCTGTCTTAAAATCAAGCGTTTTTATACTGTTGATCTTCGTGTCACTGCAATTGAAGAGGGTCAGAACCGTCTGGCTGGTACGATGGGTGCTCTGGTTGTTGACTATAAGGGTAACGAGCTTCGTGTTGGTTCCGGTTTTGATGATGCCACGAGAGCTACCGTGTGGGCGAATCCGGGTGATTATATCGGACGTATCATCGAATTAAAGTATAAAGAGGTCACGATGGATAAAAAGACCGGCCTTGAGTCACTGCAATTCCCGACCTTTGTACGATTCCGTGATGATAAGAATGAAGTGAGTTACGGCTAAGGAGGAGTTATGAATCTTTCTAAGAAGTCCATTAAGCACATTCTTCGGATTTTGGACAACAAATGTATCGAGGTTCCTACAAAGACATCCGCTTATAGCAGCGGTGGACGTAGAATTTTGACTCGTGATTTTGAGCCAAAGAAGTCACATGGAATGAATGGCTGGCAACGAATCGTCTATATACCGTCCGAAGGATATTTCTACGGAATTTATAATGGAAAATCGGAAGAAGATTGGGATATTCCAGATATCTGGTCTCCTGCTCAGCTTGCTGATTTGTGAGGTGTCTTATGGTTGATTTCAGTAAATTAGCCGTCCCAAAGAAAGAACGACTTGAAGTTCAACTTACCGATGGCACAGAAGAACACAATATCAACTACGTCATCACGTCTCTGGCTACGATCAAAGGCGATAAGATCTATAAAAACTTCCGTCTATATTCTGTGGCCGATGATGGCCAATTAACTCAGCTAGAAAAACGAGATGGCGACCCATATTTCGATGCTTTGAAAGGAACAGTGTATAAATGAAACCATATGTACCAGCAGGCGAAACGTTCCATAGCTATTATAAACCAGATGATTCTAAGTATGAATGGATGATAACTTATGAAGAAATTCCAACCAGTGGCGGCTTCTATACTAGATACTATCTATATCGAATCAAACACAACGGCAAAATGAAATGTGTGGAAGAAAAAGATGGGTCGCCATATTTCGAGACAACATGGTGAGGAGTGTATGAACAATGAGAAGTGGCTTTTTGAAAGGTATCGACAAGCATTACGAGAAATCACCATCGCCCAAAATCATTTTGAGTGTTGCGAGTCTGATTATATCGATTGCGCAATTGATGATCTCGTTCACGCTGAGAAAGCTTTCGACCGAATCTTAAAGGAGATTCGCAATGAAAAATTGGACACGTCGATATCTAAGACTTAATTATCAAGATGAGTCTCTCTGTTGGCGGCTTCGCTATGGAGAACGCTTCGAAATCGTCGCAGAACTGGATGAATTTTATTTTCTCTGGGCACATGGCACGATGATTGCATTCCCCAAGTATGGCAAGTACGCATATGACATTGAAACAGAGATCGTAAATACCGAATAAGGAGGGAGGTGAGGTCCCATGCGAGGGATCAATCAAAGAGAGCTTGGCCGTAAAGAACGCGCCACAGCAGAATGCGAGCGTCAGATTCGGCGCTACGGATATGAATGTGGTGAGGTTATTACATATAAATTGTCGCCAGAACAAATGAAACAGGTTTTGACAGGCAGAAAAACAGTAGATGATTTTATCAAGGAGGGGCAGTAAATGGAAGTCGAATTGATTTCATATTCACAGCCGGCAAAGAAAGATGCAGACAAGAATCCGCTCAGTATCGCAGAGCTGGCCGCAAGCGTTTGTTATGATTCTGAGCCGACTGAAACTTATCGGATCGCAAAGGGGTGCAAGGCGACCGGACACACCTCGGTGCTTGAACACATCAGCTTTACGTTCCATGTCACCGGTGTCAGTCGAGCACTTCTGGCGCAGTTGAGCCGCCATCGGCATATCAGTCTGAGTGTTCGCAGTCAGCGCTATTGTGATGAAAGTGTTATGCAGTATGTTAATCCATTCAGTGGGGAAGACGCTGATGTATTTGATGGCATGATGGCAGATATCGCCAATGACTATCGCATCTTAAAAGAGTATCACGGTGCTGCCAATGAAGACGCTCGTGCTGTTTTGCCGAATGCCTGCTGTACTGAACTTTATGTCACTATCAACGCACGGTCACTGATTGAAATGAGCCACCTGCGGCTCTGCACTCGTGCCCAGCGTGAGATTCGTGGACTGTTTATGGCAATCAAATTCCAGGTTTCTCAGGTTTGCCCCGAACTCGGCGCATGGATGGTTCCGTCCTGTGAAGCGAATCCAAAGTATCCGTTCTGTCCCGAGGGGAGCCGCTGCTGTGGCCGCCATCCGAAGCTGGCAGATGTTTATAAAACTATTGAGAAGTAAGGAGCGTACATATGAATAAGAAATCTGTTATAGATATCAATAATTGCGATATTCTGAATGAAAATGGTGTCCTACGTCTTGTCTACAATTTTAACAAATGCACTTCTCCTATGATCATGGTTAGGGCAAAATCTTATCATGAGTTCAATAAAAGTGGTATGTTTCTGTTTGGTGCAAAAACATGGGCCACTTATATTGTGCAGCTGAATATTGACGAGGAAGAACCCATTCTGCGCGGTCTACTGGCCGATATTTATCAGAATTATCACGACCTGTATGAGGAAGTCTTCCATGGAGCTGCTGAGGATGACGATACCCCGGATTGTGACTGTGAAGATTGCTGCGACGATGATGGTATTATTGATTATCTGACTCTTACTGATACTGGCCGTATGAGTGAAAATGGGCACCATATTGGCCGCTTTGACTTCGATAGCCTTGCAGAGCTTGATACTGACACTCTTCATATTTTGGCGAAGGCTTGTGATATCAAAAATTCTGAAGTTATGACTCGTGGAATCCTGCTTTTGAATTTACACAATCAGGACATCGATATTGATGATCATTGTTATTGCAACGATGACACCGACGACGATGAGGACGATATCAACGAGTGCAACGGCGACTGTGAGAACTGTGAGTACACAGGGCTGGACGATCGTGATGAAGAGAGTGATGAAGACGACAGCTGTACCCGTGAAGCAGAAGAGCACTCCGAGTGGCTGCACCCGATTGAAGAAGATACCAAGTCTGATTCTGTCGATTATGAGTATGTGGATGGTCCTGCTCACTATCATGGCACCGAGTGCATCGAAAATATGCGCAAGCTGTTTGGCGATGAGGCCGTCCGCTGGTTCTGTATTTGCAATGCCTACAAGTATCGCTTCCGTGATGGTTCTAAGCCCGGTGTGGCCGCAGAGCAGGACGAGAAGAAGGCTCGTTGGTACGAAGATTATGTCGTGAAAATGATGAACGAACAGCGCTACTATTGATTTGGAGGTGATGGAATATGGAGTATGTAATCAAACGCAATGGCGTAAAAGCTCTGTTCGACAAGTCTAAGATCGTGAATGCAATCGAAAAGGCGATGAACGATTCTTCTGATTCTGTCAATCACGAATTGAGCGAGCAAATTGCAAATGAAATCGCAGCTATCAGCCAGCCAATGGATGTTGAAGCGATTCAGAATGCCGTGGAAAATCGACTGATGCAGAGCGGCCATTATGAAACTGCTCGCTGCTACATGAATTATCGCTATCTGCACGGAATTGCCCGTAATAAGTACAAAGAGCTGATGGACGCGGTCGATGAAAAGCTGATGGGAAAGAAGATCGACAATCAAAACGCCAATGTTGACGAAGCATCTTTCGGTGGTCGTACTGGCGAGATGAGTCGTGTGGTTTCTAAGCGTTATGCGCTGGATTATTGTATGTCAGATCTCGCAAAGAAGAACCATGAGAACAACGAGATCTACACACATGACCTCGATAACTATGCCGTCGGCGATCACAACTGTACGAGTTGCAATATCGATAAGCATTTGGCTAATGGATTTAAGACTCGTCAGGTTGATATTCGACCGGCTCAATCAATCAATACAGCATATCAACTTGTTGCTGTTCTATTTCAAATTCAGTCGCTCTCACAATTCGGCGGCATCTCGGCTACACACTTCGATTGCAGCATGGTTCCGTATGTGAGAAAGAGCTTCACAAAACATCTACAGGACGGTCTGGTTTACATCGAAAAGAAGTCACAGTACAAAGCTGATCGATTCAAAGAATGGCTCAAGCATGACGAAAATCATCCTGACGGGACTATTCATTTTGATGACCCGTTTAAAGACATGCATCCTGATGCTTGGGAATATGCGATGGAAATGACCCGGCGGGAATGCAAACAAGCAACAGAAGGATTACTTCATAACTTGAATTCATTACAATCCCGTTCAGGAAACCAGTTGCCTTTTAGTTCTATCAATTTTGGTCTCTGCACTGACGAAGAAGGGCGAATGGTTACGGAAGAGTTCTTGAATGGTCTAATTCGTGGCACGGGCAAGTATCATCGGACGAGTATTTTCCCATGCGCTATCTTCCAGATGAAGACTGGTGTGAATCGTAAACCGGGAGATCCGAACTACGATCTGTACCGACTGGCTTTGAAATCTACTGCGCAGCGACTATACCCCAATTACTGTAACTGTGACTGGAGCAATCAGAAAGCAGCTGTTCAGTATGACCGCAAAGTCAAACAGGAAGTTCTGGATGCCTTAAGCCCAAAAGAAAAGAACCGTCTGTATGATGTTTTGTCTAAAAATAAAGACCTTGCCAATAAACTGTACATAGTCGCCTATAAGGGAGACATGATGATCAACAGAGAGTATGAGGCTCCATTTGAAGTCAGTAGCACTATGGGCTGCAGGACCTGGAATTCGTATGATGTCAACTTCAAGGAAGTGTATGCAGCCAACATTCAATCTGTAATTAAAACTGGTCAGTTACAGTTCGATGATTTACTGTCTGCTGCTCAGAAAGATGGTCGCGGTAATATTTGTCCTGTAACCATCATTCTGCCTACTCTGGCAATGGAAGCTAATCAGGCGGTTTCTGTATGGGATTATCACGACTGCAGAGATACAGTTACAGAATTTATGAAGATCCTTGACCAGAAGCTGCATGAAGCAAAACAGATCTTAATTGAGCGGTTTGATTGGATCTGTTCACAGTCTCCTGCATCTGCAAAATTCATGTGGGACAACGGTGTGCTTTCTGGATATGACGGCGTTGACATCCGGTCTGCTATGAAGCATGGCACTCTGGCGATCGGTATGCTGGGCATGGCTGAAACACTTCAGATTCTGATTGGTAAAAACCAGCTTGATCCGTATGGCATGGAAGTTGCGAAAGAAATCTGTCAGCTGTATAAAGATCGGTGCGCAGAATTTAAGGCGGAAACTTCCTTGAATTTTGGTGTGTATTATACCCCTGAACATAACAAATATTGTCTGTGGGGGCTGGCACAGTAATGTGCCATGAGAAATCCGCTTAAAACGGGGAACGAAAGAATCCCGTGCTAAAATCTATCGCTTTACTCCGAAATTGGGAAGGAGAATGCGATAATGACTTTACTCAATAAATTACCAGAAGACGCCGTTAAAGTTCCTGGGACAATGAACTAGATTGATCCCAGAGGTAATGTGTATGGAATTGAAACGAGAACAATCAAAAACAGACATACTGGTGAACTTTCAAGGCATAAAAATTATGGTAAATATTTCAAATATAATACCTTTACTAATAATCAAAATGGATATGTTTATTGTACTTTTAAATATATAAAAGATGAAAATAGTAAAGAATATTATAACAAACAACGACGAGTACATATTGTAGTTGCTGAAGCTTTTCTGGAAAATCCAAATAACTATCCAGTTGTTGGCCATAAAAATAACATCAAAAGTGATAACCGTGTTGAAAATCTATACTGGACTACTTGGCAAGAAAATACTCAAAAAGCAGTAGATGATGGATTGCTTGTAAATGACAAGAGTTATGAAGACTCTCAATCTAAACCAGTAATTATGTATAACACATATACCAACGAAGAGATTGCGAGATACGGAAGCTGTAGAGAAGCAAGCCTGGAAACTGGAATTGGAATAAACACAATTTCAAGACAGGCAAAATATAAAAAACCTGTACGAAAACCATTCTATTTTAGATTCCAAGACGATGAATCTGCGCAACCGCCAACAATCGTTGTGCAGTATGATTTGAAAACGCACGAAGAAATTGGGCGATACTGGAACACATGGGACGCTGAAAGAAAAACCGGAATTAGTTCTAAGAACATTCAGCAGCAATGCAAAAATAATTGTATCCCGCCATGGACCAAAAGTGGTACATATTTTTTATATAAGTAATTAAATGAGTAAAGCGATAGATAAATGTGTAGAGACTATCGAAATCCGAAAAGGTAGAGTAGAGTAGCGAAAGCGAAAGAGCGGACTCATACGAGAAGTATGATGAAAATATAGTCCAAATAATGGCAGAAAATCTTTGTTACACAGCTATGACGAAATTCAAAGCAAAGTACGGTGAGATCCCGAACGTGTCTGACAAAAAATTCTTCACGAACAGCGTACATGTCCCAGTATGGGAAGAGGTGACACCGTTTGAGAAGATTGATGTTGAGTCTCAGTTGGATTCGTATTCAAGTGCAGGTTGTATCCTGTATACAGAATTTGATGCAACAGTAAAACACAATTTGGATGCGCTTGAGACCGTTGTAAATTATGCTATGGATCACGATGTACCGTATTTTGCGGTCAATGTGCCGAACGATACTTGTGTGGACTGCGGATATTGTGATGAAATTAACGACTCCTGCCCTCAGTGCGGAGGACACAATATCGAACGCCTGCGTAGAGTCACTGGCTACATCACAGGCAATTACACTACTGCTTTCAATCTCGGTAAGCAGCAAGAGGTTGAACTGCGAGTTAAGCACAATCGCGTGATTCATTGATAGCTAACAGAAAGGCAGGTGATATCGCATGAATGATATTGCAAAATTCATTTCGGGTTTTCTTGGTTTTATTCTGTCGTGGTTCATTACGACTGTTGTGTTATATGGCGGTTGGAAGCTGCTTGGGCCAGATTTTAATCTATGGGCAGCAACTGGTATTTGGCTGGTGCTGCTTATCTTTGGCAGATCTGCGAACAGTAAGAAGCAGTAAATAAATCAAGTAAGGGTGGGAGTGGTGGCATGAGAGGATGTGAAACAAGTGAACTACATGAAAATAGTCCCGTGTGATATAGCGAACGGCGAAGGTGTGCGCGTAAGTATTTTCGTTTCGGGTTGCAGTCATCATTGTCCTGGCTGTCATAATCCACAGACATGGGATCAAAATGCAGGTGTTCCGTTCATTGAAGATACCATGCAACAGCTGCTTGATCTACTTCGCCCCGATTACATTCAAGGGCTAACATTCAGCGGAGGAGACCCCCTCTTTGTTCAGAATCGACTTATCGTTGGTTATATTTGCGAGAGAGTTCGCAAAGAATTCGGTGACACCAAGGATATTTGGATGTGGACTGGATACGAGTGGGACCAAATCAAAGACTGGGATCATTTGAATTATGTGGATGTTTTGGTGGATGGCCCATATATTGAATCTAAACGAGATATCTCTTTGCCGTATATGGGAAGTTCCAATCAGAGAGTAATTGACTGTTATGCAAGTCTTTGCTGTAAAAAACCAGTTCTTTGGTGGAATCCGAATAATAAAAAGGAGAATACATAATATGTCATCTAAAAAAGAATACGTTTATTGTATTTGGGCACACAGTAAAGTGAATGGCCCAAGTCCATACATTTATCGGATGGTTGCCACAAGTAAAGCAGATGTAAAAAGAAAATGGGCGGAGTCATTTTATTGGCATTTGACGATTGATCATATTGAAAAGGCCGATATTACTCCGGAATATTTGAATCGCCCATATGACTTTGATGATGATAATGATGATAGACTTATTGGTCAGTATATCACTGTTGATCCTAAGGAGTCCCCACGTCGTACAGAATTAAGAGATTACGATAAAATGCTTGTTGAAATGTATGAAGGTAGTATTAAATCAACATTTGATAATCCTAAAAGAACAGCTTTAGAAACAGCAAAGGCTTTTCATTATGGAGAACTTATAGATGAAATTTATGAGAGTTGCGGGTTGGAATATACTGGTAATTACGGCATTGACGATGAAATGTTGGATAAAATGTTAAAAGGAGAATAAAATTATGGATTTAAGTAATTATGAAATGTTCCAAAATAATAAAGCGATTACTACTGTTTGTCATCCGCAAGTAAAAGTAAACAAGATCTATCCTGACGCTCACATCCCTACTTATGGCACTGAGAAGGCCGCCTGTGCTGATGTTTACGCTTATATCCCAGCAGATCAGGCAGACCTGTATGACGAGCATGGTAACCCTATTATTTACATCCGTCCGCATGAGACCCGTATGATCGGTACCGGCCTGCGTTTTGCTCCTGCTGATGGTTGGGCTATCCTCGGATTTGCCCGCAGCGGTCTGGCATCTAAGAAGGGTCTGGCACCTGCGAACAAAGTTGGCGTGTTGGACGAGGATTATCGTGGCCAGGCTTTTATTCCTTTACACAATCACTCTGATATGCCTCAGGAAATCGTCCATGGTGACCGTATCGCACAGTTCATGTTCGTTCCGTATTATCAGGCGCAGTTTGACGTTGTTGATGAACTAGATGAAACCGAGCGTGGTGTTGGAGGATTTGGTTCTACGGGGGTACGTTGACGATGTTTTGGAGCTTTAAAAAGATAAAAGAGGTTGTTCCGAAATATATTCATGCAAAAGATCTTGGACTTACATATACCGAACGAACAGTTCGGATGAAGTTTATATTGCTTGATCGAGAATATACCATTGATAAAACATTCTGCCTTTCTGACTACCTTGATTGCAAGACTGTCAAAGAAGCGAAAGCGAGATTTGATAAAGATTTTGAGGATACAAGGAAATATGCAGAAAGCCTGATTGAAGATAATCTCGACATGAATAATGGGTGTATGACTTTCAACGGATTTACGATAAAAAATGAAAAATGTTCAGCAGCGAGTGTTGAAACATTTAACAATAGGCTTAGAGTTCTTTATGGCTGCGAACCAACACCGACTAACAATGGGTGGCCGTGGAAATCAGATGAGGAGTAACTAATGAACGATATTATCCAAATGCCGAAAGGCGATTATATTATGAAGGACGCGGTCCACGTCGATACTGGCGAAACTCGTACTGATGGATGGTATCCAGAATGGATCGGTATGACAATGCAGTTCCGTCCAATTCCTGTTGGCTGGATCGCTCAGTTCCGATATGTAAAAGACAATGAGGGCTATCCATATCCGGGAGGAATGCACACATCTCCCGTTACTTCTGTCTCGATTACAGAAGATGAAAAAATTGTCAAAATTGAAACAGCACATACGATTTATACGTTTGAAAAAGTTAAGGAGGACTAAATTATGGCTAAGTATTTTTATGTTTATCACGTTAATGATGGCACCACTGATCGTATCGTAAAGATGTTCAACACCGACTCTGTTGTCAACGGTAAGAGGGGTACTTATATCGCTGAGAAAAAGGTTGCATCCAGTGATCTGCAGGGTTTTACCAGTGGCATCAAGGCGGCAGGTTTTCAGCTGAATCAGGAGCTCGCAAATGCTGATACTGCCGAACAGGAAGCAAAGCGAATTCTGGCTGCTAAGATGGCCGATTATCATGCCGCACGCGACGCATATGCCGAGGCGGCGGACAATCTGAAAAAGGTAAACGCCAAGTTTGGTATCTGATACATAATCGTAGTGGTGGGTGGGAGGAATAAAAATATGAATGTTGCAAAACACGGAACGAGTCAGACAAAAGATTCTGAGAAAATATATAAAGTAACTTGTGACTCTTGTGGCTGTGTATTTGAAGCTAAAAGATCTGAATTTCATGTATGGCCTTTGCCGGCACGACCTGTTAGTGAAACGGTAAGAAATTATGATAATACAGGGCGTCCGGCAGAGATCCAATGTCCTGAGTGCAAATGCACTTGTGGAATTAGAATGAGATTGCTTGCAAGAGAATCCGCCTTTTTACATGCATATTGTAGGTGATAGAAGGAGTAAAGAACATGACTTATACACTTATGTCTGTTCCAGAAGATAAAGAAGTCTGGTGCACTGGATTTCGATTTGATGATACGAAGGCCGGCATCAATTGCAAGCCGGTACAAGGATCTATTCATAATAAGGATTATTGGAACTCGAAGTTTAAAACAAAGAATCGCACAATCAGCGTGAATACAAATCAATCGTATTATGCATTTGCTGATACTTACGAAGAGGCTGCACATATTTATAATGAGATGATAAATACATTTCTTGTTGAGCTTGATAATAGATACCACAAAATTGCAAGCTCATTAGAGGGCTGCTATTTATCGAATGATCGCAGCGTGATGTTTTAAGAGGTACAGAATTATGATTGAAGAATTGCGATTTTAAAGAAAGGAGAATTTGATGCTTGTAAAAGATTACGGCGGTGAAATCGATTGGAACATTGGTGCGTTCTGTGGCCATGATGAAATGATGTTTGATATTGACAAAGCTTGTAAAATGGCTTGTGAGAAAAGTGGCATCAGATATGTGTTTGGCAGCATTTCCACAATCCTGCAGGGTGGTCGTATCCCACCACAGAAAAATCTGCCTATGTCAGAAGTTCTGTCCAGAGTAGATAAATATAATGAACTTGGTATTGGAGTTCGTTTGACATTCTCAAGCCCGTTTGTTACACGTGGCGATCTCGTTGATGAAACTTCAAATATTATGTTGCGGCACCTCGATCATAATAATCAGAATGATCTTACAAACCGTAACGGCGTTATTGTTATGTCCGATTTACTGGCTGATTATATTCGCTATATGTATCCCAATCTTGAGCTGATTTCTTCGCAAGTAAAACCGTCTGTCGAAGTCGGTCTTGGGAATGATTCTGTCGAATATTATAATCGTCTGCTTGACCATTTTGATATCGTCGTTGTAAATCCATTTAAGATCCATGACGAGCAGTTTATTAAGAATTTACATGACCATGATCGAGTAGAATTTATTGTCAATCACCGGTGTCTGCCGAATTGTCCCATGGCTGGCCGTCACTATCAGCTGAACACAAAGCTGGGTCAGGCTATCGTCAATGGTGATGATATTACGGAGCTGCAAAATCAGTTGGCGACAGTATATAACTATTGTGGCTCTACTCGAAACAGTAATCCTCTTCTGGGCACATCTATGAATGAAGATGAAATCAAAATGCTGGTTTCACAGGGATTTAAGCATTTCAAAATCGAAGGCCGCGAAAATAATATCATCTCGTTTGTGCGTGACCTTGGCGATTATGTTTTTAATCACGAGATGTTTGAGAGGGTCATTCATGCCATTGCCGGTATGATGCTATAAGGAGGTTCACAATGATTATTGATTGCAAATCTATCGCACAAGATATCAAAAATAAAATCAAGAATATTATCGCAGAAGATGACTATGCTCCTATTTTACATATTTATCAAGTAGGGGACAATCTTGCATCCAACGCTTATATTCGCGGTAAACTGCGTGACTGTGAAGAGGTTGGAGTCGAAGCGGAGCTTATCAAACTGCCGGAAGAGATAACCGAAGATGGTTTGAAAGATAAAATACAAGAAGATTATAATTATGATAACGCAGATGGTATTATTGTTCAGCTTCCGTTGCCAAAACATATCGATCCTAAAAATATTTGTATTCCAGACGAACTTGACGTTGATGGTTTTAATTCTACATCACCATTTCAGCCTTGCACTCCGCTTGGCGTTATGAAGATTTTTGATTCCATCGGTTACAATCTGGATGGCAAGAATGTGCTTGTGTGCGGGCAGTCTGATATCGTTGGTCGTCCGCTGGTTGATATGCTGATTAAGCGCCATTGCAATGTGATTTCTGTGAATAGCAGCGGAAGTTTTATGAAGTGCACGGCTCTTGCAATGGATATGGTCGATGTGATCATCTCTGCAGTCGGAAAACGTAATTTCATCACACCGCTTGGTATTGATCGAGTCGAGGTCTGTATTGATGTCGGCATCAATTACGACGATAACGGAAAGCAACATGGCGACTGTTCTGACGCTGTTTATAATATGGATGGTATCAAAGTTACACCTCGTATCGGCGGTGTCGGCCTGATGACCCGCGCCATGCTCCTCTATAATGTGTGTGTAGCAAAGTATGGGACTGAAAAGATGGAGAAGGTGATTGAATGAAGGAAGTCCCAATCTGGGAAAAAACAACTTTAACGTTAGAGGAAGCTGCTATGTATTCCAATATCGGAATGCATAAGTTGAGAGAAATCACAGATAAAGATGATAAACAGCTTGTGCTATGGGTTGGGTCAAAACGACTGATCAAACGTAAAGCTCTCGAAAAATACATAGACCAGTCTTATTCGATTTGAAATTGGAGCTTTGGTGTGATATACTTATAGTGTCACATCAAGGCTCTTTATAATAATGTAAGGAGTCTATTATGGAAAGACGTAAAGATAGTAAAGGTAGAGTATTAAAAGAAGGTGAGAGCCAAAGAAAAGATGGTCGATATCAATACCGATACACGAACATGCTAGGAAAACGAAAAACCATATACGCCAAAGACTTACGTTCGCTTAGGGAACTTGAAGAAATAATTCAAGAAGCTTTGAAAAATGGAGATGTGGTATTTCCACAGAAACAAACATTAAGTGATCTCCTTGAAAAATATGTGTTTATTCATAAATCGTCATTAAAGGATAAGACAACAGAAAGAATAGAACACTTTCTGAGTGTTATAAAAAGAATGCCGATTGGAAATATGCCGATTGATTGTATAAAACAGTCGGATGCAAAAATATTTCTAAAGTCAATGTACGAGGATGGAAAAACCTATGGAACGGTCAATAACTATAAATCATTTATTAAACCTGCGTTTGATATGGCTTGTGACGACGGGATTCTAAATAAAAATCCATTTGATTTTAAGTTGTCAAAAGTTATTCAAAATAAAAGCAATGAAAAAATCATTGTATCAGAAGATCAGTACGAGAGACTTTTAACCTTTGTCGAAGAAAGTAAACGATATCAAAGATATTATTACCTCATTGTTGTTCTATACGAAACAGGATTAAGAATAGGAGAATTGTGTGGCCTTACAATCAATGATATCGATTTAAAGAATAGAAAGGTTAATGTGACTCATCAATTACAAATTAGAAACAATGGGACACGTTTTATTGAAACGCCAAAAAGCAAAAAAGGCGAGCGAGTGGTTCCAATGTCTTTGAATGCATATAATGCATTTTCAATTTTAATTAAGGAAGTCTCTAAAAGAAAATTTAACCCTATCGTTGATGGCTATGGTGGTTTTTTATTTGTGAATCAAAACGGACAAGTTATGAGCCCAAACGGAATCGCTTCTAGTTTTAGGCACTTAATTGATGCATACAACAAATCGGTTGATGAAACAAAAAAACTTCCAGCAATTACGCCGCATACGTTTAGGCACACCTTCTGCACAAGACTGATTCTATCCGATATGGATGTAAAATCCGTTCAGTACATTATGGGACACAATACCATAAACACAACGCTCTCTATCTACACTCACATTAGAGAGCAAGATGCACTGAACGAATTTGAATCTAAAATCAACGGAAGAAAAAGTTGTTGACACCAATTTTTACACCAATTCTCGTAAAGATATGCCGATTTATGAGCAGTTATGCTATTGTGGTGTTTTTAGGCAATGATAGAAAATTACGATATGACGTTGTATGAGCACTTATGAAGACTTACGAAGATTTGTCTTTACAACCTCCAAAATTTATAGTAAAATAAGATGAATAAATCAGGGGCAGGGGAAACTCCGGCCTGATGAGAGAAATGATTTAGGTGGTGTATTGAT